AGAATATAGAACAGTTTCATAAGGCTCTAACTCAAGATGGAAGAGTTTATATGGGAAGAGGGGCAGACGCAGACATTGATTATGAAGATGGAGACAATTGTGCCTTTATTGATGGGTGTTGTAAATGGAGTATCCGTTCTGCATTGATCGATAATGCTGTCTCAATGAGAACAGAGCCTGATATATGGTATTTTGGAGATGGCGTAAGTAGTAAAGATTTTGAGTTTATTACCTTATTTGAGGCATGTAAGAGATGGAACCTTGTAATGGAAGTGTATTCCGAAGAAAGCGGATGTTGTTTCCAAGAGCACTTTATCTGTGATAAAGGCGAAGTCATTTGCAATGATTGTATCGAGTGGAACGAATATTGCATAGACGACTATGACACAAAAGAAGAAGCTGAGAAAGATTTTGGTATTGTAATATTAGATAACGAATGGAATAGTGGCGATGCATTTATTAGTCGTGGTGGATTTGAAAATTGGGACTTTGAAATTTAAAGGAGGAATATAAAAATGGGACAAAGATTGGTTATAACACTTGAAAAAAATAATGAGGCAATAGCGGCGATTTATTATCATTGGTCAGCGTACACTAACAGTGCGCTGTATGAAACAAAAAAGGTAATTGATTGCATCTACAATCATAAAGATGAAACGCAGGCAGAAATGTTACTGCGTTTAATCAAACATCTCGAAGAGAACGGAGGAGGAATCAGAGGGGGAAACGAAGAGTTTGACTATATCAAGTCTCTATATCCGAATGAACAGTTTAAAACAAAAGATTATAGTCGAAACGATGGTATTATTGCTTTGAGCAAAAATGGAATCGTCGATCTGCAAGGTTGGAGCGAAGGTAATGTGTTCATTAATCTTGATGAAGGTACAGTAGACTTCTGTGTATATTCAGGATATGAAAATCTTGATGAGTACCTTGAAGAAAGAAAAGAGTGGGATGATGAATTTGACGAGGAAGAATTTAAAAACATTCCGAAACTGGATTGCTGTCTTGGATACTTTGATGTAGACGAAATTGATTATGTAATGGCACAGCTTGACAGTGTCGGCAATTGTGGGGTTGTTCAGTGCGGTAATGAAATTTGTGAATTAATTGATTAAAGGAGAATAATTATGGGAACACGTGGACTTTATGGATTTAGAAAGAATGGGATAGACAAAACCACTTATAATCATTATGATAGCTATCCCGATTATCTCGGAGCAATGATAGTAAAGTTTTGTAAAGAAACATCTATCGAAGAGATGAATGAGATCTTCGATAGAATTGTACTGGTTGATGAAGATAGCAAGCCTACTAAACAGCAGATTGCTGAATGTATGGACTATTATGATAGTGACGTAAGCAAGCAAACGCCCGAAGATTGGTATTGTCTGCTTAGAGAAGCACAGGGAGCGCCCGACGCTTATAAAAATGGACTTAAGTATATGATTGACAATCATGATTTTATCAAAAATAGCCTGTTCTGTGAATATGCATATATCATAGACCTCGACACAAATATACTTGAGTTTTATGTCGGATTTCAGACAGTTCCGACAATTCTTAACAGATACGGCACAGAGAAAGACGGCAATTATTATCCTTGTAAAATGGTTTCGTTCTATCCGATTGATCCTGAATGCATGAGCAAATATTCCGTACAAGATTATGTTGATGATATGAATAAGAAAAGCGGTGAGTAAATATGACAGATAAATTACTCGAAGAAATGTTCAAAATGTCAAGATAACTACATTAGTTGAGGTATTTTCAACATACAAGAAGGCTAAAGATAGGTTTGATTCTATTGTGACTGACGAAAAAGAAAACGATCATCTTTTTGAGAAAGATAACGTCGTTGTGGATGATTTTGACGATTATTTCTGTGTTTATGAAGATGATTTTTATTGTGAAGATCATTTCATTGCAAAGATTACCGAGAAAGAGGTGCAGTAAGATGACAAGAAATAAACTACTTGCCATAGATATTTACGAATGGTGCAAGAAGCACGACCTGTGGGGAGATAATATTATTTATTTTGATGGCAAAGCATGGTCAAATATGAAGACGTGGGGAGGGATCGAAGGCAAGAAGATTGCTGATGATTTGTATGAATATAGCGATAAGAATCCAAGAGACTATTTCGAAGGCGGTAGTTCGTTGTGTTCGCTTTCGTTCGAAGGGTCGCTAAATCGTGTTTTGAATGGCCATGTGAGTGGATGGGTCAAACTTTCGGACCAGTTTTATAAACTCTTTGAGAAATATGGATTATATTTCGAAATGTACAACTCATGGAATGGAAATGCATATTTAATCTAAGGAGGACGTTGAAATGTCGAAACTGGATAATTTAACAGGACGCAAGTTTGGTTTGTTGACGGTAATTAAAAGAGTTGAGGATTATATCAGTCCAAAAGGAGCTCATTCTACACAGTGGTTATGTGAATGCTCATGTGTTGATAAAAATAGAATTATTGCAACATCGAGCAATTTGAAAAAAGGCAACACTCAATCATGTGGGTGTCTACAAAAAGAAAGAGCAAAACAGGCGTCTCAGGAAAACCGCAAACACAACATTTACGATCTTTCAGGGGATTATGGAATAGGATGGACGTCAAATACAAACGAAGAGTTTTATTTTGACTTAGAAGATTACGATAAGATTAAAGATTATTGTTGGTATGTGCGTATTACAAATAACACCAAGAGCAATAGGAGGAAATATAAGTGTTTAGAAACATGGAAAAATAATAAGGCGCTCAGATTTACTGATTTAATTGGTTGTAAATGGTACGACCATATCAACAGAAATTCATTAGACAATAGAAAAGAAAATTTGAGACCATGCGATCAAAATAGTAACACTAAAAATCATTCTTTGTATTCAACAAATACAAGCGGTGTTGCGGGGGTATGTTTTTCTCATAACAAATGGTGTTCATATATTTATGTTGATGGTAAACAAATTCGGCTTGGATGTCTTGAAGATAAAACCGAAGCTATTAAAACAAGATTAATAGCGGAAAAAGAATATTTTGGTGAATTTGCACCACAGCAACATTTATTTGAAGAATATGAAATTTAAGGAGGGGGTTTATATGAAAAATTACACATTTGGTTGGAGACTTAAGGAGCAGGGTTGGACAGAAGTTCCAGAAGAGCGGTATACCGATAGACAAATCGATATGAAGAAGTATATCGATGTATTGTCTGCGGCAGTTAAACAAGCCAAGTGCGGATGGGACGGTGTCAGATATGCAGTGATGAAGTATACTGATGATTCCATTGAAAAATTTATGGTGCTTTGGGTGAACGGCGGTGGAAGTCGTTGGATTCCTATTACGGGCAATAGCAAGGGCTGTTGCTTGAGCGTGCTTGGCGAAAATTTGTGGTAAGGAGATTAATAATATGACAAAGCAAGAACTTGCAAAAGAAATTAAATCAGCAGTTGAATGGCTCATTAAAGAGGATTGCGGCTGTTCTACAATTAAACTTGATAACAGACTTGCCGTCTGTGTTGGATGGTCTGATGGGTATGATGAAAACGATGAGATGGTAATTCACTCAAAAGAAAGTCCGACATTCTGTATCAATGCAGGAATTAAAGTGTGGACAAGCGACGATTTAAGAACCGACTTTGATTGGATTAACAGTCCGTATCATGAAGATGGCGAAGTATGGGATGATGATCAATCTATTTCACCAAATGAGGACTATAAAGAACTTGCAGAATTTTATCTGAAAGAGTACCAAACATTGTCCGGAATGACAATCGCAAAAGACGGAAGAATATTGCGAGAGCATCTGTGGGTGTGCGAACATTGTCTGTACGGTATTGAATCGCACGAAGGTCGTCAGGCAACGCTTGAACATGATGTTGATGAGACAGATGAGGACGAATCAAGATGTGACTGGTGCGAAGAAACTGGATTTTGTGAATTATATGAACTGATTTAAGGAGGAGTATTAATATGAAAAAGAACATCATTTGGAGTAACACGAATCTCGATATCGAGGACTGGAGGGATGATTATAAAGAATATCTAGAATACAATGGTTTTGATGAGCGCCACGATAATGACGATGACTTGTATAGATGGATGGTGGAAACGAATGACGAGTATTTTAATAATGAGCAATGTAATTTAAACGTTTCAACAAGTGGAAGAATTATTGCAATTGCAGATCTTGGTTTTTGGAATGGAAGAGCCGTTGGGTATAAGCTGCTTGATCATAATGTTAACGATTGTTTGCAGTTTGAAAAAGATTGTGATTATGCGGAGTTTTTCTGTGATAGATATGATTTGAAGAGTAAACAGCATCATCACGATGGAAGTCACTATATTACATATCGTGAGTTTAAGCCAGAAATTACATCAGATCAAGCAGATAACTTCTGTTGGAAATTGTATAGCGGTAAGGCGACGCAGAAAGACATTACAAGATATACTCGTTCGTTGAAACCATATGTGACGGAAGTTTATGGATGGAGGTAATTAAAATGGAACGCAAACCGAATTATTTTGCAAGAATTAGAATGGTCAAAGCGATGGAGGAGATTATACGAAATCTTAATGACGAAGGAGAAATTGAACGTTGGTTGATATATGGCGTTGCTGATGGAGATATCTCCGAGAACACACCAGACGAAGATCTAATGTTTTATGTTGAGAATGATGAGAGATTCGCAGACTTGATGAATACGTTTGCAAAGATTATGAAGTCTGCATGTAAAACAGTTAAAGGCACGTTTTATTGTGACTATGTATGCAGTCACGAAGAAACAATGGAGGATTAAACAATGACAAGGTCTGAATTTTTTAAGAAACTGAATGGTATCATCGCAAAACATCCGATGATTGCAAAGAGCAACCCAATATCGTTAAATGAATTCGTCTACGTACTTCGTATGGAAGATGAAGATTATAGCATTAGTGATAACGTCGGTGGTTGCATTCCTTCCGTTAAGGAAACGTTTGTACCAACCAAATGGCTTGCAAAAAAAATTAAAGCTATTGATTGGGACGAAGATGTAAACAATGAGTCAGATACGAACGTAATCTTTATTGAGTATAAGTAATAAAACAAAATTAAACAATACAAATTGATTGGAGGAGATAATTATTATGACACAGAGAAACATTGACGCAATGGATATTATCGTTAGCAAGATGGCAGAGGGCGCAAAACTTTCTAAGGCGCTAAAGCTGGTATATAACAAAAGAAGTGTTAACATTCCTTATAATGATAAGAATAGCGATGTTGATTTAAGAGATTTAAAGATGACAAGTAGAACTACGAACGCTTTACTAAGAGCTGGACTGCGAACAATTGAAGACGTTATTCAGTTCTGCTGTGAAAACGAGATTACAAAGATTAAAAACCTTGGTATTTCTTCAGGCGTAGAGACGTTCGAAACAATTCTTGATTATTGTTGGGAATACATGAACGAAGACGAGAAAACGAGGTTCTTAATTGATACTGTTGAAAGAAATAGCGAGAATATTCGCGAAGAAATTATGTAAGAACAATGGCGATAATAACAAACTGCAACGCATATATCGGCGGTAAATATTCTGTTTATTGCAGAACAAAAAGCGGCAAAGGCTTTTACACCGTATGCGACACGGAACAAGAAGCCCGCAGTTTTGGGAATGAACAATGGAAAAAGCCGTATATCGTTAGCGTTCGCATAATAAAAATGAGGTTTTATAAAAAACGCAGAAATTCACTTCTTATAGCCGAAGCGAGTAAATAAAACAAACGCCGAGCGGGGGCGGCAAATCCCCCGCAGAAAGTTGAGGTATGAATCATGAATACTTATGTAGAAAGTAAAAAAGCATTGGACAAAATCAGAGCAGACTTCGGTTGCAAGGGTGATGTTATCTTCCGTACTGCAATTCAGGAAGTTATTAGTCGTGGGCAGACAACATTTTTGGATGATGGCGTTTATGAAGATATGTTGAATGATATTGACGCGAATCACGATTACGCAGAAGCAAAAGGCAAAATATTATTTGTGACAAGAGATTTTGAAAAAGCAATTGTTGAATGTGCACGAGAGCTTGCGGCAATTAATATTTATGACTTAATTATTTATATGCAAAAAGAAGTGTATTGGTCAGACGAAGGAGGAATTGATTATGGAAGGCTCTATCAGATCGCAGGAGATGTTATGGAATGGATAGTAAGTGGTAGCTCCGATTCAGGCGAAGATTATAAGATATTTAGTGAATATTGTAATATTAATGACGACGAGCTTGAGGAACTTGGGTTTGGTTATATGGTTTCAGAGGAGGACAAGGAAAATGACTAAAACAGAACTTAAGAAAATTATGGATCAACATTGTATTTTAGAGTGTGAACTCGAAGATGTATTTGAATTTGTATCTGATCTTTTGTATGCATGCAGAAAAGAACTTAAGAAGAATGAACCGTATGCGACTAAAACAATTGATAGATTAGAAAATGCAGAACATGAGGTCTGGGATTTAATTGATTATGTAAATGAATTGGAGGAAGAATAATGTATCAAATGATGACGGCAAAAGAAGCTATTGATTTATTATTTACAATTAAAAGAGAAAATACATTGGATTTTACATTCGACGATCTTGATAAAGATCCAGATTGTGATCCGAGTGGATGGTATGGAATGAAATTGACAAAAATATTTGACGAAGATGACTATGTGTTTGCCGTTGGATATTATGGCGGAGGTTCTACTGAGGTATATGATATTTACGGAATGGTTGACAATTCTGATAACGAAGAGTACGTTAAGGAATTTTGCACGAATAAGATTCAGGAGTTCATGAATACATGGAGTGGTTCGTTTAAACCATGCAAAAAGATATGCGTAGAAGTTCAATAATTAATGGAGAAAAAATAATGCATAAAACAGTATATGATTTAACGAAAGACGAGTTAAGCGAATTGAAAGAAAGTTATTTTTATCAGTTGTTAGATAATGATGATGAAGTGCTTTGGGCTTTAAACAATCCTAATTTACAGGATATTGAAAACGTTATGTCTCCAGAACAAATTCCAGATAGTGTTATTTTTGAGCATTACACAGGAATTTCTTTTGTTGATGATGATTTTTTCTGTAATCAGCAATAACATTAACAATACAAAATGATTAAAATATGATATAATGAAGGAGAAAAGTAAAATGGGAAAGAGAACGAATTATACATTTACAAAAGAAGAGAAAATAGCAAAAATTGAGGATTTTGCGTTACGCAGTAATGAAATTTGTGCAAATAATAATAATAGAAAACTTGGTAAGGCATGTATTTCTATTCCGTTTCCTGTAACTGTTTGTAATCCCAACGCGCCATGTTTTAAAAAATGTTATGCACAGCATGGTTGTCAGAGTTTTGCAAATGTACAGGGAGCTTATTATAGAAATCTGAGACTGTATAACAACAGCGCAGATGATTTCTTTGAGCAGTTGTATTATAAGATTAAATTTAGTGGGCTTCCGATGGTAAGATTTTTTGACAGCGGCGATTTTGTTGACATGGAGTTTGTAAAGAGAAGTGTTGATCTTGCAAAGAAGTTTCCGAATGTTAAGTTTATGGCTTATACAAAGAAATATGATTTAATTAACGAATACATGGATAATGGTGGTGAGTTTCCTGATAATTACAACATCTTTTTCTCTGCATGGGATAGACTTTGGGAGGTGCCGAATAAATATTCTCTTCCTGTTGCGTATGTAAAATTCAAAGAAGAAAGAATGACCCCTGACATTCCCAAAAACGCATTTCATTGCCCAGGAAGAGAAAGTAATTGTTCTGCTTGTGGGGCTTGTTGGAATAAGAAGATCAAGGCGGTGTATTTTGATGAACATTAAAAAAAGAAACAAGAAATCTTAATAATACCCACTAAACAACATTAAACAAATCAAAATGATTGAGGGGAGAAAAGTAAAATGAAAATAATTAGAGACGGAAAAGAATTTGAATTAACAGAACAGGAGCTTTTTGATGCGTATCGTGAAATGGAATATAGATACGATATGGAAGATCTCGAAAATGTTTGCGAAGTGAACGAGTACAATTTGACGGACAGCGAAAAGGAAGTGATCGTTGAAAGATATCGCGACAAATTTGAGTCTGAAGATTGGTTTGGTCAGCTTGCATATTGGTGTGAAAAAATTATTAGGGAAAGGAAGTGCTAAAAGATGAGTAAAGTATATGGATATTGTAGATTGGCGTTAGCCGATAATAATGAGATTGCGGAACAGATGAGATTGGTTGAAAAGTATTGTGAAAATAATAATCTTAAGCTGGATGGTTATTTTTGTGATAACGGATGCAACGGGTTCAAAACAGGAGAAGAGTTTACGAATCTACTTGGAGAGTTAAAGCGAGGCGATACAGTAATTATTAGAGATATTTCAAGATTGTCAAGAGACGTTTATAAATGTATGAATCTTATGGACACATTTGAGAATATGGGCGTTACATTAGAAATGATTAATTAGGAAAATGAAGGAAGAATGCTATGGAGGCACAGATAATAAATAGAGATACAACCACAGGGAGATTTGTATCGCAACAAAATGTATATGATCTTAGTGGGGAATATGGAATAGGGTATACATTAAAAGGAGACCCTTTTTGGTTTGATTTGGAAGATTATGATTTAATAAAAGATTACTGTTGGCATTATACACAAAAGGGATACTTAGAGGCAACAAATACAGAAACAAAGAAAAGGATAAAGTTGCACAGATTAGTTATGGGGGTTACAGATCCAAAAGTTCAAGTAGACCATAAAAAACATCCAACTATTTATGAACACAAAGTTGATAATAGAAAGTCTAATTTAGAAATAGTAAATCAATCACAAAATAGCATGAATCGTTCTTTGGCTAAAAATAATAGTAGTGGTGTAGTGGGTGTTTCGTGGAATAAATTAGAACAAAAATGGAAGGTTTATATTAAAATAAATCAACAAATGATTAATCTTGGAACATTTAGTGACAAAGAAGATGCTATTATAGCAAGAAAAAATGCAGAACTTAAATATTTTGGTGAATATAGATACGATGCAAATAATTAATAATTTAAATTAGGAGGAATTTTATATGAAAATTATGACTGGATACAAACTTTTCGAGATGAGAGACGACAACAAATTATTTCCCTTGTTTATAGGTAAAACAAAAGAAACTCCAATGAATGAATGGGTTAAGGCAGAAAGAATTCCTACCAAGGGGTTTGCGCCCCGTTGTGGTTGGCATATTGGAAAAGATTTGCCATCTGCCGTACATCTTATGAGTCATGATGGAACATATAAATCTCAGCGAGGAAAGAGATTTAGAAGAGTATGGTGTGAGGTTGAATATGTAGCAGATGTTGATTATACAGATATTGTAGGACAGCTTCCAAAGAAATGTTTTACAGATAGATTGCCTGATGATGGATTCTATAATTTTAAAGAGAGTGGCGACCGACTGTGGGTGATTGCTGATCGTATTAAAATTACAAGAATTATCAGCGAGGAAGAAAGAATGGAGATTTTAAATAAGATGAATTATGATGAACAAGAAGCATTTGAGCCTTATAAAAAAGCAATGGCTAAACGAATGAAAACTGCATAATAAAGGGGGGTATTGGTTATGAATAAAATTGATTGGTTTATAGAAATTGCGAATAGATTAAGAGACTATTCGGAAGGAGATGTTTGGAGTACAGGAGATGAGATCCTGTGTAAGACAGAAAGTGCCGCAGATGCTTTGGCTGATATGTTTGAAACTCTGTATAAAGTGCAAGGAGAAGATGTCCTTGTCAACACAGGATATTATGACCCAGTTGAAGATGAAAGAAATGGGGAAGTTGATAGATATACCGGTTGGTGGTATGTAAATATTTAATAAAGGAGATGATAATATGGTAGATTTGCTTGGTAGATGGCACGAAGAAGAAGATTATTCCACATATCCAAAAGAAAAATGGTGCGATTATGATTATATGGCAGATTGGATTCGAAGAAACAATTATACTCCACAGACCACAATGGAAAATTTAATAGATATGATTTTCTTAAATTATGAAGGAGAATGTGAAGACCAAAATAAAGAGTTTGATATAAAAGATTGTATGGAATTTGTAATGGCAAGTGGCGGAATTAAAATGTTTGATTATGAAGTATGAGGAGGTTATTATGAAGTTGTTTAAACGTAAACATCAGATTGAAGAACAAGAAAATTATGAATACTGGAAAGATCCACGCCTTGATGATGAGGGTACTTATGACTACCTTGCAGAAGAACTTCCAAGCGATTCCGTAGAATGGGAATGGTATTATTGTAAGTGTGAGTCTTGTGGCAAAGTATCATTATTTAAACCTGCACAGCACTCATTCCTTTTATTGTTGGTCTGGTTGGGACTCAATGACATATGTGGAATGCTGGAAATGTAGATTGAAAGATAAGATTCATGCCATTAAAGCAAAATTTAAAAGAAAGCTTAAGGCAAGAAAAGCATATCATAATTGGGTGAAACAATGTAAAGCATGTGGCGTTAAGATTACGGCGGATGTTAAACAGGCAGCAAGAAAATTTGCCAATGGGGAGGATTAATATGAAACTTAAAGAATTTGTAGCGAATAGAAACTTTGATGTAAATGCCGAGTATGATATATATTATGGCACGTGGAATGACGATGGAGAACTCATCTGGAGTTCTGTTGAAGATGGGCGAATCTCCGAAGATGACGATATTGCACAGTATAACATCACTTATATAACAGTGGATGCTAATACGCGAAAAATAATTATTGAGGTTGCCTAATAGAACAATAAAATAATATAGTATATTTGTAGAAAATAGTATATAATATTGTTTACAAAGAGAGAGGTGAATTATGTGTAAATCAAATAATCTTTGTCAGATACAATTTAATACAATGACTGGCGGTAAGAAATATTCACATACAGTCATTTATAATAAAACACAAATCGCTGAGGATGAAGTGTATAATACAATCATTCGCAGAACGTGGTATAATGATAAAAGAATTGTTGAAGTTGATCCAGGACAACTTGAATATTTATTAGATAAAGAAGAGGAGAATGAAATGGAAAAGAAAATTATTGAATTAACTCAAAGTGAAGAAGGAATGCATTGTTTAATGTGCGGGTCAGAAGAAGGACATATTAAGGTTAAAATTCAACGTATCAATCCAGTTGATTGTGTGACATCATTCCATGTTTGCAATAAATGTTTGGTTCAGATGCAAAATGACATTCAAAAGGTCTGCGAATAAGCGGATCTTTTATTTTAAGGAGGAATTAAAATGAAAAATTGGTTGAAATGTTCGAGTATTGATTTTAACTACTATGATCTCCCAGAAGATATTAATAGTGGTGATTGGCACTATCTATTTAATGATTTAAAAGAAGATTATGCTGCATATTGTGGATGGGACGAAGATGAATATTGGGATGAAGATGATGATAAACTTTACGAGGCAGAGTGTGAGGCGTATGAAGTGATTGGCGAATTGAGAGAAAAGTATAACTAAGAAATGATGATTGCAAATAAATTGTAAATTACAAAACAAAGTGATTGACATAACCTAAATTATAATGTACAATTAAAATACAAATTAAAAGGAGAGATTTTATTATGAATAAGAACAGACGCAAGGAACTTAGAGACTGGGTTAAGATGGCGGAAGATTGGGTAGCAAACGGAGAGGAGATTAAGAGTACGCTTGAAAATATCTGTTCTGACGAGGAAGATTATTTCAACAACATTCCTGAGAATCTACAAAGCACCCAAAGAGCTTCTGATGCAGAAGAAGCAATCGATGCTTTGAATGAAGCAATCGATGCACTGAGTAGTGCGATTGATTCTGTGGAAGAAGCAATCAGTTGTGTTGAAGAAATTTAAAAACGAATCGAAATGATTGAAGGAGGTAGATAAATATGGAAGAGAATGTAATGGAATTAGTGCCTGGGCTGTATGGATCAATGGTAAGTAAGAATAAGACCGTGGGGTGGTGTAGCTACCACCGCACTGCAATGACTGTAAAGACAATGAAGGGACATGGATGCCTTTGTAAACATGGAAAGCAGTGTGATGCGTTTCAGAAATGTGAAGAACATGATTTTTGGAGGCAGCACGAGCAAAAGAAAGAGCTCCGCAAAGCAAAAAAGCAATCTGTTGCGATTATTATGTAATAAGGAGGGGGAGACGATGATTAGAACTTGGCCTGGACAGACCAAAGAGGAATGGTTGGTAGAGTATCGTAGAGATAAAGCTTTAACAGAAGAAGAAAAAGACAGAGAGATGGATGAATATCTGAAATCTATAGATGATAAATGGAAGAAAGTCCACGAGAAGAATGAGTGTAAAATTCAACAGAAACAGAGCACATCAGAAATATTTGCCAATTATGATCATCCGAATAGTTTAGATAACAGTGAAGCTACAGTATTGTGGATTATTGTTATGGCAATTGCCACAATTTTCAAGGGAAACTGGATTATTTGGATAATTGCTACAATTATTTGGCGCAAGTATATGACAAGACATAAAATAAAGAATTAATAGGAGGTTATTATGAATAACGTAGCTGGAAGGTTAGAGAAAGAAACCAATTTTTATGAAAAAATGAATGATAAATTAAAAGGAATGCCTAAGATTATCTCTGAATATTATACATCTATGAGAGCGAACAGAAAGTCATATAGTACAATTGGAGTTTATGTCAATAACGTGCTGCATTTTGCTCGATTTGTGACAGGAGATAATTTGACAGAAGATTTCTATAAAAACATTACACCGTCAGATGTTGAAAATTATATGATTTCTTTGGAGACCAGAAGTACTTCGAATGGAATTAAAAGAACTGGCGATGATATTCTGCAAAGCCGTTGGAGCTCGTTGAATACGTTTTTTGAGTGGTGTATGAAGAGAGGATATATTGGAAATAATCCAATTGCTGTTGTGAGTAGACCAAAGAATAATACGGAGCACAAAGTAACATATTTGACAAAGGCAGAGATTAATAAGTTATTTAAGGCAGTAGATAAGAATCCAAACTATATTATTTCCATGAGGGATAAGGCGTTGTTTAGTTTAGCACTTGCAACTGGTATGAGAGCAAGTGCTTTGGTTAATATTAATAAAGAGGACATCAATTGGGAAGGAGGTTTTATTCAAGTTATTGAAAAAAGACAGAAAGTTAGAGAAATTCCGATTGGACAAAATACAATTAATATATTAAAAGAGTGGATTGATGTTCGAGACAAAGAGTTTGGATGCTTGAATACGACTGCAATGTTTGTTTCTCAGAAGAATGGAAGATTGTCTCCCGATGCGGCGAACGATGCATTAAAGAAGTATTGTGCAGAAGCAGGGATTCAGAAGAAGATCACACTCCATAAAATGCGTTCGAGCGCTGCGACAAATTTAGCCGCAGCAAAGGTTGACATTCAAACTATTGGAAATATTTTGGGTCATAAATCAACAGCCACAACTTTGAAATATGTAGCCGTATTGGATGAAAACAAAAAGAATGCAATTGGTATTTTGGATAATTTGTTCTAAAAAATAATTGCAATACATCATTTTGTAGTGTTATAATAAAAACGATAAAAGAGTGAGGAGAGATATATGTGTATACTAACGAACAGGAAGTGGAAGGCTTCTTAAAGGAGTATAAAAGGAGCAGGGTAATCATAGAAACTACGGTTAGAGCAACTTTGAATAGAGCCATAGAGTTCGAGACAAAGTTTGGCAAACCATTTTATCAATTCACAGCAGAGGAAGCACTTGAAATGTATAAAAGCGTTCACGCAATATCCGTTGTATCCTTGCAAAACAATAATTTAGTATTAAAGCATGCGGCGCGATGGTTCGCTTTCAAGTACAACAAGACTGCTAATAACACATATGAAGAAATCACAAAAGAAATGTTAAATGAAGCTGTGGATGTTGAGAAACAAAGAAGCCTAATTTTAAGTAGGGAAGATGTTAGAGATGTTATAGACCAGCTATTGAATTGGACGGATAAGTGCATAATATTTTTATTGTTCAATAATGCTTGTGGTAAACTACTAAAAGAATTAACATTTCTACAATGGAATCAAGTGAGTCGTACTGATATGAAGGTATATTTTAAGAATGGAACATCTGTGGATATAACAGAGAAGGATTATGAGATGTTAAAACAGGGGTTTGAAGAGGATGAACTTATCTCATTCGGGCAGACTAATAGGATCGCAAAAGTAAGAAGTCTTGGGTTGTATAAAGCTAGATGCAATAGTTTATCGGATAATGATAATTCAGAAGATCTTAACGATCAAAGTCGTAGGTATCGCTGGGTCCAAAGAAGGCTATTGTTAATATCATCTGATCTTGGGATTAGGTTGACGTCTGGTGGACTTAGTGATTCTGGATTTCTATGGTATATTCAGCAAGGAATGTCGAGTACAAAAATGGACTTCAAAGATTTTATCAAAAGTAAAGAGTGCGAAAAATTAGCAAAGAAATTTGGGGTTTATTCAGATTTGTATGCTCAAATTATAAAAGATAAATTTGAAGTATATTTTGCAGAATGAGACGATTATAAACGAATTGTAAATTATCATGTTTTTGCGTTGGTAGTTTGGTTTGCTGGATATAAAATATATCGAACAGAGAGAAGCGTGCTTCTCTCATTAACCAAATACGATACAAAATGATTGAAGCTTAAATCCAATCTTGGTAAATTATACACATATAAGTAAGAACAGTTAGATTATTCATAAATTTTCCAATATTTGTGCATTGCACCAAACTGGTGTTTGGTATATAATAATAACTGGGAGATATATCTATAACGAAAGGGCTGGACAAACTAATGAGAATGTTTGAGGAATGGAACAAACTACAAAATACAAATTGTAAAGTAATAATTAATCACACAATATTCGATAATCAATCATACGATTGTGATATGCTACAGATCATAAATGACGAGCATAGAATTGGTGTCGTGATAAAAGGACAGGAGAAATTTTTGGACAAAAATAATGTTGCCGATTTTTGGACCGATGGATTTGTGTATTGTATTAAGGACGATCTTATGTCTATTCATGTGATTGTAAATAAAATGTAAATTACAACGATATGATATTGACAAACCGTTCCCCCTATGCTATAATCATAACAGAATCAGAAAACAAAATGATTATAGGAAGGGGGACGGCTTATGGATGAGAAACACAAAGCTCAATATCAATGTATGTGTTGTGGAGAAGTCTATTGGATAGAAGATCCACCTGATATAGATAAAGACGAACTCTATGTGAAGATGAAATGTAAGTGTTGTGGTAAGACAGAGAATCATCTTTGGGTAGGTGAACGTGAGGAAGATAAATATTTATATTATGATTGTACAATAGATTCACGCTATTATTAATACAATACAAAATGATTGAATTAAAATTTATTTATATTAAAAGGAGTTAAAAGAGAAAACATGGCGAATCAATTTACTTTTATCGGAAAGCTCAGAAAGCTTAAGGAAAATGGTTATACAGAGCAGGAGTTCGCGGGTGGACTTCTGAAGAAGAGAGCTCAGTGCCAGATTGTTTGTGGTGACAATGTTCAGTGGCTGGACGTGTCGGCTCTGGTCTGGAAGGATGAGAAGAAAAACAAAATCTACACTATCAAGCATGTAGAAAATGGACAGGATGAAAAAATGGAAGTAAAGTGGCAGGATAGATTCAACGAAGATGTTGTAAATTCTGTTGCAAGTTACAAGAAATTCATCGTTGATACCGACACCTACGCGCACAGGCAAGAGCTTGAGAAAGATGGGCAGGACGAAGAACTTGAAAAGAGTAAGAAAAAGAGAAAGACGTTTATTCACGCGGCAGATTTCGTAGATTATCTTGTGAAGGTTCTTGATAGTGAAAAAGCAAAGGAAATGGTCTTTAAAGTAACTGGTAATATTGAGTTTTCATATTCGGAAAAAAATGGTACTTATTATAGAACGTTTGTACCGCAGAAAGTTACTCGTGTGCCAGATACTACGACTCAAATTTGCGAAGGAACTATGAAGGTATATTTCTCGGAGAACGCTGTTGACGATACTATGGCAGATGAAACTGGTGATATAGTGTTTAATGGATATGTTCAGAATTATTTCTCAACTATTAAAGGAAATGCGTTTGTTCCTATGTCTTTTACTGTTAACAAGGACTCTGAGATGGCTGAGGGATTTAAGTTTGTGTTTGGAGATGTCGAAGATGAGAAAGTCATGGAATATGGAGTAGTTGCCAATTTCATCAATGGGGCCCAGCAAATCAGCATTACAGAGGATATGCTTTCAGATAAGCAGAAGAAGATGATTGCTCTCAAGATGACTACGCTGGAGAAGATCGCTGAAGAGCTTGGTGGTACCGTTAGGGGAAATAGGGTTACTAAGACGGAGCTGAAGGATACAATGAGAGGCTATTCGGGCGGAGCAGTTGAAGCTGCGTTTGAGCCGATGGATCTTCTTAAGAAACCCGTAAAGGTTGAAGAACCGAAGGAAGAGGAAGTCGCAGATATTTTCTCGGACGATGATGAAATCTGATGATAACACTATGTGGGTGGTGTAATAGCCACCCACGAACGAATGATGAAAGGTAATGTAGGAGATTAAAAGAATTGTTTAGAAGAACTCTTATTATGTAAGGGTTATGGAAACTAAAATTAAAGAATACATTCATTGTTGTGTGTATATCCATATTAATAAAGTCAATGGTAAAGTTTATATTGGATATACTATTCATGGTAGAAACCCAAACGAACGTTGGAAAAACGGAAATGGGTACAAAAAGAATGAACCATACTTCTGGAAAGCTATTGAAAAATATGGATGGGATAATTTTGAACATCAAATATTATTTAATGATTTAACATTAGAGGAAGCTCTTGAAAAAGAAAAAGAAATGATTCTATTGTATGACGCAACAAATAAAGACAGGGGTTATAATCTAAGTAGTGGCGGTAAGTCCGGGTTTGCAGGGATGCACCATACAGAAGAGTCTAAGGAAAAAATAGGAAGCTCGATGAGGGGCGAAAAGCATCCAAATTATAATAAGCCACTTCCAGAATGGCAAAAAGAAATATTGCGAAAAACTCAGACGGGTCGTACACATATCGTATCCGATAAAGCCAAAGAGAATATGAGTAAAAATCATTCCAACAATAGAAGGGTAATTCAACTTACGTTGGATGGTATATTTATTGCAGAATACTATAATCTGAGTAGTGCGGCAAAACAAACTGGAGCACATCCAACTGCTATTAAAGATTGTTGTATGGGACGTATACATACAGCTAATGGATTTATATGGGTATACAAAGAAGAGTACGACTCAAACAAACAATATCGAGCAATGTATAAATTTGATGTCAATAAAATTCCTGTGGTTCAGTTGAATAAATTTGGACAATTCATTGCGGAATATTCAAGCGCTTCAAATGCAGGTAAAGCTATTGGGTGTACGCCGAATCAAATTACGGCTTGTTGTAAACAAAAGGTATATGAAAGCGGCGGATATGTATGGATGTATAAAAGTGATTATGAATTATACGGACCAATTATAAGAAAACAACCGAGATTAAAACAGGTCGTACAATTAAGTTTAGATGGGTGTTATATTGCAATTTTTGAAAGTACGAGAGATGCTGAAAGACAAACTGGCACGAATCACTCCTCTATTACGAGATGCTGTAAGGATGAACAGGGTGCTGCCAATGGATTTAAGTGGATGTATTTAGAAGATTATAAAAATTTAACAGAACAAAATAATTAAAAATATTTAAGAATACAAGGAGAATAACTGATATGGCAGAGAGAAAATTCGGCAAAATTAACAAAATGAGTACGAAATTTGAAGACTATTCGTACATAATTAACGGAGTTGGTGGAATCGGTAAAACCACTCTTGTTTATGAAATTGGTAAGATCATTACAGGTAGCGATGAGGGAACATTCATTATTACCTGTGGAGGGGAAAATAAACCCAAGCATATTCCTGGAGCATTCGGAGATGTTGCGCCTGATTTTAAGACTTTTATGGCAATTGTCAAAGAGTTGTGCGACAATAAGGAAGCGTATCCAGATACTCGTTTTGTGGCAATCGATTCACTTGATGAATACGCGCGTATTGTTGAGAACGCAGTTGTCGCCGAGTGGAACGCACAATGTGATATCAACGAAAGAGTTAAGAGTATCGCCCAAGCCTATAAGGGCTTTCAAAAAGGAGAGTCTAGGGCATGTGATCTTATGATTCAGCAGGTAATGAAGTTACAGGCAGCAGGATATTCGATACTTGAAATTGGCCATACAAAAATTAAGACAAAAGAAGACGTTTTAACGAAAGTTCAATTTGAACAACTTACATGTAATCTCGACAACAAGTACTATAATGCTTTAAAGGATAAAGTAAACTTGGTAGCGATGTGCTATTGGGAAAATATTGTTGAAAATATCGAAGAAAAAAAGAACGCATTTACAAAGAAGATGGATAAAGTCGGAGAACTGACTGATCGTAAGAGAGTGATGGTTTTTGCTGACGATGATAATGTAATTGATACAAAGACACATTTTGAATATATCACAAGTAAGATTGATTTGTCGGCAGAAGGATTTATTAAAGCGGTCGAAGATGCTATTGCTCTTAAGTTGTCTAAGACATCAGATGGTGCTTCCGCTTCCAAGAAATCTGCCAAGTCTAAAACTCCCTCACCTACCCCCGTTCCTGCCGTTAACCCCTCCGACGACGACATCTCCGACCTCGTAGATGATACCGAGCCTGAAATCGCCGAGCCTGAAGTCGAAGATCCTATCGTGACGCTTGACGCAGATAGACTTACAGCTATCAGAAACGCTTTCCGTAGTAGCGATGCTGCAACAAAGGCGAAGGTTAAGGAACATCTTGTTGATTACGGCTCAAAACTCGTAAAGGATATGCATCTTAGCGACGTCGAAGCTATTGAAGCAATCCTTGGACTTGGAGAACTATAATACAAACTAATAACCCACAGGCGGTGCGGAGCAATCTGCCATCGCCTATTTTTGTAAACAATTTGTTAAGTCTATTGACAAAACAAAAAAGTAGATGTATAATGCAAATACAAAACAAAATGATTGGAGAAAAGAAGGTAGTAAAGATATGAGTGAAAATTATATTGTTATTAATGGTAAAAGGAGTAAAGTCAGAGAATCCCTTTGCAAAAGATACAGATAACTATATATACATCATAACTGAGCTTGGTGGCACTGATTTAGTTCTGAATGCGCCTTCATTTAAACGGACGGCTCTCGCATTTAATAATAGAGATTTTGCGGCACAGGTTGCGCTTCATCAGTTGCTTTATAGGAAGTTGCTTAAATATGCTTATGATAGCGGTACAATCGATTGTGCTGAATGGAACGGTAATAATAGACATTATTGTGTAGTTGGAAGTTCTAAAGGAAATTATTATGTGCGAGCATGGCTCACTGAAACAACTATGAACAATGTTTATTTTGATTCAGAGAGAGCTGTTCGTAATGCGATTGAGAACGTAATTTTACCTTTTGAAAAAGAACATCCAGAGTTTATCTGGTGAAAGGAGACTTCCATGACTTGGGAAGATGCATTCAACGTAGCTAAAAGTGGTTGTAGTATTAACTATCAAGAGAAATGTCTGCAAGCTCTATCACGACAAGTTCCATCAGTTCCTTATCGTCGTTCAAAAAAAGAACCTTTAATTTGTCCAGTTTGTCAAAGAGTAGAAGGACTTGGTGATGAAAGACCTTTTGCTAAGAACAACTATTGCGGCATTTGTGGTCAGAGACTGGATTGGGGAAGAGTGAGATGATTAAGAACATAGAGAAATACGAGCTGAGAGAAAGCATAGGGATAAGTTGCTCAGTTGAAGAAGCAATTATAAGACAAATACCTAAGCAGGTATTAAAGACAGAGGATCCTGATATTTACGAATGTCCTGTTTGTACAAATAAACTGGTAAGGTGCCCTGTTTATTTTTATTGTTCATGGTGCGGTCAGAAATTAGATTGGAGTGAAGTAAGATGAGATTGGGTAAAGAATATATTTTTCGTGGTAAGGATAAGAAAACTGGTGAATGGGTTTATGGTTCTCTTCTTGAATTCCATGGTTTTCAAATATTTGATCTTACATTAAAGGCTTGGATTCCTGTTAATGGTGATACTATTTGTCAGTATACTGGAGTTTGCGATGATAATGGAAAAATGATCTTTGAGTACGACTGGGTAAAAGATCCGAAGAATATAGATAAAACAGGTATAGTTGTTTTTCTTGATGGAAGTTATCAAATTAAACTCAATGAAAAAGATTTCTTCCCTATTAGATTTGTTCATGGTGTGTGGAGTGGAATAGTTGTCTGTGACTACTCAATTTATGAAAATTAATCTATAACAAAAGAAAGGAGCATCTGAAATATGGATAATAACTTAATTGGTCAGGCGATGTTTATAGTATTTTCAGAATTCGGTGTGATTTTTGATAAGATAGATAATACTGATGCAGGAGTTATAATGCGATTTACAGTACCCAAAAGTTCTTATTGCAAAGATGCTCATGATTTTGAAATGTCTGGAAAGCATTTAGCTTCTGTTGTAAAGCACAAACTGGAAGATATGAAAATTATATTTTCGGATATCAGATATCATATTCGAGAAGAAGATTGGACGAGAGAAAAGGCTAATATTGCAAGAAGAAATGCTTATAAAGAACTTGGTTATAAAAATTGGCAGATATAAAAAAGAAGGAGATTAAATTATGACTAAAGAAGAAAATAAAGCCCTCATAGAACGTATGCCCTATCTAATGCCGCGAAATGTGTTCACTGATAAGGTTGACGACAATTATGACTATAAGTATATAAGGGGAGAATATGAACTTCCTGATGGTTGGTTTCGTCTTTTCCTTCAAATGTGTGAAGATATAAGAGAACCGCTCATAAAAGCAGATCACCTTGACTCTTTTCGTTTTAGTCAGATAAAAGAGAAATGGGGTCTGATGGAATGCTATAACTTTGGCGCTCCTAAGGTGGTTCATGACATTATTGATGATTATCGTTATGTGAGTCAGTTTATCTGTTGTTGCTGTGGAAAACCAGCGACTATAAAAACAACCGGTTGGGTAGAAAGTTATTGTGACAAGTGCTTTAAAGGTTCTACGCAGGATAACTATAAAAAACTTGAATTTAACCCGACTCATGTTTTTACTTCTTATCCGCGTGAAAATGACTATAAGCCTGTAACTGTTGAACGCGATTGTTCCGATATCTGGAGGAGGTATCTTGAAAGTGTTAATTAAGTTTAAAATTTTTAGTGGTAATTTTACAGATGATGATAATCAAGCAGATACTAAAGTTAATAAATGGTTAGAAGAACATCCTGGTGTAAGAGTTATTGACTGGAAGTATGCTATGACTGACTATAATGGTGATATTTGTATATCTTATGTAGAGGATTAGTTATGGAATTTACATTAACTTCTTTATTCGAATGGCTTTTGGACGTTTTAAAATCTGCAGTACCAATTATTGTAGGTGTTGTTATAGCAGGCAGAATAAACAAATTTATTGATTTTTGTGATAACCATTGTAGTGAATTTGATAACTGGGATGGAGAGGATAAAAATGACTAACGAAGAAATTTATATAGCTGGTGCAAAATACAAGAATATTAATTCAGTAAGTAATGCTCACCCTTGTCAAAAATGTAGTTTTGCTTCAGATGTAACTTTATTTTCTTATCCTGAAAGAATTTATTGTAATAAAACTATGTGTTATCATTATTTATATGATACTTGTCCTTTATGGAAAGAAAAAGAAAATTGATTTTATATAAGTAAATTAACTAAACAAACGAGGATTTTTCGTTATGTATAAAACAGAACAAGAAGAAGCCATATACAAACAGAATGCACAGATGTCTTATGTAATAGACAATGAAATAAATAATATTGTCAGAAAACAAACCATTACAGAAAATAGTATAAAAACAACTCAGGAAAAACTTCATGATGTTGAAATGAAAGCAAAATCAGCATATTATACTATCTATCCTTGTGATGATTATATTAAGAGTATGAAAACAAAAATAGAATTTTGTGGTTTTACTTTCTATAGTGAATATAAATTTGGTTGGTTTAGAAAATTCATTCTAAAGCATATTTTTAGAGCAAAGGTTGAAAGTCTTGAAAATGGAAAGGTGGTTTTATAAATGCTTGACGAAATTACAATAAATGGTATTAAGTACAGAAAGGTTGAAGAGGAGAAAGAAGCAGAAAGACCTGTAAATTTTAACCCTTTTGAAATACCTGAAAAAAGTGAAATTTGGCTTCTTCCTAATGGCATTGTCGGGGCGGGTTCAACTGCTTGGTATTATACAAATGAAGAGCGAAAGAAAGAACTTGTTGATGATGCTTTAGTTGTTAATGATGAACAGGTAGGGCTTAGTCTTGATTTCCGTTGTAATATTATGAGAAAACTCCTTAAATACGGTTATGAACATAACTGTCTCTGGAATGGAAAAGGAAAGGCATATACAGTAGGGTATACAACGATAGGCTCTGATGGCATACAGTTCATGCCGATAACTTGGACGGATACAAGTGACGTGTGTACTATTGCTTTTAATTCACTGGATGAATGTAATGACGCGATTAATTGTGTCGTAAGAGTTGAATATATTAAAGCTCAGAAGGAAAATAAGAAGTTGTATAAGAAAGGTGAGTGGGAATGAACTCAGTCTACATAAAAGCTAGCGTGCTAATATTGATATTATCAGCATTTATATTAGTTAGCAATTTCTCTGCGCTCATGGTCATTTCGGATAAGAAACAAGAATCAAAGAAGCCGATAGTCATAGAAGAAATTGAGGAGACCGAACCATTTGAGCCTACTTTCATTGTTATTTCAGACAAGCCTTCTGTTATAAAAGATAGTCTTAGAGGCACTGTAGAGAGAGTTAAGTTTGAAGCCTTTAACTATTCTGAAGAAGAAATCGAAGAACCTGATCTTGTCATAGATCCGGAGTATATTCGTCAGAAGTATCCTAAAGCAATAAAATACATAGCTAAAACCCTCTACGGCGAATGTAGGGGTTCTATAAAGCAAGATCAGGCTGCGGTAGTATGGTGTATCCTCAACCGAGTGGATTCATTCAATGGCGAAGGAGAAGCTGCTATAATAGGCACTATAATTGCTAAAAATCAGTTCACCGGATATCGCAAAAATAATCCTGTTTTGCCTAAACTTGAGGAAATGGCTATAGACGTGTTAGGACGATGGGAGCTTGAGAAACTTGGTGAGACTGATGTTGGAAGGGTGCTACCCAAAGAGTATCGTTGGTTCCTTGGATATAACGGCAGAAATCATTTTAGAGATTCTTATCGAAACGGAAAGATTTGGGATTGGAGTTTAGAAAGCCCTTATGAATGAAGATGAGATAGCTGAACTGATATTACGAAGAAGACGAATGAAGATATTGATAGGATGGTAGTTACGATGAATATTGATTTTACAAGTACGCATCTTGAAACACTTTGTGATTTGAAAGCAATTGCAGAGAAGCATAACTGTAGGATCTCTTTTGGTGTTGATTCATTTCACGAATATAGTTTTGATGAAGATATTTTAAAACAGATAGGTTTTACAGATGAAGATATTAAATTTATAGAAAATAATACAGAAATTGATACGCAAGATAGTACTCATAATAGAGTATGGTTTGAATTGGTTGAAAAAGATACAGGTAAAGTAAATTCTCTAATTTATAGTGAGGGAAGTACACTATTAATTATTAATAAAGACGATTATATTTACAGAGACGAAGATATAAGTGAAGAATTAATGAATAAATTAGAAGAACATGATCAATGTTGGGACTATGATTCTTACAGTATATCAGAAAGTTATAATCCGACAATTATTTATGGCTTTGGAAATAAGGGAAGAGTCGAAGATTATAGAGTGTACCGAAGTGGTATGGCATTAAAGTTCTTTGGAGACCTGGTTTGTGATTATCTCGGCGAACCAAGAATTGATAGGGTATATTGAAAGTTTGGTGACAATACAAAATGATTAATTATAAAATTTGTCCTATTTGCAAGTACAAGCAAGGTTACTGTCAGTGCTTATTTGGAGGAAGTGCGCATCCAGATAGGAGTAAAAGACTGGATGTGGTTCTGGAGCATTTATATCTACTAACGCCGGAGCAGGTTCAACATGTTATTGAGTTAGAAAAGCATTGGCAGATTTCATATGACGATGAAGAAAAGAATAAAATTGTAAGAGAATTGGAGACATTAAACGATGATTACAAATCTTAAATTTTTTGATGATGTAGACGATCTTGGAACGCTTACGGGTTTAAATCACAACCAATTGTGGGACGCAGGATTTAATCTTGATGATATGGATTGGGGATTTGTTTCGGATAAAGAGTATACATTCAACAAAACGGATGAATATGGATACGAGTATAGTGAGATTAAGTATAACATTCCTCAGTTTGCGGAGCAGATTCTACGGATGATGGAAAATTACTGTATGGGATTTTACCATGTGGAGTATGGGGAAAAACATTATTATACGTTACATCATGCGTGAGGAGGAAGAATAGTGGGATACAGAACCTATATTGCTATTATAGATAAAAAGCAGCTTAACTCATTAAGAAAATGCAACACTTTGGAGGACGTTGCCAAGGTGTTTGAAAAGTATGGATGGGAGTATGAGAAAGACGAAGAGGGTTACTACTGCCCTGTTTACAACGTAGGTTATACGGCAGTTCACGAGTTCGGAAAATACTATGAAAACAATTATGACGAATTCAATAAAAAGCAGAAGCGTATTTTTAAAAATAAAGAGCTCGATGCTGAATATGAAGAGTATGATTTTCAATATGGCGGACAAGAACTGCTGGAATTTGCGATTCAAGATTACCATTCAAGAATCAAGAGGTGGTTTGAAAATCTATCCTCACCCAAGACCTGCTTGCCGGAATATGAGACATGGAATAAAACGGAAGACGAGCTCAAAGAAATGCACTATCAGAAACTTGTAAATGAGTGCAAAGCAAAAACATACGAATGGAACAAATCGTTCGGCTTATCACCATATAACATGAACAAGAAAACTCAGTGTTGCGTTTCGTCTTGGCTCTATGAGTATGAAATTTTTGATTTAGTTAGAATGTATAAGTTATTTGATTCAAAGAAACATTATGTTGTATATTATGGGTGGTAAAAATTAATAGATCAAGTGTTGGGAGAACAAGATATGAAAACTAATGACATGAGCTGACAGAGGAGAGTTAAATTATGAAGAAAGTAATTAAATATAAGTGTGACCATTGTGGTGATTTGTTCGACTCAGAAGAAACATGTCTTGAACATGAAGATAGACACGAAAGAATTTATAAAGCTAATCGAATGCTTCGAGCTGGTTGTACACTAAAAGAAATTCAAGATGAGTGCAATATATGGTATAGAGTCCCAGATTATTTAGAGAACGTCACTACGGATAATTGTTTTGTGGTAAGGCATTGGCAGTGTTGTGATAAACCAGCCTACAAGATTGATACTATTTATATGGATGGAAGAGTTAGATTATGGGGCTGTGGTTCTTGGAACGGATATTATGGTGATGCGGTAAGTTTGGGATTCTCGTGTCTTAGAGACCCTAGACCAAAAGAAGAATTATTTGTAGATAAAAGATATGGTGGTAGATGGTAATAAAATGAAGTTTTAATGGGGGATTCAATTATGAAGAAGCAAGAGTTATTTTCATATGTGCAGAAATTTAATGGGGTTTGCGAAGCCGAATTGATTCGTATTCCGAATATTAGTTATTATTGTCATAATTATTATCAAACTGATGATGATCATTTACTTTACGCACATAGCGATGATGACAACTATACGTCGTGGTATTTGTGCGACAAAGATTGCAACCAACTGGTTTGTTTTGGAGAAAGTTTCACTTCTGATGAGGATATTATAGAGGTATTTGATGATATCCGATATATGGATTTTTATGGAGTAGGAGATTGAATTATAAATAAAACAATATATGTTGGAGTAGGGAGGTAGTTTGATGGCACGTTGTAAATGCAAATGGGATAAAGCGCCGTTGGATACAAAGGAAGCGTTCAAAGTCGTAGAGGACGGCAAGAATGTTTATTTTTGTGCCGAAGAGTGCTATAAGAAGTATATTAATGAAAAGGAAATAAAGGAAAAGGAAGCTGCCGATAAGAACAGGGCATATAGAGTTATGTGTGATATTCTGGATCAGCAACAGATTATTAATACAGCTATTTGGACTGAGTATAACACATGGCGCAAGGTTGCTACGAGTAAGCAGGTTGCAGACTATTTGGAGGAGAACAGAGATTTCCTGAGACAGAGTATATCGAGAATTAGTGGACCACTGTACAATAAGATTCGGTATATGAGCGCGATTGTGTGTAATAAGATTGCGGACTATGTGGAGAAGGCGAAGGTTAGAGAGAGAAACGAAGAAAAGATGATGTCAAGCGTAACAACAGATATGGACCAGACAATGTATGAAATTAAAAATGTTAATACAAATAAACGTAGAAGCTTGGATGAGATGGAGGATATGTTTTAATGGATAAAGATATGTTTATAAGTGGAGTAACTGAAAGATATGACACAAGGTTGTTGGAAGACTCTTTGACAACCGAGGGGAATGTTTGTGGAGTGCTTCTCTCTGATTTAACTTTATTCGATGATTGTGGGCTTGATACGAAAGATTTTGTAACTAAGCATGGACGTATGTTATTTTCTATTGGTCAAGATTTAAGATCGAAAGGTTTATCTAATTTTGATGAGATAACATTTATTTCAAATGCAAATGAAGACTTAAAGAATAAAGTCTACAATGAGTTCGGAGGATTTCGTGGGATCCAGAATGTCATTGATGTGGTATCTATAAAAAATATGGACGCTTTTATCGATAAACTAAACAAGCGAAATATTCTGATGACATTGTCACAAAAGAATTTTAATATATTTGAAGAAATGACTCTTGATAGTGGCAAAAAAGTAATACCGTTTAATCTTTTCAAAAAGCTGAATTCATCGGAAATTTTGGATTGGTATGAGGCGCAGGTCACTACATTAACTAAGAAAATTAATAACTCAAAAATAGTAGAAGAGGGTTGGGTTGATTTTGACGACGGTTTTCTCGAATCACTTATTCAACAAGAAGAGTTAGGTGTTGATTTTGGCTCGGCTGGAAAAAACATAAAAGGTGAGACAATCCGTACTTTTGAATTCCTCAGTAGGCAGTTAATGGGTTTAAAGCATGGCACGTTAAATGCATTTGCTGCGGCGAGTGGAGTTGGTAAATCTACTTGGCTCGTTGGATTGTTGATGTCGTTAATCGCAGACGGAAAACACAAGGTTTGTTTAGTAAGCAATGAGAGTCAGGTTAAGGATATTAAAATACAATTTCTTGCTTGGTTCTGTGCAAGATATCTTGACGAATGGAAGATAACAAAGACGAAATTGATTTCTGGTAATCTAACCGATGAAGAAAAAGAAATTATTAAAAAGGCAAAACAGTGCTATAGAGAAAAATTTGGTAAGGCAATTAAAATTGTAACTCTTGCAGACGCCGATTCCCGTCTTACTTGTCAGATATTAAAGAACTCAGTCTTAAGGGATGGTGTGGATATTGTATGTGTGGACACGTTCAAACTTTCGATGGACAATAACGCCGATAACTTTTGGCTGAGTCTTGTTGCTGACACGAGAGCTCTTGCGGAACTTTGTTTAAAGTATAATGTTATTGGTCTAATGACCATTCAGCTTGCAATTAATAGTCAAAACAGAAGCTGGCTCTCTGCAGATTGTCTTTCAACCAGCAAAGCAGTAAAAGAAGTGCTCTCTAACCTCGTTCTCATCAGGCAGGCTGTACCGCAGTTAGAATTTGATAAAAATAGTCCATATTATATACATCCATTTAGGTCTAAGCTCAATTCTAATGGAGATTGGATACAGGAAGATTATGAGCCAGATCCATTGAAGACGTGGAGAGTAATTTTTGTCAATAAGGCACGACGTGGAATTACAAGCGATGATAATGGTGTGTGTTATTTGAGTAGGTTCGACCCTGAACATGCAAGTTTTTTTGAAACTGCACGTTGTAAACCCACACATAAGATTTTTAATACAGATAGTAAATAAGAAAGGAGATATATGATGAATACTTAAAAGAATTAACTAAAAGAAAAATTCACATATGATAAAGTAATATGGAGAATATAACTTATAATGAATTTATACAAAATATATTAAATACACGTGGTAGATTTGGATGTGGTGACGAATATTGTGAACGACATCATATTATACCGAGGTGTTTAGGCGGGATAGATGAAGAAAAAAATTTAATAGACTTGTTTGCAAAGGAACATTTTATTGCACATAGATTATTGGCTAATGAAAACCCAGATAATGATAAACTAATATATGCATGGTGGATGATGGCACGTGTCGAAAGACCTGGGCAAAGTCGTTATATTTTAACACCAGAAGAGTACGAGGAGGCTAAAATTGCATTTTGTCAAACTCATAAAAGCGCAATGCTTGGCGAAAATAATCCAACTAAACGAGAAGATGTGCGAGCTAAAATAAGTCAATCATTAATGGGACATCCAGTATCTGATGAGGTAAGGGAGAAATTAAGACTAAAATTTACAGGAATGAAGCTATCTACGGAAAGAATTCAACAAATAAAACAATGGATGCAAGACCCAAGCCACTGTTCAAATTATGGAAAACATTTAAGTGAAGATACAAAATCTAAACTAGGTAAACAAATCTATCAATGCGATATTAATGGGAGATATATAAGTGTATGGCCTTATGTAACACCAGCATCAAACCATACAGGAGTCGATAAATCTTCAATTATTAAATGTTGTAGGGGAAAATTAAAAACAGCAGGTAATTTCAAGTGGTATTATTTATATGATCAGATTACTAAAGACGGCTCTATAATACAGGGAGCCATTTCACTTAACTTAATCACCGAAGTTGAAGCACTTGCCCAACTTCAAGCCCAACTAAATGAATTAAAAGAAGATGATGAAATCTAACTTTGTAAATAAACTGTAAACTATATTACAACCCACTTGACAAAAGTCAAATTTTAAATATAATAAAAGTACAGTACAAAATGATTGTATTGTAAAAAAATAATAACAAAAAAACAAAAGGAGAAAAGCTATGTTTAACGAAGTATTTAATGGTATGTTTGGTAAGGTTGGCAACGGTATGTGCCGTCTGTCAATGAACGGTGGTATCGCGGTTAAGACATCTAATGGTTACAAAACTTATAATGTTAAGACTGGGAATCTGGTTAACTGTTCTAATTTCGTGTTCCCTGTTGGTGAAGAATTTTTCTTCTGCATCCCAACAAACAAAGTAGAAATCGGCGATATCATCCTTATTGGAGGTAAGCCAAAGTGTGTTATTAAGTCCGATAAGTCCACAATTACTGTCATCAATTACGAAGACAGTACCGTTGATACTGTTCTTCCGGAACGGCATATGTTTATGGGAAATACATACTTCTATGGTAAGATTGTTTCTATGTTTGGTAATGATATTTGTGGCAAAGATAAGAGTGGTATGAACAAGATTATGAAGTATATGATGATGTCTGAAATGTTTAAGAGTAACGGCGGATCTGCGAATAATTCCTTTGGAAACATGTTACCTTTTATGATGATGAGCAATGGCGGGGCTAGCATGTTTGATAATATGTTCGATGGAATTTTTGATATTGAAGAAGGCAATGATGACACAAAGGAGGACGAAGAGTAATGGGTGGTGGAGCATGGACAAAAGACTCATATAGGAATTATGTGACAACAGCGTATAGTGTAAGCATGAAAGATTTGAGTTTGGATGGTTCTATTTCATCTACTTGCACTCTTTCTAATCAGGATATTTTCAAGTCAAAGAGAATGGTTGACGCGCTTAATCCTAAAAACGTTATCCGTGAATGCCTTGATTCTGAGGAACACCCTAATACAATTCCAGTAATTTTAGCTCTTGATGTAACGGGATCTATGGGTCAGGCGGCGGTTGAGACAGCAAAGAAACTTAATACCATTATGACTAACGTTTACTCAAAGGTACCGGATGTGGAGTTTATGATTATGGGCATTGGTGATTTGGCTTATGATAATTATCCTATTCAGGCATCTCAGTTCGAGTCAGATATTCGTATTGCAGAACAGCTAGATAAGGTATATTTTGAATTTGGTGGTGGCGGAAATAATTTTGAAAGTTATACTGCTGCATGGTATTTTGGATTGTATCACACAAAACTTGATTGTTATGATAAACGTGGTAAGAAGGGAATTATTATTACAATGGGAGATGAACGTATAAATCCATATCTCCCCCATAATGCTATAAATCGTTGTCTTGGTGATACCACACAGGCAGAAATTGAAACCAAAGATTTGTATGCAGAAACCTCAAAGAAATTTGATATTTATCATATTGATGTTGAACATGGACATCGTTGGGATGATGGGATTGTTGATTCTTGGAATATTCTTGGCAATAATTTTAAGTCTGCTAATATGAATGATATTTCGGATGTGATTACATCAATAATTATGGAGAACACACATACTGAATCTTGCGAAACCAAAACAACAACAAATGAAAATGGAGAAATTGTTTGGTAAATATGAGTGTTTTAATTGATATAACAGGTAACAAATACGGACATTTAACAGTATTGGAGCGCTATATTGATGAGAATAGTAAAGACACGAAATGGAAGTGTATTTGTGATTGCGGAAACCCCAATCCTGTTATTGTTTTCGGATATAACTTAAAAAATGGCAATACTACTTCGTGCGGGTGTGTTCATTTGAAGAATGGGCAAAAAACTGGTTCTATTTATGGTCCAATTCAAGGTAAGAAAAATAAAAAATATAACAAATATGATTTGACAGGAGAATATGGAATTGGATATACATTAGATGGTAAAGAATTTTATTTTGACATCGAAGATTACGATATAATCAAAGATTATTGTTGGCATATTAATAAGAATGGGTATGTTGTTAATAAAACAAACAAAAAACCTATCTTGATGCATAGATTAGTGATGGGGGTAGATAATATTTCATCAGAATTAGAAGTTGATCATATTCATCATAAAACAAATGATAATCGTAAAAGTGAACTGAGAATTGTAACTTCATCTCAAAATAAAATGAATAAGGATAAGCAAGTTAATAATACATCTGGGGTAAGGGGTATATGGTTCAATAAAAATCTTAATCGTTGGGTGGCCGATATTGGCGTCGATCATAAAACAATTCATCTTGGTACATATTATACAATTGATGAAGCAGCAAAAGCAAGAAAAGATGCTGAAATAAAATACTTTGGAGAATACAGATATCAAGAAGGTGGTGATGAAGCCTATGACTGATATTAAAATCGTTATAGGAGCCTAGGTTGGCTTTGGAGACGAGGGAAAGGGCCTGATGGCGGATTATTTCTGCCACCAGGCAATTCAAAACAATAAAAAATGTTTAAATATTCTTTCCAATGGTGGCTCACAGCGTGGGCATACGGTAACGATGCCAGATGGTATAAGTCACGTTTTCCACCACTTTGGCAGTGGGACTTTTGCAAATGCAAGCACTTATTTCTCAAAATATTTTATTCTAAATCCAATGAATTTCGTTAGAGAATGGAACGAACTGAATGAATTAGGATATAATCCTGTTTCGTATTGCAGTCTCTTATGTAAATGGTCTACCCCTTATGATATGTTGGTGAATCAGATTGTAGAAACGCACCGGGGCGATAAGCGTCATGGGAGCTGTGGTGTTGGAATCTGGGAAACTGAATATCGTTATTCCGTAAAGCCGATGTTACATGATATCTATTCATTTAATAATTTTGACACAGAGAAGAAAGTTGATATTCTCGAAGGACTTCGTGACGGATATTATACTGATCGTTTAGAACAACTTGGCGTAAATAACATTCCTGATGAATACAGCGAGGTTTTTTATTCTAATGATTTGATTTATCATTTCTTGGCAGATGTGAATTTTATGTGTCGTCATATGATTCCAATATTTAACGAAAAATGTCTTAATGAATATTTTGATACTGTTGTGTTTGAAAATGGACAGGGATTGCTTCTGGACCAGTCACTTGAATCGTTTTACGGAGATAATCTTACGCCGAGCAACACTGGATCGATAAACGCTTATAATATGATCTCTAATGTATTTCCGAAAGCAAACGTTGAGTTGTGCTATGTAAGTAGGACATACATGACTCGTCATGGTGCTGGTAGATTTGTCACAGAATGTGATAAGTCTAATATCAATAAAGATATGATTGACCAGCATAATGTGACCAATGAATTTCAGGGAAGTTTAAGATATGGTGAGTTAATAGTTCCACAATTAATTTCTCGCGTCTCTAATGATGCTCAGAAATTTAAAGATGCTAAAGTTTCTATTGCAATGACGCATACGAATGAATTTAACAATATTGATTACGATAAACTTTCAAAATTTAATATCTACGCATCGGACGATAGGACAAGAGACAGCATAAAGAGTATCAAGTTGTAAATTAATTGTAAACTCCATCATAAGTATCTTGACAAACTAAAGTCTTCGCACTATAATTATGGTACAATACAAAATGATTAAGGAGAAAAAAGAAATGAGTTATTGGACGCATATTACAGGCACGATTATTGTATGCCCTATGGGACGCACACAATCAGAAAAAAGATATATCCTTGAAACTGTATTAGATCATTTGCCATTAGTTACGGGCTCCGAGGAAGATATGAACGTTCATATTATTCAAAGAGCAGGATATAATTGTTCTTGCTCTTGTGATGAGTTTGGTATGCAAACTAATAAGTTGAAAGATAGTTATGGAAACCGTAACCAAAGATGTGGTTGGTTAGACACACAAGATGAATATATTATAGTTGTTGAGGGAGATTTAAGGGACAGATTTCTTAGTGACACATACAAAGAATTTGTCAATTGGTTATGTAGGTTGGCCAAGAGGGTTCTTGTACATAATGTATTGGTAAACATTAACAGTAGTGATAATGGTAATCGTATTATTTATGAAGATGGGTATTATAATCCTTATGCAGAGATGTTTGAAGAGCCTTCATGGATAAACGACGGCAATAAGCCTAATTGGTGTGAGTATCTACTCTGGGATAGAGCTAAAGATAGTGATATGCCAATGATGTTGATGTATAAATATATTGAAGATAAAGAAAACGACGAAGAGGTAAAACGCAGACTACGTTATGAAGAGGGAGAGTAATGATGAAAGATACACAAGGAAAACTCACTTATGACGAATTTATCAATAGCATTCTTAAAACTCGCGGACGTTTTGCTTGTGGCGAGGAATACCACGAAAGACATCATATTAAGCCTAAGTGTATTGGTGGCTTAGACGAAGAAGATAACTTGATTGATCTGTTTGCAAGGGAACATTTTGAAGCGCATCGATTGTTAGCGTTGGAGAATCCAGATAACACGAAATTAGTGTATGCCTGGTATGTTATTACACATTGTAAAAACCAATATCAAGAAAGATATATGGCCAGTGCAGAAGAATATGACGAAGCAAAGGAAGCGTGGAGCAAACAATACAGCGAATCAATACGTGGTGAAAAACATTGGGATTGTTCTGGTGCAAATAATCCTAATTATGGGAAGCCAAGATCCGAAGAAACTAAGAAAAAAATTAGTCGGGCTAACACTGGCAAACCAAGCGCAATGAAAGGAAAACATCATTCAGAAAATACACGCAAAAATATTAGTATAAAAGCCAAAGAAAGATTAAAAAACAAAGAAAATCATCCGTGGTTTGGTAGAAATCATTCAGAAGAATCAAAAAAACTACTAAGTGAATTACAAAAAGAAAGATTAAAAAATCCAGAAAACCATCCGATGTATGGCAAACATCTTGCGGAGGAAACAAGGAATAAATTGCGTGAAAAAGCTAAAGAACGATATAAAGATCCTGCAAATCATCCAAACGCTCGTCGTGTTGTTCGTTTGTCTGATTTGAAAATTTATGGTTATTTAATGCAAGCGGCACAAGATAATAATATTAGTAGATATACCATGAGAAGATACTGCAAACAACATAAAGATTTTATGTATTATGATGAGTATTTGATTCAACAAAATGATTTAAAGGAGGGTGATCAATGATGTCATATTCTATCGAATTTCGCGTTCCTGTAAAAGGGCTCGAAGATTACTATATTGATGTAGGGAATTGCTATGCCAATATTACTTGGAATCTACGCGAGATGATTATGCAGTCTACGGGGCTTGAGTGGAAAAACGAAAAGAACAACGGCTTGTGCAAAGATGTTATTCCACATATTGCACATGGCTATGCAGAACTTGTACAGAATCCAGAAAAGTATAAGCAGTATGAGGCTGAAAATGGTTGGGGAACGATACAAGGTTGTCGTAATTTCTTCCGTCAAATACTGGATGATTGGGATGCGTTCTGTAACGATTATGAGACGAGGGATTTGGTTGATGTAACATATTTTTGGATTTGTTAGTTAACAATACGAAATGATTAAGGAGAGAAGGATATGAGTACATTAGGAAAACCAAAATTTACATATAACGATGTGGTTAACTTTGAACTGGAGCACAACGACAAGACATACACTTGTGTAGGTAAGGTATATATTGTTGATAAGTGGGGTTGTTGTGGGATTGATGATGAACCTTGTTACGATGTTATGGTTGAGGACTTTTTAGGCGACGGACAACCATGTTTAGTCAAGCATATCAGAGAGTCAGATGTGAGGACAATTGTTGAGTAACATTATGATTAATGTTTACTATTATAGACGAATGATATAGTTTGTTTATATATAAAGACATAGAGGGGGTGGTGAGGATGTGTTCGAAGAAGTAAAAGAAAAACTATTAGAGCAACCAGAGTCGATAGAGCATATCCTCGATGCCTTTGGATTTAGCGGAATCCGTAGCAACTATAAGGAAATCAGGTGCGCATTTGAAGAGGGTATGAATCCAACTGCGGTTGTGATTAGACTACAAGATAATGATAATCTTTTTGTAAAGGATTGGGAGAGGAATGTCTCACTTGATCTTATAAATTATCTTGTGAAAGTAAAGAGTATTCCATTTAAAGATGTAATGAATGCTATTAAGCAGGAGCTACATCTTGAGTCTTTATATAACTATAAACGAAGAGTTGGTTTGTTTAATGGTCTTTATGATAATATCAGCCGAAATAACAGCGAAACATCGCTAACTACTTACCCAGAAGAGATACTTAAACAATATGGCAATACACCTAATACCCTTTGGCTTAAGGATGGAATTTCATTAAGTACTCAGCGAAAATGGAACGTAGGATATGACGTTCTCAGCCAAAGAATCACTTTTCCTATAAGAACTTCCACAGGCGAGATTATGGCAATCAAAGGCAGGCTTAATGGTATCCCAGAAGAGTTTGAGCCTAAGTATCTATATCTTGTTAATGGTCCGATGAGCCAAACGCTTTTCGGATATTCGGAAAATTATAGTTCGTTATATGAGAATGATATTCTTGTGGTTGAATCTGAAAAAAGTGTGCTTAAAATGAGTTCTTGGCAATATAACAATGTAGTTGCTCTCGGCAGCAACTCATTAAGTACAACTCAGGCAAAATTGCTATTGTCTTTGAACCCTAAGAGTGTAACATTTCTACTTGATAAAACACTTCCATTAGAAAATACAAAGCGTAATGTAGATTTGCTTAAAACATTTTGCGCAATGAGATCGCTGAAAGTTTTTTACTGGGACTGGCAAGACAATATAACATTGGATGATAAATCAGCACCTTGCGATGATACAAAAGAAGAATTTGAGTATATTTTAAAAGAAGAAGTTAAACCAATAGAAAATCTAACAGAAGAAGAGGATGAAATATGAAAGAATTTATGAAACCAATGATTTATACTGCGGAAAGAAAACAGCCCGAGCAAATAGCAGCTGGTACATATAAGGGGCTTGATTATTATGTACTGAGTTTGGGCACACATCCATGTGGCTATGTGAACGTTGTAGGCACTAAGTTATATGGTAAAGATTATGATGACATAGATATTGAATGTCATGGCGGACTTACTTATGCAAATAAAAGCCTTAGAACCGTTAATGACACTGGCTGGTTTATTGGATTCGATTATGCGCATTACGGAGATTATATGGGGTACGATTCTCTGTATTCGTTCGATTTAACATCCGACGACAAACGTTGGACCACCGAAGAAATTGTAGAAGAATGCAAGAATGTAATCGAACAGATTATACGATTGGAGAATGAAATATGATTATTTACCAACTACACGAGACATCAGGTGAGTACGAAGACTACATGGATCGAATCGTAGGTTCTTATATCCGTCTCGAACGAGCCAAGGAAAAAAAGATGAGATATGAAAAAGAATCTGCTGAAAGAATTTTAAATTTTAGGCATTGCATGGGTTGCCCATATATCAATGAAGATTTAGAAAATGAAGAGATGATAAAGCATATGAATACATATTGTGATCATAGCAAAATCTGTTGTGATGAAAACGGTGAGCCGTTATGTGCTAATTATACTGGTTGGCTTGATGAATGCAATTATTATCTTATAACTGTGGAGGTAATGGAATGACTAAACGAGAATTTTTCGAGAAAATTGCAGACTTGTTTGGTAGGAAAAACTGGATTGATTTTTCTACTGAAGAGAGAATTAAACTTTCTGATGTATACGATGATATTAGAATAGATGGTTATAACATTGGTTATGACGATGGTTACAACGATGGAGGAAATTAAATGACGGAACAAGAATACAATTCGCCCGTTACGATGGGAATACTAATGACGGTTTTCCAAGAGCAGATTAAAGCATTATATCCTCAAATTGATTCACTCAGCACTGCGATTCAACAGCGATGTGAATCTTATGATAGGATTCTTCATAAAATGGAAGATATTTTTGACAGTCTAATTAATAACTTTGAGGTTCTTCGTGCTTTTGTGATTGCCGCTTATGCTGAATCGAAGGGTACTTCGACAGATAAAGCAGCCAAGATATATAATGAATATGCGAAAATGTTCAATAAAACGGGAGAGAAAAATGACTATTTGCGGTAAAACAGATTGTGAAGGTTGCATTGTCAAATATGCAAATGATATTAATTTTTGTAAGACAGAAAGAAGGAAGAAGAATATGAACACTAATTTTCTTGAACTTATAAAACAGCATCCGGACTATCCCATTATTCCACGAGTAAATGCAGATATTATTTATGATGATATGTATGGATGGTATTATGGCGAATTCGGATACGCTTGTCTCGGCGAATTTCTTGACTATTCCGACGTGAACGAAAAGTGTTATGACGATCGTGATGATTTTATTGAAGATTGGATGGAAGATCGTTGTGATGATATTGAGTTGCGAGATATGAATGAACAGGAATTCGAGGATTGCGCGATCAAGGTTTGTGATGAGCAGAAGTGGCAGAAGGTGATTTTTGTGAATATCAATCCGTTTGAAGGAGTTTGAGATGGGTAAATTTATCATTAAGTTTAATTATCCAGGCACATATTTTGCATTTGTTGGTAATGGTGGAAGTTACATTCATCAGGGTGAAAAATATGTTGTTCTTGTTGAAGATTATGTCCAGGCAAAAAAGTATAAAACATGTGGAACTGCAAAAGCGGCTGTTAACAAGTTTACAAAAACTTGCGTTAATTCGTCGTTTGATTATGAAATTATTGAGGTAGAAGACGATGAGCAATAAACTTACAACAATGGCAAGACAGCTTCTGCAAATCGAAGAAGATCTGCCTTTCCGTTTCGATTACACAAAAGAAAGAGCAACCGTAGATGACTTCACTATTTATTCTTTCGAGCAAGTATGGGGCGATACATCTTGCGGATTTGGTGGAATTGCAGGGCAAGCAATAACGAAAGAAACAACCTATGTCTTTGTGCCGTGTGGTGTCAATCAAAAATGCTTTGTATATTTTGGTGGGAGGTTTGCTTATGCGGCTGATCCAATAGAAGAATTTTGGAATGACCTTAATTGTGAAAATATGGCTCCTGTTTATAAGAAGGGCAGGTATGCGCAATGAACGAAGATATTAAAACATTGAATTTACTGTCGATGGACGATGCATCCACAATACGTGTTCCTGCGGTAAAGCCGTTTAGTATTTTAAAAGGAGAAAAACCTGATGAAAAAATGTGATTGTTATCACGAGCAAGCCGAACGTCATTATTTTACTGATTACGAACGTGGATTTGCAGCAGCACGAGGGGAAAGGCTTGCCAAATATGAAACCCGCACATATGGTGTTTGTTGGGGCACAAAAGAATCAGATCGGTGTCAGTGCGGTGGCGATAAGATGAAGTGTGATTTCTATGCGGATGTTCGTAAAAAGGCAAAAGAAGAATTACGGAAAGAAAAAGAGAAGATTGCCATTTCTGTAGCGCCAAAGGCATTCGATGAAATTAAGGATTTGATTTATGGATTTTGGGGATCTGAGCCAATTTATTATGTTGGTAAAGATGATAGTGATGAAACCCGATTTGCAAAGTTATGTTGTTGTATTTTGGAAGTTATTGCTAATGTGGAAGATAGAAGTGAAACTACCGTGTTTCAAGATATTAAAACTGGCTTAAAACAGGCGATTGCATATGAAAGGAAAGAGTATGAGTAAAATATTTTATATTTCTGATGCACACATTTCACATTTTAACATACTTAGGTTTGACAACAGACCATTTGCAACCATAGAAGAAAATGATAGGGTTATTATGGAAAATTGGAACGCAGTCGTAGACAAAAATGACATAGTATATACTTTAGGCGACATGCATTGGGGCAAAGCCGAAGAAGTGTATGAGTATGTAAGGCAACTAAGTGGTCGGAAGGTTTGCATTAGAGGTAATCATACGTTAAAGCAATTTCCTGCAAAGTTGCGAAATCTATTTGAAGATGTGTGTGATTATAAAGAAATTACTGATAATGGTAGGCACGTAATTATGTGCCATTATCCAATTCTATGTTATAAAGGTTCCTATGACTCCAAAACTTATATGTTACATGGGCATACACATCAAACAAGAGAGCAACAGTTTGTTGAAAAATGGACAAAAGAATTAAAAGATAGCAAAAGAGAAAATAGCGATAGTTGTGGGAACATAATCAACGTCGGAGTAATGATGCCATATATGAATTATATGCCAAGAACATTAGACGAGATTTTGGAGGGGAACAATGACTAATTTGGAGAGACTAAGGTCGATAAATATAGATGATTTAGCAGAATGGTTGGACGAATATGGGGCATTTGATGGCAGCTTGTGGATTCAATGGTGGGATAATAAATACTGTAAGAATTGTGAGTCAATTATGGTTAAATGGCCAGATTCTATAGATCCAGAAACGTTACATGAATGTGCATATTGTGAAATTGAAGGAAATTGTAGATTCTTCCCTGAAATAACAGAAGTGCCTGATAATAAAAATATTATTAAACTCTGGTTAGAAAGCGAGATCGAATAATGATAAAATACTTTTGTGATTTATGCGGGAAAGAATTAAATCCTAAACCGTATTGTAATAATGATGATCCAGATAATTATACTTATGGCACAATAAATATAGATTTTAATTTTATAGAATTTAAAATTAAAGATGTTTGCAAAGGTTGTGCAGATAAATTTAACAAGATTACAGAAGATGATATGATGGAGTTTATTAAGAGCAAGATGCGTGGAGGATGATGAAGATTGATAAAACAACTTGGTGCCAAGATAAATGGCAGAGGGATGGAGAATGACTTAGAAATAATTGATGCGATATTAGAGAATAGAGATATAGATAACATTGCTGATTTTTTACATCCCACAGAAGAAGCTATGATACCGTTTGACGAAATGTTGGGGTTACAAGAAGCATATCAGTTAGTTGATGACGCGATTACGATGGATGAAAAAATCGTAATCCATGCAGATATTGATGCAGATGGTATCAGCGCAGGAACTATTTTGTTTAAGTATTTACAAGCAAAGGGTACAGATGTTAAATGCATTATAAACAAAGGTAAAAAACATGGAGTCGCAGAGCTTGATTTAGGTTTATTGGATGATGCAGATGTTTTAATTATAGCAGACTCAATTGATAACGATCCTGAGGTTTATAAAAGGATAGTCGCAACTGGTGTTAGGCTTTGTGTAATGGATCACCACATCCCATCAAGAAAATTGTTGGAGTCTGATGTGCCATTTATTTTAGTGAGCTCTGCAAACTACTACTCAAATAAGGAGCTTTCGGGTGCAGGTGTCTGCCTAAAGTTTGCGCTATTTTGTGACTATATGAACTGCGAAAGTCTTGTGGACGATTTGGGACTATGGGCATATGCGGCAATTGGTATGGTCGCGGATGTAGTTTCGATGAGATCACCAGAGAATCGTTATATTGTTTATAAAGGGCTGCAATATTATGATAATCCAATGATTAAAAAGTTGATTGGGAATTATATGTTTGACAGCACCGCAATAAGCTTTAGTATAGCTCCTGCGGTAAATGCTGCAATGAGAACAAACAATAACGAAACGGCAATGAAGTTATTTTTATCGAATAATATTAATGAAATTGAGGAACTTGCCAACCAAACAAATGAATTTAAGGCACTTCAAAATCAAGTCGTAGATGAACTTATGGAAGATGTGTTGGTGCAAGCAGAAACTCAGGCAGATAGAAAATGCATGATATTTATTTTACCAACCGATATTGATGCCGAAGTTTCGGGCTTAATCGCCAATAAAATCATGTCAATAGTTCAACGACCTGTGCTAGTTTTAAGAAATGTTATTGAAACAGATGAGAAGACTGGCGAAGTTACTAAACATGAACTATCGGGGAGCATGAGAGCTTGTGGTGTGGATTCGTTCAAAGAATACATAGAAAATACTGGTTACGGATGGGTAGCGGGGCACGAAAATGCAGCAGGTGTAGGATTTACAATAGACGAGTTTGAAAATTTTAAGGTAGCAATTGAAGAAGCATTAAAAGATGTTGAATTTTCTACAAAGGTAGAAGCGGACATAGAATTGGCTCCAAGTCAAATTAATGAGAACTTAGTAAAACAATTAAGCGCGTTAAGTCGTGTGAGTGGGAAAGATTTTCCTGCAATAAGAGTTTTGGTGAGAACGGATAACTATGAAGTTAGTACGTTTTCCACAAAGAAGCATTTAAAGATCATAGATGAGAGTGGGCTGTTAATAGTGAAATGGAATTGCTCTGACTGGCAGACAATGAAGAATGATAAAGAGTTGGTTGCTGTGGGAACATTGAGTAATCCGAGATATGGGAGAACGCAATATTTACAGCTTACTATTGATGAATTTACGCAACAAAATGATTAAGGAGACGTACTTATGAACGTTTTAAGTTTATGTGATGGTATTTCATGTGGGCAAATCGCGCTTAGAGAACTTGGTGTTAAAGTTAACAAATATTATGCAAGCGAGATTGATAGGATTGCTATTAAGATTACTCAGGATAATTTTCCAGATACAATGCAACTTGGAGATGTTATTGCGCTGTCTGATGATGAAGAATGTCTCCGGCGATTGCCTAAGATTGATTTAGTTTGTTTTGGTTTTCCGTGCAGAAGTCTTTCTAACGCTACTGCAGGAAGAAGCGAGTATAACAATGGGCTTAGGGGCGTAAGTGGAATTTTCTATTATTGTTTAAAGATATTAAACTGGATTCGGACCAATAATAACTCAAATGTATTCTTTTTGACAGAAAACGTAAACTCAAATCAAAAGGTTGATGTTGATATTATATCTAATTTACTTAGTGTAAATCCAATACTGATTAACAGCAATTTATTTTCTGCTCAGGACAGAGAAAGATTATATTGGACCAATATTCCAGTTGGTGTATTACCAGAATCGTGCGACTTGGTACTTAATGATATTCTAGACGAAGAAGTGGACGATAAGTATTTTTATCATCAATCATTTGATTTTTACGGAGAAGATAACAAAGTTTGTGCGACGCTTCACATCAATGGGCATGATATTTTGAAGCGGGTCAATAGCAAGTATTTCAAGTGTCCAACCGTAACGGCATGTAGAGGTGGTAATCATCAAAAAAAAGTTTATGATAGCGGTCGTTGCAGAAAACTTACGCCAAACGAATATCGTAAATTACAGACTATCCCAGAATGGTATGTTATGAATGTTGCTGACAGTCACATATATAATACATGTGGAGATGGATGGACTGTTAAGGTAATTGAATTTATTTTTAGTGAATTAAAGACACAACAAAATGATTAAAAGAGGTGAAGGTATGGCGACGAATTACAGACAGATATTTGCGATAAGAAAAGCTAATGAAGAAAAAATAAAGAAGCTATGCCCAGAGGCAAGGCAAGATAGTGGAATATATTGTTTCTATCGAATCGATGAAAACAATTTTCGTTTTGCATATATAGGGCAGGCATCGAAAGATAATCTATTGTCGAGGTGTGCGAGCCATCTTGAGGGGTATAAGCAACACATAGATCTATCGATACGTAAGTATGGGTTGTATGATGAAGAGAAGAATCCTTATGGATATAGGCTCAAGGTCGTTTGTTATTGTCTCACTGATGAATGTGATGAAATGGAACAGTTTTATATAAAGCAATATGCAGAAGATGGATGGCAATTAAAGAATGTTGAGATTGGTGGCAAGAGTGACAAGACAGATCTGAATGAACGCAAAGCAGGTAAGGGATATCATGATGGCTTAGAGCAAGGCTACAAAAATGCACAACGAGATGTGAAAAAGCTTTTTGAGAAGAATCTAACATATGAAATTAACGGTAAACCTACGAAAAATAAAGAAAAAGCGTATCAAAAGTTTACTGATTTTCTTAATGAAAATAAAGAAGAGGAGACAGATGAGATATGATCGATATTGAATTACAAAATGGACAGTCAGGATACGATATAGTGGGCGAATATATCCGAAGATATTGGAGTCATAACATCATAGATACTGTCATTGTTTCTATTGGCACATCTTATGATGGACATACTTATGACCTACTCAAAGAAATTGCCAGCCCAATGGGTTTCGACGATATTGAATTCTTATGGGACTGGTGGGAAGGCGAGAAGTATATAAAGATTTTCGGAATCAAAGCAATTAACGAAATTGAGATTTCGGGCGGTCTATATAAATAACTAATAAAATATTATTTTGAATTGTAAATAAATTGTAAACAAGCTCCGAAGTGCCTTGACAAACCAGCGTTTCGGAGCTATTATATACACGACAAAATGATTATATAAGGAGTAAGCATGCTTGAATTGAACAAAATTTATAATTGCGATTGTCTCGATGGATTTAAAATGCTTGATGATAATAGCATTGATTTAACCGTTACAAGTCCACCATATGACAATTTGAGAAAATATAAAGGATACAATTGGGACTTTGAAATAACCGCTAAAGAATTATATAGAGTAACTAAACATGGTGGAGTTGTTGTTTGGATTGTCGGAGATGCGACTATTAATGGTAGCGAAACGGGAACTTCATTTAAGGAAGCATTGTATTTTAAAAAATGTGGTTTCAATTTGCATGATACAATGATTTATCATAAAATCAATCCTATTCCTCAGAAATCTAATAGATATCAGCCGAGCTTTGAATATATGTTTGTTTTTTCTAAAGGAAAACCGATAACGTTTCATCCAATTATGATAGAAAAGAAGTATATGGAAAATAGGAAGAGCAAACAATACAACAAGAAAAAAGATGGAGAACAAATTGTCAGAGAGTACAAAGCAATATCTACTATGAAAGTTATTGATAATGTGTGGGAATATTCTGTTGGGCTTAATAATAGCACATCTGATAAAATTGCTTTTTCACATCCAGCAATATTTCCAGAAAAATTAGCAGAAGATCATATAATTTCGTGGAGCAATCCTGGGGATGTTGTGCTTGATCCTTTTATAGGAAGTGGTACAACGGCAAAAATGGCATTATTGAATAACAGAAATTTTATTGGTTTCGAGGTATCAAAAGAGTATTGCGATATAGCAAACGAAAGAATTAACAATGCAAAATGATTGGAGAGAACGATATGAAATTATGCAAGAAACAAGGTTGTGGAGTATGTTTGAATTGTAGTCATATGCCATCTGTTGAATATGGAGATATTTGTAGGTATGAAGCGGAAGATTTGCTTGATTTGCTTATGGATTTGCTAAAAACAAAATTTAGTGATGAGCAAATGGATATCTATAGAGATTATTATGGTGAACTAAAAGAAGAAGGGGATAAGATGTATGATGATCTCAGATGTTAAACTTGGTGAAAAATTGGTGTGCACCGTGTGCGGAAAAGAATTTACAGTAACGGAAGATACTAAATACATTGCAAAAGGTGGCTATGTGTGTAATTGGAAGTGCTTCTTAGCGAGAGTTAAAGAGGTTGAGTTGGAGAAGAATAATAAGACAAAGTGATTGGAGGAGATATAATGCAAAATTATCACAGGCATACGTGTTACAGTATTGGAGACAGTGCAGAAATGCCAGAAGCATATGCCAAAAGAGCAGTTGAGTTAGGACATAAAGTTATAAGCAGTGTAGAACATGGATGGCAAGGATATTATCATCAAACTTTTGAGTTAGCCAAAAAGTATAACTTAAAGTTTGTATTTGGAACGGAAGCTTATTGGGTAAAAGATAGATTTGAAAAAGATCGAACTAATAACCATATAATTATTCTTGCGAAGAATGAGAACGGAAGACGTGCCATCAATAGAATTCTTTCTGATGCAAATGAAACGGGATATTTTTACAAACCAAGAATTGATTTAGATTTAATTTTTTCTCTTCCAGCAAATGATGTTTTTATTACAAGTGCATGTATTGGATTTTGGGGATACGAAGACTCTGATGAAATTATTGTTAAACTTCATGATTATTTTAAAGATAATTTTATGTTAGAAATTCAAAGCCATAATACAGATAGGCAAAGGCAATTACATCATAGAATTAAACAATTATCGGAAAAATATAATATTCAGTTAATTGTCGGATTGGATAGTCATTATATATATCCAGAACAATCAGTTGAAAGAGATGATATTCTTGCTGGTAGAAATATAGCCTTTGATGATAATGAAATAGGGTGGTATATGGACTATCCAGATGATGAAACAGTTCGTCAACGCTTTAAAGAACAGGGGGTTTTTGACCCCGAGACGGTTCAAAGAGCTATGGATAATACAGATATCTTGCTTACATTTGGGGATTATGATGATGTTCCAGTTTTTACAAGTGATATTAAATTACCAACGCTATATCCAGATAAAACGCAGGCAGAAAGAAATAAAATTTATAGCACATTAATTAGTAAACTCTTTAAAGATTATATGAAAAATGTACCCAAAGAACGTTATAAGGAATATTTTGATGGTGTCAAACAAGAGGTATCTGTATATAAAGAAACAGGAATGGTTGATTATCCATTGCTTGACTACGAAATTATTAAAAGAGGAGTAGAAAAAGGCGGACTAATTACTACAACAGGAAGAGGATCGGCGGTTGGATATTTTACTAATACATTATGTGGATTTAGTAAAGTAGATAGATTTAATTCACCAATTAAGTTATATCCCGAAAGATTCATTTCAAAAACTCGTATTCTTGAGACGAAATCACTACCAGATCTAGATATGAATCTCGGTACTGTGGAAATTTTTGCAGAAGCACAAGAAGAAGTAATGGGGAAAGATCATGCTTATCCTATGATTGCTTTTGGAACTCTAAAGAAGAAGTCTGCATTTAAACTGTACGCTCGTGCTAATAATCTTAATTTTGAAATTGCCAATGAAATTTCAAAACAGATAGAAAAATACGATGAAGCAGTTAAGTATGCCGAAGACGATGAAAAAGATGAAATTAATATTTATGATTATGTAGATAGTCAATATAGAGATTATATTGAGAAAAGCGAAAAATATTGGGGGGTAATTAGTGATAAAAAGAAAGCCCCATGCGCTTATTTACTTTATCAAGGCAGTATACGAGAAGAAATAGGTTTAATAAAATGCAAAAGCGAGAGTACAAAAAAAGAATATATGACAGCAGTGATAGATGGGGCAGTGGCAGAAAAATACAAAATGCTTAAAAATGACCTGTTAAAAGTCGATGTAGTCTTATTGATTGATATGATTTATAAAAGAATTGGTATTCCGGTGCATACTGCAAATGAAATTATCTCGCTTGTTGATGGAGATCAAAAAGTTTGGGATATATATGCAAATGGATATACTATTGGCGTCAATCAGTGTGAAAAAGAAAGCGCTATGAAAAAATTGCGTAAGTACCAACCAAAGAACATTTCAGAGCTCTGTGCTTGGATTGCAGCTATTAGACCGGCATTCAAGTCAATGTATTCGAAATTTGAATCAAGAGAATCTTTCGAATATGGTATTCCTGCTTTTGATAAAATTCTTCAAACACCACAATTTCCATACTCGTATATACTATATCAAGAGCAGACTATGAATACGCTCAACTATGCAGGATTTCCTCTCGATGAATGTTATGGTATTATAAAAGCCATCGCAAAAAAGCATCCAGAAAAAGTCAAACCATTAAAGGAAAGATTTATTGAAGGATTTAAAAATAAAATCATGCAAGATGATCACATCGATGCAGAAAAGGCAGAAGAAATGAGTATAAGAGTTTGGCAAATTATTGACGACTCTTGCGGATACGGTTTCAATTCTGCTCATGCTTATTGTATGGCAATAGATAGTCTTTATTGTGCATACTTGAAAGCGCATCATACATATGAATTTTATGAAGTATTATTACAAGTTTTTTCAGATAAAGGGAAGAAGGATAAAGTACAAGCTCTGAAACAAGAAATGAAAGAAGCATTTGGTATTATTGAAGGTCCATATAAATTTGGACATGACAATAGACGTTTTGTAGCAGATGAAGAACATAAAATGATACATCCATCATTGTTGTCAATTAAGGGGTTTAGTCAGTCTTGCGCTAATGATTTGTATGAACTGTCACAAACAGAACATTTTGATACATTCTACGATCTACTAAAGAGATTACAGTCTATTTCATCTGTCGATAAATCAAGGTTGGATACTCTAATTAGAATTGGATATTTTGATTGTTTTGGACCGACATTGACATTGTTAAATACTGTTGAGCTGTTTGATAAATATTATGGTAAAAAGCAAATTAAGAAAGATAAAAATGATATACCATTAAATATTCTTTCTAAGTATTCAACTGAAACAAAAGCTATGTTTAAAATTACAGATAATGATGCTCTTATGGAAGAATTATGTTCAATGATTCCATCAAAAGAATTACCACTGGAAGCGAGACTAAAAGCACAGTTTGATGCTTATGGCTATATAAGTTATATCGATCCATCTCGTCCAAACACCGCCGTAGTTATGGATCTCAACACCAAATACTCCACCTTCCGCGCTCAGCTCTACCGTATCTACGATGGTCAAACAATCACCGTAAAGCTCAAAAAAACTGCCTACGAACAGATGCCAATAGCTGTTGGAATGGTAATTAATTATCGAGTAGAAAAGAAAAACAAGTGGAAAAAAGAAAATGATCAATGGATTCAAATCGATGAATATGAAGATTGGTTAAGTTTGTATAATGTAATAACATAGAGGTAAATAATATGGTAAAGGTAAGAAAAGATATTACTGGATGGATAATGTCGGAACGCGGAGTTCCAGATTCGCGATTAACAGTGATTCGACAGGTAGAAGATTATATAACTCCAGCAGGCAATCATTATGCAAGATGGCTATGCGAGTGTTCGTGTTTGGAGCATAACAAAATTATTGCAGACGGCTATTCAATAACAAGTGGAGCCACTAAATCTTGTGGTTGCCTCAAAAGAGAAGTAACGGCAAACTTTAACAAGAAAATTAAAAAGAAACAAAACGAATATAGCGATTTGATGCACGATGAGCACGGAGATTATTATATAGGATATGCGAGCAATACGCACAATCCGTTTTATTTTGATGCCGACGACATAGAAAAGGTAAAGTCTATTTGTTGGTGGGAAAGAACTGACAGGACAACCCATTATTTAAGCGGCTGGAACCCAGACTCGGAAAAATGTGTATCTATGCATTCGTATTTGGGGTTCAGCAACCACGATCACATAGACGGAAACGAGTTAAACAATCGAAAATATAATCTAAGACCAGCAACTAAAGCTGAAAATAACTTTAATAGAAGAAATCTAAAACCAAGAACATTAAGTTATGTTGGCATTTATAGAACAAGCAACGGAAAATATAATGCTACATTGCGCTATCAAGATAAATGTTATTATGGAAAATATAGAGAAACAGAGGAAGAAGCTTTTATTGATAGGTTGCGACTTGAAGCAAAGTATTTTGGTAAATTTGCTTCACACATAGATTTATTCGAACAATATGGGATAAATATAAACGACTATCAATCTATTGATTGACTTTCGTCACAATTTCTATATACTTTTTACGACCATAATTACACCCTATCGGTTACAATTATAGCCCATTATACCCAAACTACACCAGTAAGGGTATAATGGTGGCTATAATTGTAACTAAACTGTAAACGATACCAAAAACGTATTGACAACGCATAAAAATAGTACTATAATAACAGAGCAAAATGATTGGAGGGTTCATATGAACACACATAACTGTAAATATTACGATTCCGAAAACGGTTGGTGCAAAAAACTTTCTGATTGGCATAATGACATGCCCGACATTGAATATTGTATTGATGGTCCATGTCCATACGAAGAACCAAAGATAAACAAGTTTGTTGTTAATGCCAAATACAACATTGGAGACAATGTTTGGCATTATGAATACTTTGACGGCATCTGTTATCCTTCTAAAGATATTGGAAAGATATATAAGATTAACATAGAAATCACAAAAAGAGATTTGCACATTTATTATCATGTCGCTACAGAATATAATGGTGTGAAGTCATATGATACTTATCTAGAGTCCAATATCTTTAAATCATATGAGGAATGTGAAAAATGGTGCAACGAATGTGTATCAAAATGATTCACAATTGTTAACGAAAGGTGTTTATAATGGTACAAGATGAAATTTTAGAGTTCATTCACCGCCGTTGGATGAAAGATGCCGATTGGACCTGTGGTAATTGCTATTGGTTTGCGAAGATTTTATGTGAAAGATTTGCTAACTTACAGATGTGGTATTGTCCAATCTTGGGGCATTTCATTGCGGGACGCGATGGTAAATTTTACGATTGGAACGGGATATATATACCCCAGGAACAACCCATATTGTTTGAAGATATTCACAGAAGCGATCCTTTGTGGTATGAGCGTCTGATACAAAATTGTGCGATGTAATAAAAGATGATGCAATTTGTGTTTGTCTACAATTAGAAAAAGAATATTTCGGAGAATTTGTTTCACAAAAAACATTCAAATTATAATTATTAATAAAATGTAAATGATTACAAAAGCATATTGACAAATCAAAATGATTGATGTATAATGTATTCACAATAATGATCGGTGCAACTTCAACATAGTTGTTAAATGAACAGTAAGGAAAACTTTGCGAATGAACTCATAAAAATGTGATAGTAAGATATGCATAGGAAAGAGTTAACAGCCGAAAACAAAAAGAATAAAAGAAATTCACAAATCTTTGGGCGATATTCATTGAGCTTGATGAATAATTGTTATGAATATAAACATAGAAAAGAAGAACTGAAATGACTAAAACAGAAAAGGCAATGTTTACTGTTGCAAAGAGCGTGTCGGAGTTTTCCGACCACCCGCAGCACAAAATTGGTTGTGTGATAACAGATAAACACAGGATTATTTCAAGTGGATATAATTCGTCTACAAAGACCAATCCAATCCAAAAACGCATTGACGAAAAAAGATTTAAATGCGAATGCAGAGGAGTAGTTCACTCCGAGACGAATGCATTGATACCGCTTATCAAGCGCGGATATGATTTGTCTAGAGCATCAATTTTCGTTTACCGTGAACATAAGGATGGCACTCTTGCGATGGCTCGCCCATGCCCAGGGTGTGAAAGTTTGATTAGAGCTTGTGGTATACGCAAGGTTTATTATACAACTGAAGGATCATATCGAACAGAAAAATGGTAATTGTAAACAAGTTGTAAACGCTAACAAAAAGTACTTGACAAAGAAAATTTATATGATATAATAATGTTACAATACAGAATGATTGAAGTGTGATGACATCTGACTGTGGAAAGACACTGGCGACTCGGAAATAGACGAGCAATAAATATATGCCGCTGTGGTGGAATTGGCAGACACCTGGGACTTAAAATCCCATGTTCAGAGATGAGCGTACCGGTTCGATCCCGGTCAGCGGCACCATCTGTGGAAATCAAGCGTGTCCACCATCGGGCGCCCCGTAAAAGCCGGATATACGGAGAGTTAAGCATAGTTGGTACTGCGGCGGATTGCCAATTCGTTCCTCGTTCATTCGAGGCAGAGGTTCGACCCCTTTCACCTATGCCAAATGCCCAGTTGAGATAACATACTACGGCTGTGAGTGACGGTCGGGATCCAAGGTGCAGATAAGTTCTGTGGGCGTAAAAGAAATAAGAGGTTAGATTGCATTACACAATCGAAGTTAGCCTTGAAACAGGCAGGACATAGCCTCAAATAAATCCTTGGTGAGCTAAGATGGGAAACACTAATCCCCCTACTATTATAAAAGCTGAAAAGACCACGATAAACCATACGAAAGGTTTGTCCTCGTAGATGGAATTGTGATTGAATAGCAATCTTGCGTAAAGGCAAAGGGTGAGGCTGATAGTGGAGTCACTTATGTAATATTTATGCGGATGTAGCTCAGTTGGTAGAGCACACGATTTTTAATCGTGGAGTCTGGAGTTCAAACCTCCACATCCGCACCATCTATATTGCCTGTTAGCCAAGAGGTAAGGCACCAGACTTTGACTCTGGTATTACGGTAGTTCGAATCTACCACAGGCAGCCATTGCACAGGAAATATGTATAGCTTCGTGACAAACTTATACGAGAATACGCCGTTCAGAGTATAGCTCCTCTGCTGAAACGAGAAAGAATTAGTCCCGCTGAAGGTAGTATATAGCAAAGCGCGAATGTGGGTGTTATACATCACCCGGTTTTCTGTGCATCCAAATATGCGCACGTAGCCCAGAGGCAGGAGGCAGATGACTCAAAATCATCACAGGGAATGTTCGAATCATTTCGTGCGTACCAGGTCTGTTCCCAGACCACATAAAGGGAAGTGTTTGTATGTTTTCACAGAAAACAACAAAAAGCACAGGCAACTAAGTACTTTGTAAAGAAAATTTGGTTTGTGGTTCTCAGCAAGACAGCATAAACATAAGCAGGTTGGAAGACATGCGGTAAACTGATACTTCCATTGTTGGCACTACTGCTATTAAATTTACGTTCGATTCGTAAAGCCAAAATTTTTGAGTTTCTCTCAAAAGTAGTCGCGAATGCTAAGAGATGAAGTTGTCAAACCTCTATGAGAGGTGGGTCTCCATTAACCTGTGGTGAAAGACCACAAAGAGATGAACTTTAGAGAGTGTCTTATCACATATGCCACTTCCGATGAAGCATTACATGAGATGATGCTTGCGGTGAATTTGGTTCAAGTCCAGGCTTCGGGAATGGTGCTACAAAGTGATAAGGCGAACCGCAATAAAAATATTGACACATAACACACTTCTTGATATAATAAGTTTGTAACAATACAAAATGATTAAGGAGTGTGTTTTTCAATGAAAAATATTATTACAGCGTATGCTACAAAAAACGATTGTTATATCGCTCAACAACAAATGAAGCCTATTGGCATCGTACTGCACAGCACAGGTGTGAATAATCCAAATCTAAAAAGATATGTTGATTGCCCGTCTGAGTGCGGAAGAAATTGGTATAATAATCATTGGAACAATCCATCAAGCAAAATAGGTGAGCAATGCGTGCATAGTTTTATAGGTTATGATAAATACGGAGAGGTGAGAGTAGCGAATATTCTGCCGTATGATTATGCTTGTTGGGGTTGTGGTAGCGGAAAGTACGGAAGTTATAATTACGATCCAAATGGACACATTCAAATAGAGCTATGCGAAGATGGATTATTCGATGAGGAATACTTCAATGAAGTATATAGAGTTGCGGCAGAATATTGCGCTATGCTTTGCAAGAAATTCAATTTGCAACCGGCTACGATAGTTAGCCATGCAGAAGCGTATAAAAAAGGCTATGCGTCTAATCATGCAGATTGCGACCACTGGTTTAAAATACATGGTAAGACAATGGATGATTTTAGAGCGTTAGTTGAGTCTATGCTTGGAATGAGCACAAGATATTTAGTCAGAGTTATAGTGGATGTTCTAAATGTCAGAAAGGGAGCGGGTACTAATTATCCGATAGTTACTACCGTAAAAAGAAATGAGGTATATACTATAGTGGGAGAAAAAGTAGTTGGAAATGATGTTTGGGGTGTTCTTAAAAGTGGCGCTGGGTTCATTTGTCTAACATATACCGCTAAAATATAGAGGCATAATTATTTGTAAACAAATTGTAAATACCCCCATAAGTGCATTGACAATTAAGTAGTTATGCTATATAATGTATACACAACAAAATGATTAAGGGGGTCTTCAAATGGAAAATCGTTGTATGTACTGTGGGGAAGTAATACCAGAAGGAAGGCAAATTTGCCCATCTTGTGAGAAGTCTATCATCAAGAAAAGTATGATCCTACAAAGTTATCAAACAACAAATAAAAAAATATTAGAAAAAAAGGAAATACGTATGGAAGAAAAAACAACGTCAGAAGCAATCTCTGAAATTAAAGGCGCTACCGAAGAAGAGTTACGAAAAGTAATTGAAAAGTGGTTTGAGAGTGTTAGAAATTCAGGGATGAAGATTGGGGCAAGCTACATAGCCGCAGCAGTTTATGGGATAATCGAAAAGGATCTTAAGAAAGAGCCAAAACCCAGTCTTAGAGATTATCAAAGAACAATTAAGAAAATTATTAAAATCGTGTCTGTGCAGTTAAAGCAAGAAGAAACACAACAAAATGATTTATTCGAGGCGTGAAAAACAAATGAGTGCAGATAATGGTGTGTATATTTTAAAAACAGGAAGACAATATAGAGTCGCTCACCAACAGGCTATAGACAATCTATATTGGAATGAGAATTTGCGTAAAATGTGCGATACAATGCAACCTATATCAATTATCGATATGTTTGGTGATTGCAAGTATACGACTAATTTAAATACAGCATTTAATATTGCAAGAAGAATTTTACAAACATTACCCATATGCGAATATGGTATTGTTCTACTTGATGCAAAGATGAGCTGGTACAAAATTTTACATTATGAAGGGATGAAAGTTAATGATTTTTAATGTAGTGGCATGGTGCGATAATTTTGATGATAATTATTCTAATACACCATTTACAGAAGAGAGAAAAAGAGCCTTGGTAGACAGAGTAAGACAGCGCAAATACAATATGTCTTATCAGATGTTATCGATGAATCCGTATAGTACGCCAGTATATCAAGATGGATGTAGATGTTTGTTAACTAGTGAGCAATGGGAAGATGTACTCGTAGATGTATATGCAGACAATAAGCGCCCTCCGAGATTTAGTCCTATGGATATTTTAACATTTAAGGCGAATGGAGCGCTGTGGGAGAAAGAAAGATTTTATAATGAAATGGTAGGTGGACATAATGGATGAAAATGAAGTCAGAAAACTTGGTGAATGCGAGTGCTGCGGTAATGAAATTACAGATGAACAGGAAGAATATTATATCACAGAAGATGGTAGGGTGTTTTGTTGTATTGAATGTATTTTAGCAAGTTTTGAGATCGAAAAAATTGAGGTATAAAAATGCAAGATTTTAATGTTGAAATGATAAAAAGTCCGTCTGATCAAGATTGGATGTGGGCAAAAACTTGTACATTGAATACAGTTGGTAAAAAATCTACCAAGCTACCAACAGACGAGTGGAAAAAGAAGCTTATTGAAGCAGAACACAGTCCAATGAGAGAATTATGGTTTGGATTTAGACTTGAGATCCCATATTGGGTTTCGGTGCATATTGTCAGGCACCATATTGGTTGTAATCATTATGTTCAAACACAGCGCAATGACAGACAAGAAAAATATGACAGGAACGAAATGCCCCAAAGCCAAATCATAAGCCATATACTTTCAATCAATGCTCAAGAGCTCGTATTTATGGCTCACAAGAGATTATGTGGGCAGGCATCACCAGAGACAAGAGACGTTGTAAGAAAGATGTGCGACCTTGTAATTGAGAAATACCCCGAATTTAAAGGCGTGCTAGTTCCTCTTTGTGCGTATAGAAATGGGGTATGTACAGAGTTTAACCCTTGTGGCTTGAATAAGAAGTATCAAGGTGGTGAAACAAATGGCAAATAACAAAGAGCATGTGGTATTGCTACTAATCGGGCGCACTTGCGCAGGAAAGAGCACTCTTGCTAAAATGCTTAGCGATAGAACTGGGCTTCGTCAGCTTGTATCATATACAACACGTGTAAAACGTAATGATAACGACACGGATCATATATTTGTCGATGTTTCAGACTATGAACGAGCAAAAGCAAATGGTGAGATTGTGGCAGAGACACAGATTGCTGGAAATTTTTATTACTCTACAATTGACCAGTTATACGAATCGGATATCTATACAGTAGATCCAACAGGTAAAGATATGTTGCTTTCTATGAGCATTCCCAACATTCGTTTTATAACAGTGTATATTACTTGTCCAGATGATGAACGTAGTATTAGATCCAAAAAACGCGGAGACGACAAGGCAAAATATCGAGTACGAGATTTTTCTGAACGCAGTCAATTCAGGACATTTATTGCGGATGAAGAATGGGATTATTCGATAAAGAATCTTGAACTACCAAAAGCTTATTCAGTTCTTCGTTGGATTTCTCAGGTAGAAAAGGTATGGCAAAATCACATTGAGGAGGATGAAGCCTAATGTTCCGCATTGCTATAGATATTGACGAGGTTTGCAATAATCTTATGGAGTCGGTTTTGACAATATATAACAAACGACATGGCACAAATTATATATTAGATGATTGCCAAAACTTTGATTTACATAAAAATTTTGAACCGGATGCAGCGAACGAAATGTACGAGTTATTTGGAGCAGAGGATGTTCAAGCCATTTTAAGACCTATAGACGATGCGCAATGGGGCATTGAAACTTTGATGAATATGGGTTATCAAGTGTATTTTGCAACAGCAACTACGCCTCAGAATTTCGGTTGGAAAGCGAACTGGTTATTAAAAAATTTTCCATTCATTAATTCACATCAAATCATTGATATATATAATAAGGGGATACTCAATGTTGATGTTTTGATTGATGATCATATTGATAATTTAATATCAGGGTTTTATGATAGAGTATGTCTCGACAGACCTTGGAATAGAAATATAAGAGATGATTTATTTGAAATCTATCGCTGCTTATCATGGCGTGAGATTATAAAAATTATTGAAAAACTAGAAAGGAAGAATAAAGAATGGGAGAAAGAGTAATTTTATATTCAACACACTGTCCTCGTTGTAAAGTTTTAACTAAAAAACTACAGGATGCCGGTGTTCAATATGAAGAAATTAATGACATTGAAATTATGAAAGCAAGGGGTTTTAATGAAGCACCAAAACTTGAAATAGACGGTGTTGTTTATGGATTTAAAGAAGCTGTAAATTGGATTAAGGAGCAGTAATAGCATGGGGAAATATAGTAGTTACGAAAAGTATGTTAATTTTATTAACAAATACAAGAAGGCAATCAATGCCTCAAGCGGAAGCGAAGTTGATGCTAATGCAAATGTTGAAAACAAAAATATTGCCACGCTGCAAGGAGAACTTAGCAAAAGAGACATTATAGGAACAAATAGATTATTGATGGTTAATAAACTTACAGAGATGTATGGCATTGATATGGCAGATGAGTATATCAGACAACTTGATTCTCATGAGATTTATAAGCATGATGAAACTAGCGTTATGCCGTATTGCGTTTCCATCACAATGTATCCATTCTTATTTGAAGGTTTGAAGTCTATTGGTGGATTGTCAGAGCCTCCGCAAAACCTCGATTCTTTTTGTGGAGCATTTATTAATCTCGTTTTTGCTATTGCATCTCAATTCGCAGGGGCAGTATCGACTCCCGAATTTTTAACATATTTAGACTATTTTATCAGAAGAGAATACGGCGACGATTATTATTTAAATTCCGATAAGACAGTTACAACAGGGAATAGACCAAAAACAATAGATAAAGTTATCACAGATAAGTTTAGCCAAGTTGTTTATTCATTGAACCAGCCTGCGGCGGCAAGAAACTTCCAAAGCGTGTTTTGGAATATAGCTTATTTTGATAAGAATTATTTTGATGGCATTTTTCATGACTTTATTTTTCCTGATGACACAGAACCAACTTGGGACAGTGTAAAATGGTTACAAAAAAGATTCATGAAGTGGTTCAACGCAGAAAGACTCAAGAAGCCTCTCACATTTCCGGTTGAAACGGTAAATCTACTTGATAATGGAATTGATTATGTGGATAAAGAGTGGTTTGATTTTGTAGCAGAGATGTATGCAGAAGGACATTCATTCTTCACGTATAGAAGTAATAGTGTAGATTCGTTGGCTTCATGCTGTAGACTTCGTAATGGTATACAAAATAATACATTCTCTTTTACTCTTGGAGCGGGAGGCGTATCAACGGGATCTAAGGGTGTTATAACAATTAATATTAATAGACTTGTTCAAAATGCAACAAAAGAAGGAAAGGATATTTCCAACGCTGTCTCAGAGCAGGTCAAAAAAGTACATTGCTACTTGAAGGCATTTAATGAAATTATGAGAGATAACTTCAATGCAAAGCTTCTTCCTGTGTACGATGCGGGTTATATCTCATTAGATAAGCAATATCTTACACTTGGAATCAATGGATTTGTTGAAGGAGCTGAGTTTCTTGGTATTCAAATTTCTCCCAACGAAGAATATTTTAAGTATGGCGAAAAAATCCTAAAGCCTATCTATGAGTTAAATAAAGCAGAAAGAACAGATGAATTAATGTTTAACACAGAATTCGTACCTGCGGAGAATTTAGGTGTCAAAAACGCAAAGTGGGACAAAGAAGATGGATACTTTGTACCACGTGAATGCTATAATAGTTATTTCTATATTGTAGAGGACGATAGCACCAACACTGTGGATAAGTTTATTCTTCATGGCGACAAACTTACAAAGTATCTGGATGGAGGAAGTGCACTTCACGCAAATCTAAACGAGCATCTAACAAAAGAACAATATAAGGTATTAATGCTCGACGCCATTAAAACGGGATGCTCGTATTTCACGTTTAATATTCCAAACACGATTTGTAATGATTGCGGACATATTAGCAAGCATAGAATGGATCACTGCGAGGCTTGTGGGAGCAAAAATATCGATTATCTTACACGTGTTATTGGGTATCTTAAGAGAGTGTCTGCATTCTCAGAAGCTCGCCAGAAAGAAGCAGCAAAAAGATATTATGAATAATAAACTGAAATATCTTGGATATAGTATTGTGTTTCAAGAAGTTCCGAACGAAGTAACACTTGCAATTAACATTAGTGGTTGCCCTCACCGTTGTGAGGGTTGCCACAGTAAGTATTTATGGGAATATAATGGCAATTATATATCTGATGATTTAGTAGGGCTCATCGAAAAATACAAGGAACTCATTACTTGTGTGTGTTTCATGGGTGGAGATCAAAACTTGAATGAATTGTATAAATTAATGAAAATTGTACAATTATCAAATTTAAAAGTGGCACTATATACTGGAGCCTCAGATCCACATACTATCGGATACGCGATGTCTTTACCTGTAGATTATCTTAAATATGGTCCATATATTAAAGAATATGGTGCTCTTAATAGCAAAACAACCAATCAGATAATGCTACAAAGGAATGGCGATAAGTGGGATAATATAACTTATAAATTTCAGAAAGGATGTCTTAATGATTAAAATTAAACAAACAGAAGACAAAGAACTTCTTGAAGAAATTCTAAGACAACTTAAAGAACACAACGGGCACTGCCCATGTCAGTTCGATGATGAATTACAAGATACATTATGTATTTGTGCTTCATTTAAGAAAGAAATTGACAAAACAAATTCAGGCATAATTGAATGTCCATGTGGCAGATATATTGCAACTATTACACAAGATTAAAACAATACAAAATGATTAAAAGGAGAACAAAATTATGAAAGATGAACTCAAGAGAGAACTTACTGTTGCAGAGCTGGAGGAACAGTACAAGAAAGCAGAAGAAAGTCAGAAAGCACTTAGAGAACAGATCGAAAAGAAAAAGAAAGAAGAAAAAGAATTCAAGGAGACAAAACTGAAGGCAGAAAAAGAAGCTCGTAAAAAAGAATTGGATGACGCTGTTGAGTGTTGTAGGAAACTTCTGAGAAATTACATCAATGATTATGGAGCATATTCAATTATGTCAGATGACATGAATGATATTTTTAATTCTAAGTTTTGGAATTGGATTTGGTAATTAAGGTGATTGTATGAGAAAATTTGAAATTGTTAAAGCCGAATTTAGAAAGAATCCCAATGTGAAAATTAAACTTCCAAAAAGAGCAACCAAACATAGTGTAGCATATGATTTTTATAGTCCTGTTAATGTAGTTATTCAGCCAGGACAAAAAGCTTTCATATGGACTGACATCAAAGCTAATATGTATTACGACAACGCTCTGCTTATTAATGTAAGAAGTTCTATGGGGAAACAGCCAATTATGATTGCTAATACGCAGGGATGGATTGAGAGCGATTATGCAAATAATCCTGACAATGATGGGAATATTGGTTTTAACCTCCTTAATCTCGGTGATACGCCTTATGAAATTAAAGAAGGAGATCGTATTGGGCAGGGCATGTTTGTAAAATATCTTGTTACCAATGATGACAATGCTGATGGCGAACGCAAAGGCGGGTTTGGATCCAGCGGAGCATAAACAAGCTTCAATGGCATGCTAAATTGTTATATTTATTATAGAAACAAATATTTAGAAAATTTGGACAACAGATAAAATTTATAAGATAAACAATAAACTAAAATTTCATAGAGGCGGATTAATTTTCGCCTCTTTTCTTTTTAAGGAGGGCAAAATGGAAGAACAAAAATATTTCTATAATTCAATAATAGTAAAATTGGTTTGCGTAATTATATTTCTCATAATAATCATAATCGCAATTCCAAAGAAACCAGAAACGATTGAGACTATCAAAGAAATTGAAAAAGAAGTTATAGTTGAGGTTCAAAAAGAGCCAACCTATGCATACAATATAACATCCGCAGAGCGTGAAATGCTTGCAAGATTAGTATATCGTGAAGCAAACACAGAAAGTCTTGAATGTCAAATGGCAGTTGTGTCGGTCGTAATCAACAGATGGCAAGATCAAAGATGGGGAGGCACTATAGAAGAAGTTATATATTCGCCTTATCAATTTACGCCTGCAAATTTACTATATCAAACAACACCAACAGAATTAAACTACACAGCAGTAGATTTAGTACTGCAAAATGGTTCAATCTTGCCACCATATTGTTTATATTTTCGAGCCGATAAGCACTTCGACTGGATAGATTATGAACCATATACACAAATAGACTACACTTGTTTCGGTTATGTTCAAGAGGATGTGGAAAAATGCAAAAAAGATCTATAACTATTTCGGTTCCACCGACTACAACTTCAGAAGAAATTGCAAAAATCAGAGAACAATTCAAACAGGACGAAACTATGAAAGACTGCCGACTGAATATATTAATTAGCGGCAACGAAAAATTTCAAGAAAATTTATATAATTTTGTAAAGACTATGGTAAATCCATAGTCTTTTATGCTACAATAATGTTATAAGAAAAAACAATAATGTTAAAAAAGGAGAACGCATTATGATAGAAAATAAAATTGTTGTAGCATACCTAAGACTATCCGTTGATGACGGAGATGATAAAGAAAGTTCAAGTATTAGTAATCAAAGAAAGATTATTGAACAATATGCTAAAGAAAATGGACTAATTATATCTAAATTTTATATAGATGACGGGTATAGTGGATATAAAATGGAAAGACCTGCCTTTGACCAATTAAGATATGATTTAAATCATGATAAAGTAGATGTAATAATTGTAAAAGATTTATCAAGACTTGGAAGACATAGCGCCAAAGTGCAATTATTCTTAGAAAATATATATAATGTAGGAAAAAGAATTATTACTATTGGAGATAATTACGATACAGATAAAGAAGAAACTCATTCAATGGCGGGTATTTACGCTTGGGTAAATGAAATGCAAGTTAAAAACACGTCAAGAAAAGTTAGAGATAGTTTGCACGCATTACAAAGAGAAGGTAAATTACTTTGTAATGTTCCTTACGGATATTATAAAGATGATAAAGATAAAACAAAGTGTCACGTCGATTATACTATCGCTCCATATGTACAACAAATCTTTGATATGTATGCTAATGGAATGGGCGTTAAAGAAATAGCTAGAGTGTTATCTGAAAGCAACATACCAACGCCAACTATGGTTAAAAAACAAAGACAAGAGACAGAAGGTCAAATAAGTAAAATAAAAGTAAGTGGCATTTGGGACACTAGTGTTATTATCAAGATATTAAAAAATGAATTCTACCTTGGGACATTGGTGCTTAACAAAACAAAAACAAGGTCAATTAGAGGGAAAAAAGTTAACACAGATCCCGAAGAACATTTAAAATTCGAGGATCATCATGAAGCAATTATAGATGCACAAACGTTTAAGTTGGTACAAGATCTTAGAACAAGTCGAAGATGCAATCATTTCAGAGGAAAGAAAAGTAAGGTAAGGAAAAACTTATTCGCAGGAATAATCTATTGTGCAGATTGTGGAGCACTTTTGACTACATCGGGAGCAACAGCGAATACGAGATACATATGCAAAACATATAATGTTTTTGGCACAAGCAAATGTACTAATCACGCTATTATGGAAAACGACATATTAGAAGTTCTGTTTGACTTGCTGAAAGATTGTAGAGACAACTTGCAAGATGTCTTAGTCGATATAAATAATATCATTCATGCAGAACTTAAAGCAAGGGGTAAGAAAGAAAACAATGAGCTTGACCTTGTTAAAATGTTAGACAATAGTAAAAAAGCATTAGAAGTTCTGATCGAGATGAAAATGAAAGAAATTGTAAAGAACCCGACAATGGCAGATATTATCGATAAAACGTACAATGAAATGCAAAACGAAAAGTATAAAGAAATTAGAATGCTGGAACAACAAATTGCAGATCAACAAGATATAGACATAGACGAAAAGCAATTAAAGGATGATGTTAATGCAGCCCTGACTATCATCAATAAAGTATTAACAAGTGGAGAGATTACGAAAAAGCAAATATTAATGTTAGTAGATAGATTAGTTGTGTATGAAGACAGTGGAATTGATATATACTTAAAAGGAAACTTACACGAATTAAGCCAAAATTATTTCAAAGTTAATGAAACAGCAATGAATAAAACGAAAATGTATTTATATGAATATATAGCAAATCATCAAAACAAGTTCACTAAAGACGAATGTACATTATATGTAAAAGATAAAGGGGTTAAGACTAATTATAAGATTATATCTCGTATAATCAATGAAGAACTTGGTAATATGGTTGAATTAAGAGAAATGAGGCATGGATATAGGCTAACCGCACCATTACAAGACGTTGAGCGTGTACTGCTTGGTAACATTGTCGTAGGTGCAGAGAAATGTCTGTACTCCAATAATGTTAAATATGGAAAGCGTATGGAATCTATCGACAATATCGTTAGTAGAAAGAAGAGATTGCCACTCAACAATGTTACATTTGCATTACTTACAAAAATCAGCGATTGGACACAAGGATTACAACCACAAAACAACAGATTTTAAACGGAGCCGCAAGGCTCTTTTCTTTTTGTGCAAAAAAATAAGAGCCACCATATTTGGTGACTCTTACTATTACCCATTTAATAACCCCATCAGCAAGTCCCTTGGGTTTGTAGGGGCAACTTGCTCTCTCGTAAACGAAAGCCCTTTTAGTGGCTCTAATGGTGTCATATCTTGAATGAAGTTGCCGCTATTTATATTCTTGACAGTTTGCCAGAAAATTATTCTCGAATGATATAATTTTTGGAATAATGAAAAACACAAAAAAATAGAACACCAAGTGGTGTTCTATTTCATAAATTGCATCAACAAGTCTCTGCTACTTGTTACGGGCGTTTGAGTGTTTGTTGCTTGCGTAGGCATAATTGTGTTTAATGCATTAAATGTAATTGAATTCTTAGTTAACAAATTTTCTTTAACAATCTTAGACATACTATTAACTTTATCTTCGAACCTTTTGATACGTTGAGCTGGCAATTGCAGTCCTGTCAGAATAGCCACCGTAGTTGCCTCAGAATAGCCGATAAAAGTGTCATATGGCACACCAAATTCTTTCTCTAAGGAAGTAGTTAGGAAAGATTTGTTTGAGGTGGAAATGCCCAAGTACATTAAAGTTTTGGACTCTATATCGGCATATATTCCGTTTCTAAGACCACTTATAACATCAGTAACCGTACTCTTGTTTTTGCTTTGCTTGGATAGCACAGCGACTCCTGGAGTAGATAAAAGCGTCTTAATTTCACTCTTATCCAAATTTCCCATTTGACTGCAGTTATTAATATTTATAAACGCATCCATATCTCTAACAAATTTGTTGTTGATACTGAACTTATCTTCATATTTAGAATTATCTAATAGAAACGTTGCACCAAGTCCTTGGATGTTGTTTAACTCAGCAAACGCATTGTAGGCGTTCTCGCAGCTTCGTATGGACTCTTTTGTGTCATCCGGCATAACTAATGCCATAATAACATTTCGTCCATTCTGAGCCAAGTATGAGGCTATAAAAGTACTTAACCCAGAGCCCGTACCGCCACCCAATGACGAACATATCAAAATATATTTTTCTTTAAGAATAGAAGTGATGTTTTCTATAATTTCATCAATAGATTGTGCGGCAAGTCGTAATATTGCCTGCCTGTCTTTCGATGCCCCTTCACCGTTTCTAATATGGATGCGATGCTTTGCATTTTTAATTGAATTGAGATCTTCGATAGAACTATTAACATATGCCACATTATATCCAAGTTCCTCAAATCCATGCGCTATGTTAGAGCCTGCCGCTCCAAGTCCTAAAACTGATATCTGTTCTTTCATATTATTGTACCTCCTTCAAAAGCGCAATCCCTAATTGTGTGATATAGTGAGTGTTGAATTTGCCATCTTTAATACCTTGTGCAATATAACCGCCGTGGTTTAAAAAACTAATCGCTCTATGCAGAGTAGCATAGCTTTTCCCAAGCGGACAAAAACGCTCAATTTCCTCATTTGTAATTGCGGTAGCAATTGATGTCGCCTGTGACTTTCCTAAAATTGACAATAAAATCAAATGTGTTCTGTTAAGTTCCATTATATTCTCTCCCCTTCTTTCAATTGTAATCAATTGTGTTCAAAATCTATCCTAATCATACTATTACATATATTAATTGTCAACACTTTTGATATCAAAAATTTTATGTTATAATATAAAAGAGGTGAATATGATGAAAAAAGAACCAACTCAAACAATGACAATTAGAGTGCCGATGAGTTTACATTTGCAATTACAAATGGCGGCACACAAAGATAGTAGAACCGTTAACAGTTTGGTTAATAAAATTTTGAATGAATATGTTGAAAAGCGAAAAAAATGAGGTACAGATTAATTTCTGTACCTCATTTTTATATTTTAAGATGTGCTTACAGTAAATCACTTGGATGCCATAGTGTGTATCCAGCATATTCACCCCAAAGCGGCTTATGATTTTTACATTTTTTAGCTACCGTATCTGCATTAATACCAAGAAATTTTGCTGTATCATTATGGGATTTAAACTCCATCAATTTAGTACCATTTGCGTCGAACAGAAAAACTTCTTTGCAATTATTTTCTCTACATATTTCATAATTACAATCTCTGCAGAATTTATATTTTACCCATTGTCTAATTTCTATTTCATATGATTTTCCACATTTAGAACAAATCCTCCAAAATTTTTTATGGCTTCTTACATCAACCATATCAGGGGTAATATTTCCATTCCGTGTATAATCCCATTGCTTTGCTTTGTCTGGACATTTAACCGCAAGTGAGTTTTTCTTTTTGTCCACAAAGTATTGTTCTTGTATAGTAAATCTGTCTCGTTTTGTATCAACATCTATATCAAATTGTAACAACTTAAATAATTCATTGAGTGCCCAATCTAAATCGGGTTCTTTGTGTAATATCGTATTGCCATCAATAAAGTTGTCATTACTATCTCCAACAAAAAACAGATCGATTCCTTGTTTTTTAAAGAAATCAACTTTTGTATCGTGTTCTTTATTTCTATGCCAAAAACTACCGTTGTATTCAATTCCAATATGTAATTCTGGAAGATAAATATCAAGTTCTTTGCCAAAATCTATATATCTATTATATGTAGGAGTAGCCTGTTTACAGTAAAAATAAATTGCCTGTTCGGGAAAACTAGTATGCCTCTCAATTGCACATTGTGGACAACCTCTTTCACCATAACATCTTGACTTTATTTCAGCTGGCCATCTATGAGAACATTGACTACATTTCCAGCCAACCTTTTTATGACTACCAGCGGTAATATCTGTTGGAAATAAATCTCGGTTGACTTCATAATCCCATTCCTGTGCAATGTTAGGATGGGTAGTGGCGAGATCGTTAAATCCACGTAAAACCACATTTCCAGAACAGGCAGGACATCCATGTCCGTGCATTAAATTTTTTGGCTTTGGCTCCCACTTACGACCATCTATATAATGATCAAATCCACAGACTCTACATCTGCAATAAACACCAATTGAGTGTCCCATATATTGTCCTAACACATCAATATTTGGTTGTTTAATCTTCATTTTAGAAATAAATGTTTCGTGTGTTGTTTTATGCACACCCATCTTTAGTTCCTCCTTACAGGTAAAAAACAAAATGAAGTGGTTAGAGAATGGTAAGGCACTCTCAACGATGATCAGTCGCTGTCCCACCAATCATTTTGTTGTGTAATCATTATATCGCAAATAATCTATTTGTCAATATGGATATGACACAATTTACACTTTATTAATATTTTATTTTGTATTGATTTTTTTACTTGTAGATACGATTTCGTCTATCATCTTAGATACCGCATCAAGATCAACTTCATAATCTAGCGTCTTGCTCAGTTGAGTGATGCTATCCATGACATATGCTTTCCTATCCGCCCCATTTTGGTAGTTCTCTTCAGCCTCGGTCATGAGTTCTAATACAATTGACATAATCTTCCCAAAGTTCTTTTCCTTAATTGCCATCTTAATATATTTAACTAATTGTATAACAAGCGGAATCGCAGTACCAAGTCCAGCTACAATAGCAAGTATAAGATTTAAAACATCCATAAATTCCATAATAACAGCCTCCTTTTAATCATTTTGATGTGTGATAGGCGGGAAACTCTTGATTATTATAATAATTCATAATAAAATTAAATTCAGTTTCTCCGTCATGATTTTCGTGTAATTTTTCGCTGTATTTTCGATAAATAGATCGAATGTGGTCCATCTCTTCTGGGTGCAACCTAATTCCTCGACGGCACCTGTTTCCACAAGCAAATAATTCACCACGAATCCTATCAGCTTCATTTTCCAGCACATTTGACTTTACACGTGCAAGTTCTTCTTTGATATTTTCGTTATCTTGAAGAAGAAGATCCATTTTATTCGTTACATCATTCATTTTCTCAACCATTTGTGTAAACTGAGATTTTCTGGACACAGATTCAACAATCCAGTTTCTCAATGGCTTGATAATTGCAACCGCCAAGCCCAATATAGTCGATATACAACCAACTACGGTTGCAATGTTTTTAAAAATATTCATGAGCGTTTACCTCTATATCATAATGTATTTTTTGTTCTGCTCAGAGGTTCTTTTATTTTTATTTCCATCTACCGCTTACACTTATCATATAATAGACACTATAATCTGCCGTGTTTGTTTGATGCGTAATTATAAAATTAGTAGTTGTACGCCCTTCATTCCCTGCAGAATTTGCAACTAAATACTTATTAGTAATGGTTCCATTTAATGAAGGAGATATATTAACAGTATAATCATTGCTAGAAAATGTAAATGGTAGAGTTACTGTCATTTCAGACATTGTGGTACTACCTTTAAGGCTAGCCTTTCCCCAACATTCTGCAATGCCACTATTCCATTTACGATATGTCCAAATTCCCGTCGTGCCTTGTTCAACAACATAGTCAGTTACAAATCTTGTATCTAAAATCGTTCTCCAGTCACTCCAAGTTTTATTCATTTGCTGCCTCCATGATAAAGCGTCATTACCTGTCAAATTAGATCGTATTTGCATACCATAATTTGTTCCATCCGTCTTGCCATTTCTATGACGAACACTAATAACGTTATACCATGCATCTCCAATTGAATATGTTCCAATAAAGCTTGGAGAATTTGCAACCCATTCATGGTTGCCAACGCTTGCAGATCCACCATTTATATATGTGTCTCCACTTATATTGGCACCATTAACAGTTCCGACAACCGTAGCATTGCCATCGATATTGACGTTTTTATTAAAATCCGCATTCAAAGAACACTCAAATTCATCCTTAGTAGACATACCGCCTATTGCAACACCCTTACCATTTGGTCGAATGTTAATTGGTCTTGCTGCTGACAATAAAGGTCTTGTATCAAAGCTCGTTGCACCATAAGAGTCTGTAATAGTAAACTTAATAAGATATGCATTTGCTAACGCAAACGCTCCGCCTCCATACGTCCCCGTCTTAGAAGATGCAGTATCGGATGCGGCTTGAAGAGTCGTTGCCGCAGAATACGAAGTACCATTGTTACTACTATATGCAGCAGTAACTGTTCTTGTATTTTTGCCACCAACATTAGAATATGTTGAATTTACAGTATATTTAGCATAAGTTCCGCTTTCCGTGAGATTGCCATTTGCGTCACAGCGTTGTACGGAAATAGATCCAATTGCAGGTGCGCTATATGGGTAGACATATATTTGTACTGATTTACTTGCTGTTCTACCGCGTGAATCGGTTACCTGCACATAATATGTTAATGTTCCAGAAGCTTGTATAGCAGATGTAGTAATGTTATTAGATGTGGTTGTTGTATACACATCTGGTCCACTATAAGTATAAGAAGATATGCTACCTCCATTTCCTGCGGACGCAGATGCAGTTAACTTTACAGTAGTTTTACCTTGCACATATAGTCCACTTAATCCATTGGTTGCTATTGCAGCTGTAAAACCACTAACAGATGGAACAATAGAGGAAGGAACATTTGCAACTACATTTTTTGATGTACTTGCTATAAATGTACTACCGCTGTATGTAGATAAAACCACAGTAACTGTGCCACTTGTGGCATTTGGAAACCATGAGTGAGGAACCGTATAGCTAAATGAATTGGTGCCAGATGACAAAGTAATCGTATCTTTAAGAGTGCCTCCAATTTTCAATTCAACTTTATGGTTAAAAGCAGATGATGAAGGAGATATTGTACCAGACAATACTGTACCTGTATCAATGTTTGCTGGTGTTGTTAATCCAGAAGCCCTTGGAATTGTTGGAAGTGTAATTGTTGAACTTACAGACATTGTTCCAACGGAGTATCCACGATAACTACCATTCATTACAAATGCTCCTGAAAGGTTGCAGCTTCCAGTACCGTCGTTATTGTGAGAAACAGTTACGTTTTTGGTTGCAAGTGTTGTTGTGGTAGTAGAAGAACCGCCATAACTAATTGAAGTGCTGTAATCAGTTCTACTACCACCAACAGAAATGTACGAACCACTAAGTGCAGATGCGTACAGAGCATAGTGATTTGTCAATTGTAAACTTGCAGATACAGTTGTTGTATTTGCTGTTGTATTTTGAGAATATGAATAAACGATTTGCAGAGTCATTCCGCCAACCGATGTTCCAGTAATAGTCGCCATTCTTTTTTCACCTCTCTTATATATTCGCTACTATTGAAAGGCTGCCATTGCTTTCCACGACAATGCTAAAATTGCCTATATTAATAACTGGTGCTTGTAACATAGTACTTCCAGAATATTTACCAGTTATAGTCAATGGAGATTCAATTTCAGCTTCTTTAATGTTCATTTTTGTGCCGTTTATATATGCAATTGATTCGTTGCCATAATTAAATGACAGCCGTTCATTTGTGAGCGATGTCGAAAACTTTGATGCAGTACCACTCGCATCTCTGGCGCTGATTTTTAGTCCATCTGTCGAATCAAATGAAAAATACTGGTTATACGTATCAATATTGTTTTGAATTGCGTCAATTTTTTCATCATATTTAGTCGCAGTAATCCAGTCACTATCTTTATATGAACTATTAGTATGCTCCGCTCTTAAAAGCGTTCCGACTTCAAAACCCACAGGGATATAATCAACTCCAACGATCCATAAATCTCCTGCCGAATAATTAAATGGCTTAGTTGTAAAGACCTTATTCTCATCGTTTTTATCGTCAATTGTGGCAACACTCGCATATTCAATGCCGTTAAATGTCATCTTACACATGTAACTTTTGCTGAATTCTACATCTTCACGAGTAACTGTTAGATAGGCATTTGTTCCATTAGAAACTTCAGACCACCCGGTATTTTCATAAACATACCATTTATATGTTGCACCTGCTGTAATTGCAATGTCTCCGACGTAAGCAAATGTTTGAAGCGTTACTGTTGGTATATTTGTAGATAGAGCATATCCATTGCTAGAATAAATTTGAAATGTTACAGCGTCTGCTCCTGGAGTACCAACCGCACCATCTACACCTTGCTTTGCAACACCATAAGCTATTTTTCCATCAGTAAAAGTGGTTTTTGTCCATAAATATGAGCCATCAGAAACTGCAACAACAGCATTGGACCATGTGCCCGTAGGAGCTGTGGTGGCTGATGAACCTTGTTGATATTGAATCGAGGATACTGCTACAGACGAACCGCTCGACCCAGTGTCTCCCTTTGAGCCTTGCTTTGCATATACATAGGTAACCGTATCAGTTATTGCATCGCTAGTATAATCTGTAATTGTCCGAGTCCATAAATATTTACCATCAGACACCGTAGGAATAGTTGATTGCCATGTGGTTGGTTGTGTAGTAGGGGTATCGGAAACACCATAGCTAACCGTGGTAGATTTGATTCCCACACCATTTGCGCCAGTATTTATTTTACTCCAATTTAATTTTAAATTTGTGCTTATGGGATTCGTTATTGGAATAGTAATTGTGCCACTCGTACTCGATGCCGAACCAAGAGTTGAATTATTTGCAATAGTAAATGTTAAAATTTGTTCGTTAGATGTTATCACTGGCGTACTTACCGTCATTCCTGTGGGTAATCCTGTAATATTTCCAATAGTAGGTGTAACTTTTTCAGTACCTTTATATGCAACTACGTTTGTTGTAAAGGCTTGTAGAGAAACTTGTCCACTCGAATCCGCACTAAATGAGATATTCTCGTTTGTAAGAAACGCTATTGATGCAGGTGTACCATCTGCTCCGTCGAATGTTTTATATATTGTATATATATCTTTATATTCACCATTACTTGCTCTAATGACTAATGTATTTGATGTTAAATTTTTACCAGTAATAGTTAATGTATTATTGTTTGCATTTAAAGATACACCAGCAGGGGCAATCGTCGTCCAACTCACGCCACCATTTATACTATATTCCCATGCTTCTACTGTTGTATTAATTGTTTGAGCTGTTATTACAATAGTATTCGGAGTATATATTGGTGTAGCATCTTTGGATACCTTAAAAATTTGAGAAGTACCACTGAGGATTATATCTTTTGCATTATCTCCAACAAATTTAGACCAAATATATGAACTTGCGGCTGTTGGGGCTACGTTTGTATTTACAGTGCAAATACCTATGTGTGTTGTTGCGCTACTAGGATTTTGAGTCATATTCAAGCCATTTGCATCCGTAGCATATCTGATAAATACATAAGAAGATTGTCCATCTTTGCCTTGTGGCCCTTGAATTCTACCAACGTCCATAAAGTAATCATTACCGTCTCTAGAATCTACGCAGACATACATATTGCCATCTAACAAATAAGCATCGCCTAATGCAGCACCCGTAATTGTTGCGCCATTATATACAAGAGTATAATATGACGTACCAGATACCTCTGCTTTTGATGTTGCAGTACCCTTCACGTTAACAGAAGTACCGTCTTCTCCGACCATTTTGATAGCCGTAGTCCAAGTTTTACCACCATCATACGAGTAACGAATATATTTATGAGTGGTGGCATTAAGGGTTAAAGTCCACCCAGATGCACCGTTGACTGAATATTGGGCTTGGACTGTTGGAGCAGAAGCCCCGTTGGTTCCGTTAAGACCAGTATCTGTTCTAGTAAATGTGATTTTTGATGTTGCCGATATATTTTGATATGATGCAACACAAATATATGTCAGAATTGGTTTTGTTGCCAATGCATTATTGGTTGTTGTATAATTTCTTGTTTTTATTAATTCTGTCACACTTGACCCATCGTCTACTTTCCATACAAAGGAAACTTTATCATAAGATTCTACTTCTCTTGAATCTAAATAAACATCTGCCGTTAACTGTAGCCCAGAGCTCCAATCAGGAGAATATGCCCCTGTGTTAGAGTTAAAAACTTGAGAGTTCGGCATATTTGATTTGATATATACCTCAAGTTTTCTATTGTCTGTTTGGTCAATAATCGTCAGTGTATTTGATTGTAAAATTGCCATTAAGAGGCACCTCCTTCTATATTAAATTTAGTTTCATCAAAATTTACGGAACATGAAAATTGAGCATTACGATCAACATCTCCATGCTTAACAAGAATTATGTTAGGTTTACCGTCTACTAATGTTGGTGCCCATGTACTACCACCACTTAAAGCACGCTTCCACGTAAACGTTCCGCCATTAGCAATGACCTGTGCTGTAATATCCTTATCTGTTGTTTTATTATAATCATATACCTTGCAAGTAATTTGACAAAAGTCACTTTCAATATCCGAAAATACTGTTAAACCAGTATATTCAAGAACAACTTGGAAACGATATGCGTTATCAATAACTTTTATTGCATCAACATAATTTTTACCGTCAGATTTTATTTCAACACTACCATCTTCGTTTACAACAAACTTAGTATCACCAGAGCCAATTTCTATTGAACCACCTTTTATAAGTTTACCTTCTAACGTATCTGCTGTAACATATTCTGCAATTGGACCCCAACGTTCTTCACCGTTAATTTTATATTTACCAAAAGCGGCTTTAGATGTTCTCCACGAATCATTTGTCGCCACTAATGAGTTATTAATTATGGCCATTTCTTCGGGTTCAAATTCAGTTGTAGAGCCATCACGATATTTTCTAAAATGCATACCCGTAGAATCCCAAGAAATTGCCTGCCCACTAGCACTACCAACGGCTAACGCCATATCTTTTAACCCATTAGAAATATCTTCTTCTAATTTATTTGTCTTATCAACCGCCTTTTGCCATGAACCGCTCGATTTAGCTACTTGTTTTCCAGCAGTAACAGCAGTTTTTAACAAATCAGCATGCTTATCAACTTCTGATTTTGTTGTAATTAAATTGCCAAATGTGCAAGAAAAATCACTCAAATCATCAAAATTCATATCAACCTCAAGCAACCTCGACCTCTTAACATATCCATCTCTGACACCGACTCTTATAAAATTTCCAAGTTGGAATTGGTCAAATAAGGGCTTAAATTCAGGGAAAGCAAGAATATTCGCCATAGTCATAGAAAACTCAAGACTCGGTTTACACAATGTTTTCAATTCTTTATTGGCACTTTCTAAAAGTTCTTGACAAATTTTAATTCGCTCTTCTTCTGATTCGTACCCAGTAAGCAAGAAATTTGAATCGTTAAATTCATCTTCTTTAATAAACGGAGACAATCTGATCCATTGATCTGTTGTAAAGAATTTATTCATCTCTGTTTTGTCTCGTATATACTCCATTATCATTTGATATACACCTTGAGAGTTTGCATATGATACATATGGAGTTGTATTTTTTAGATAGACAGCGAAAATATGACCGCTTGTCACAACATAAAGTGTTTTAGAATCAGTTGTACCATCATAAGTTAAAAATTCTTCTTCACTTAATATATTAATGGGGGTATATGTTTCTGTATTGGTCTTAATATAATATTTTTCAACTACATTAAAATCTTTTACATTTTTCCCATACACAATTGGATCAAAAGATGTTGTAAAAGTGTATAATGGTAGTTTTTGATTAATAGAGACTCTAGTAATTGTATAACCCTTACCAAAATGTGCTTCTGCTGCTCTATACAAATCCGCCTCCAATAATTGTCCATTATAACGCAAATTGCCATCACTGCCTTCTTGATACAAAGAAATATCAATGGTTCTGTCTGGCACAAGATAGCCATCGGAATAATATTCTGCTTCACGTTCTTTGATTGACAATACCGATTGTACAGATACAAGTTTCTCATAATTGTCAATGTATCTTTGATAATTTTCATAATCCATTTGATCAGATTCTGATACTGTTGCGCTAATTGTTACCCAGCTAGTTCCATTATATTCTTTTAATGCAACAGGATTGCTGTTTGTATCTAACCATCTTGTTCCTTCTTTGTAATCTCCATCCGGTTCTTCATCTTGTACAATGCATTGAGCTTTTTCTTTAGAAAACATAGCCTCGGTTTGAGTTTGAAAAATTGTTGTATATATTTTATGTTTCTCTTCAAGTAAACGCACACCGTAATCTTGCAAATTTTCAGGAATTGTTTCGTCTTTCGCTAGCACAAAATACGCACCCATAGTACCAATATAAGTAACTTTATATCCTTTTAAATTCATTTTCTGTGCTGTCAAATTACCTTTTATCCAGTCTAAAATTGGATATTCATCTGGAGCCTCAGAAACACCGCTAGACGCTTTTACAACAACAGAATAAATATAATAATCATTTGCCCATATTGTTGTTCCGTCCTTTGCAAACTCTGTTTTTTGTGCATTAAAATCTGTAGCATCCTTAAACGTAATATTCTTTTCAGAATACTTGCCTTTTTTATCTTTTGTATAATACTGTAATCGCTCATCATATTCCGTGGCTTCTTTGCGTTTATCATAGATGCGAATAGTTACCACATCCGATGATGAATTTTTCAGTTTTAGCAAAATGTTATCTTGTTTACTTGCCTCTGTATCAACATCTACGTGATATTGATTAAGCTTTTTTATGAGTGCAAATTTCTTTGCATCCCATTCCATATCTACTTTAAACTTCTCATTCGTTTTCTGATAAATTAGTAATGCTCCTTGTACTACATACATATCTGCATCTTTTGGGGTAGGAATAGGTTCCAAATGCGCTTCATCTAAATATAGATTTCCCGTTTCAACATATTCTGTACCCTTACCAATAGTTATCGTGCAATAGGCAGTATTAATCGGCGAAAAGGTACAATAAAGTTTTTTAAACTCATCACCAACAAGCACTACATTTCCTTCCGCAGGAACAGCGTTCATGAGATCGTTATAGCGGTTATTTGCAGATACCCAACCTTTCATTGCATTTGAATACGCCATTGGGTATATTTGACTTTGATATCCATCTTTGTCTAAGCCTGTTTCTGCCTCGGTTAATGCTTCAAGATAATCACTATATGCATCAAATAAATCCTGCTCCATCCAATCAAGATTATGATAAAAGCTTAAATCCATAATTTCATTGCGTCCAAGATTAACTTCTCGTATATCAAGATCATCCGATCCCGTTACTACAAGTTTTGTTTTAATATTATCACTAGAATAATTTACTTTAATCTCCGAAGCAAGATTATCCTTACTAATAAACACATCTGTTACAAATCTTGTATTTGCTTCGTTTTCTATGTCTGAATCATCTTCAAGTTCTTCATAGAATGAAACAGTTCCGTCAAGAGAGTCCCATATAGCGACACAATTAAACGTATCACAAAGATTGTTCTGAACAAAATCATAAACACTAATTCTATCTTCACTCAATGTCCGTTCTTTACGCCACAATGATTGATCAACATTCCCAATTTTCCACTCAGGGATGTTTTCAAAAATTAAGTGTAAAAGAGATAATTCTTTTTTATTAGGATTATAAAACTGTACATTAGGAAACTTTTTCATGTAAAGTTTTTCATGTGACTGGGAATCGGGATTATTATTTGCTTTAATTAATTCTGCATATTCAGTCGCATCATTAATTTGTCTTTGCTCATATGTATATGAATCCGCATCAGAATACACTTGTTGATAATAACTTTCATAAGGGTCGAAATCCCCAGATGCAAGTTTGTAAAATGAATCTTTATCAGTATTATAATCAATACCATATTGAGATTCATTATATAGAACCTCTTTCGAATCTATTTCACCAGTATTGATATGCCAATTTGTTAAATACTTATTAGATACTGAATACTCTATAGAAAATGCAGACACAGACTTGATATCGCCATCACTCGATGTGTCATCTATATCTTGTAATGAAAAATACCCATAGCCTTCCAACAATATATTTCTTGGTGCTTCAACTTTATCGTATAAAGGATGTATTTTTGTTTCACCTGTTAGTGCATCAACATAGGTATGTTGTATTTCAAACGAAAATTCACTATATGAATTCCATTTCGCATTTAATCTTCTATTAGTAGCCTGTAATTCTCCAATCACTTTTCGTCCTGTTGTGCACAAAAACACACGAGAAGGTATAGGGTTATCGAAATAATCACGAGAAATATTAAGTTTCATAATTACTTCACCATCCTATTAATATTCGCCTATTTTGCGAGCTTCTCGCCATTCTAAAATTACCTCGCAATTACCTTCAATCGTAATTTCATTTTTTCCATCATACAATTCAAGCCAATTCCACGAAAAATCATCTCCGAATATTCTTCTAACACTTGAGCTCGATATAATTTTATTTGCTCCATCTAAAATTACTTTTTCAGTCGGAGTATTATTCTTAACAACCATAGCTACTGTATTAGATGGATTATTAAATAAATCATAATGTTGATTTATAATCTTCACACTAGTCGTCTGTAAATTAGGATTTGTACTTTGAGAATGAAAACTATATGGGTCTATCCAATAATACATACTATCACCGCTATAATAATAAAATGTATTATTTTCATAAGTATCTTGTTCTGTATATGCGCGACTTACTTCAACTGTACTCCATCCATCATAACTGGGCTTAGTAGATGCGGAGCGCCACACTGGTTCAGGGGTTTTCCAATAGTAAGTATTCTTTACATCGTTGTAATACACAGTATTTTCTACATAGTCTGTCATATCTACAAGATTATTAAACGTAACATGAGGCAACAACGGAACAACTGTGTGTGGAACAGATGTTGAGGTTGGACTGTAACCATGATTAATAGTAATTCTCGGATATACAGGTTGGTTATCATCTGTATCTATATTAATTGTAATTTTATTATTATATATTCTTTTTGTTTTAGTACCATTATATGTTAAATTGAACACAGTATCATTTACTCTGTAAGAACCATCGTCATTAACAGCTGATATTACACCATAAAATGAAATTGGTGCGTCTATAATTGTATTAGTTATTTCGTTAGGCACAGAGTAAATTTCCGTCCCAACTTTTATCTCCTGTACGTCTGTAAATAAATATTGCGGGGCAACAGTCCCACTAACTGTTGTTGACGTCCAGTAATACGCCGTGGTATTAATCTGAGTTGTAACATTTTGGGTACGAGTATACAGATCCGAGAGAGCAAAAGGCATACAGGATTCAAAAGTACATTGAAAACCAATTACGCGCCCGTTACTAATCTTATACGAGTCACAAGAAATAAATGCTCCTAAAATTGTATATGATGCCACATTTGAATCGTCATGATAAATATTAATAAATGACGGTGTATCTTTAGATGTAATCCATTTAAGAATTTGCCTTTGGCGATCCATAGTAAATTCACCAAAATTTTTGTCTATAAATGTTATAACTGGAGCGAATGATTCTGTATATTTATAATTTGATACATGTTTAATTGTACCCCTATATGTTTCCGAAGCCACCGCCTCACGAGATAAAAAACTTGATGTTGCACCAGAATCTGAATCAAAAGCAACATCGCAGATAAGATCAAAATCCTCACTACTAAACGTATTATACGTTACACGATAAGGTGATATCATTTTTTAGATCATCTCCTTTAACTACTTCAATATTATTTTCAATCATTTTATTCTCTTTTAGTTATGACAAAGAAGGAGTGTAAGGCTCCTTCTTTGTCTAGTTTCTTTTATCTGCTAAACTTTTTAATAGAGTAATTAAGCTGTTTAGCAAATGTATCAATTTTCTTATCCATCATCGCTTCAAGTTGAGGCAAAGTATCTTTATCAACACGATCAACTCTTAGGAAATTCTCTACATCAACCGTAAACTGAGGTTTACTAACAGCATTATTAATCATGTTAATATTTGCTCCAAATTTATTCGTGTTCATCAAACCATCAACTCCAATTTGACCGAGTTCCATCAATTCCTCTGTAAGATCGGCAGGAACAACACCCGTGCCCTTACGCATGAAGGAAAGTGTTCCACCTTTGCCCGGAACGAGAACAAGTTCGTCTCCGAATTGAGGTTCGTCTGTAATCGCAAATTCGTCACGCTTTGTGCCAGTTGTACCTTTAGCATATTGTCTAATTGCCATTGGGCCACTAACATATTGTCCCCACATTACTCGCTTAAACCTACGTTCATCATCACGTGTGTTTGCCACTTGTTTATATTGTGGAGAATATTTAATTTGATAATCTTTAAGAAGTTGCTCAAACTTACTTAAACTAATTGGACCATATCCAAGAGCTAATACTTGATCCGAAGTAAGCTTATATTTTTTGTTTATGTCATCACCAGTAGGTGGTACATAAACAGAAGTAGGAGGAGGAGATTGTGTACTGCCTCCGCCTGAACCAGATCCTGAGCCCGAGAGTTTAGCGCTTGCTGCTCTCGCTTCTGTGTCTTGTATTTGCTTATACAAATTGGACAGTGCAGTAGATGCAGTTTGCACATTGGAATTAATGTTAGAAACAACTCTATCCATTGCAGTAGCAACGCTGGATTTGAACGCATTAGCTGCATTCGTTCCTGCGCTCCAAGGAGACGTTAGGTTTGTTGTACCGTTTGCATTGAACTGAGCAAAGAAACCCCCTTCTCTCGTCCATTGGTTCATAAGATCGAGAGCATTGCCAGAATAATTACCAACTGCTTCTTTAGCTTTTATCCAAGGATTTGTAAGTTCAGCAGTTAATGGCAGATTTGTTTCTTCATACTTAGCAAGTATCGTATCGGCATTATACATAACCATTGAAGTGACGCCCATAAGAAACTCATCCATTTTTGCAGTGGCTTCTTCGAGACTTATGCGAAGTCCTTCAATAAATTTGTTCATGCTTTCTTCATAAGCTTGTGCTTCAGAATCTAAAGCTTCGTTTTGGGCATTTTTTGCGTGGTCGTAGTAAGTATCGTTGAGTGACTCACGTGATTCATATAACTGAGCTTCAAGTTTACGACGTTCTGCAATATCTGCTTTATTTGTAGAACCAGACAAACTTGCGATACGACGCTCAATTTCAGCAATATCTTTTGCTTGTTTTTGTACATTCTTTTTAAAATCATATAACCATTATGTTACTATATTCAATGAATAAAACTATGTAATTTTTCTCCTATATTTTCATTATACTTAATACGAAGTAATAAAATATTATTTTGTTGACAGTAATCTGTTTTAATTTGATCATGGAATTGTCTAATTTTTAATCCTTTTTCTCCGCCAAAATGGTCTATCGCCTTAAAATGTTGCTCTCCATCATACTCAATGCAAATATTCAATACTGGTAGATAAAAATCAAATGGAAGCATACGCTTATCCTTACAATCATTAAATGTATACTGCGGAATATAAGCAATATTGTTGATATTTAAATAATTGCCAATACTTTTTTCTCCGTGTGATTCATTGCATTTAGGACAGCCCTTTCCTGCTAATATATTTCCAGGTTTCACTTTCCATTCATGTCCACATATTTTGCATTTATGTTTTATCTTAATTTCAGTACTAACATATTCTTCAAGCGCAATGATGTTAGGATTTATATTAAACAATTTGGTAACGTACTCATTATGATTCGTACCATTTTTATTACTAATTTTTTCTTTAAGACACTCATAGCATCCACAACCTTTTAATATATTAGTAGGCAACGCATCCCATATTACATTATGGATTAAACACCTGTGTAAAATTTTAGTTTTTACACCAACATATTCTCCCACGACTTCAATATTTGGATTTTTTAATTTTACCTCTTCAATATATTTCTCTTGTGTTTTTGTATTTGATGTTTTAAATTTTTCAATTCTACACTTTTTACATCCATGACCGTCTAACACACGACTTGGCTTTGTTTCCCAAATCACATTGTGAATAAGACAACGATGCATAATATTTGTATTTGCATCAATATATTTTCCGATTACTTCCACATATGGATTCTTTACTTTAAGCTCATTTACATATTCTTCATGTGTCTTTTTCTTACTCATCATACCTCACCTCCAATCATTTTGTATTATTGAGTTTTATTCATTTAGGTTCGTTAGACCTTATAGACTTGTTATAAACAAATTTTCTCTGGCTTTCACCAAAGTGCAGACCATCTCATTTACCATAATCATTTTGTGTAGTAATGATTTTAGGTACCCTCCATTTCGGGATACTTACCCCTAATCCTATTTCAAGGAATGGCCGTTGAACCTTATTTGTAATATTATATCATAATCATTTTGTCGTGCCAATTAACAAAATAAATAAAAAATATTACAAATCTTGGCTGCTGATTATCCAATTTTCACAATTTTTAAACATTCACGCTCATTATTGCTAATCACGTTGTAGTTTGTGAAACTCTAAGGAAGTCCCAGCAATTAAAAGGGATACACTATAAACTTTCGTATTATAGCGGACTAAGTAAGTTAAAACTTAATCTCTTTCGGCTGAAAGTGCCTCTTTTACGCTATCTATATAATCATTATAGCCATCGACCAGCGTATCAATATATTTTTCTACTGCATCAATACTACTTTCGTACATGTCAACAATAGATTGCTCAGTATCGCTGATTGATTTTGCATAATCATACTGTTGATCTTGCAACTCAGAAACCTTATCATAATACTCTTGCTCTGAATGTATACCAAGGCTTTCATAATAAGATTTGGTGTTCTTCGAGTATGCCTTATTATATTTATTCAGTTCTTTTTCAGTATCTTCTAAACCTTGTTTGTATAGTTCGAGTTCTTGAATATATGCACCTAAGGCTGCAACTCCAGACTCAGTCCAGTTACCCTCGTCATCAAACCAATCTTTTTCGCCGTTTGGTGCAATAAGATCACGAATAGTACTAAGTTTGTTTGTGAGATTATCAAGACGATTGTTAAACTCCTCGAACTTATAGGTGTTGATTTCGCCAATGGCATCTTGGAGATCAACAATTGATGCAGTTACATCATCCAATTCTCCTTCTATGTCGTTTAAAATATTCGCTGCTTCCCACCATTCGTCAGAGCCTTCTTTAACCGTTTTAAGATATGCTAGCGCGGCTGCCTTTTGTTGCTCAAGCAACGACTTACGTTGATTCTCCAATTTGATTTGTTCTTGGTAATACTTTGCATCGGCTTTTTGACCTTTTTTCTCAAGCAAGTCAATTTCGTTTTGAACCTGTTCGTATTTAGCTTGGTTAGCCGCAATACGATTTTTCCAGTAGTCCATTTCTTTTTTAAAGCGGTCATCTTCAACTTCTTCTTTATCAGTTTTACTACCCGGATCAAGAATATTATTGAATGCCGAAGATAGATTACTTTTAACGGAATCAATTAAACCAACGGTGTTTTGGAAATTTGTTAATACTTGTTGCCATTCTTCGTCACTAACAAATTCATTGTTCTGCGCTCCTTTTAGAGCCGAATTAAATGCAGCAACCGATCCTGCTGCAACAATGGCATCTTTCGCGACTGTACTAAGAGTTCCAGAATACGTTCCAAGCTCAATCGATGCTTGATTTGCTGCAACAGCACTGTTACTAACTTCTATGGCTTTTTTACGTTCTGCTAATACATTTAACTGTGTAATCGCTGTCTGAACAGCAGTTGCCTTGGCATCATCGAGTTTTGTGTTAAGCATCTTTTCAAGAGCACTTTGGTTGATGGTTAATTGACCACCTTCCATTTGAAGAACAGAAAGATATTCTGGAGATAGATTCAACAGCACTTGCAGGTTATCTAGAGATAAATACCCCTGTTTATTGTATTCGGTAGTAATAGCCTTAAGGCTGGAATATGCGCTCTGAATTTTGTCAACACTAGCATCAAACTCTTGTAAGTTAAGTTTGAGTTTTACTTCTGGAGATTGAGAATTAAGTTCATCTTCAATGCGTTTTAACTCACTCTCCGCATTAGTGATCTTTGTTTGTATTTCAATAGGGGTATCCGCTTTTAATTTTCCATTTTCATCGAAATACTGTTTATATTCTTCAACATAAGCATCATAAGCCGCTTTTGCTTGTCTATATGCCTCTGTCTCTATCTTATCATCGCCGTTTGAATAAAATTTTCCATCATATTCCCAATAGTCGATACCTTCTATATTATGATATTTACCTATATCAGAAACCTTCATTAGTTTTGACTTGTGTCGTTCCAGATCCTCTTTTAAAGCATTATATCCTTTTTGACCGTTTTTACCATTAAGAAACTCATTATATTTATTTTGTTCTTCTTCCGCTTCCGTTACGGCATCTTGCGCCTTCTTTTCTTCATATAACGCCTTAACAACTTCATCAATCGCATCTTTCTCTAAACCATATTTTTCGGCAATTTTATTAACTTGATCAACTGCATCGCCATGAGAACGATACATTCCGTTAAAATACGCATCGAGATTAACATTATCGAGAATTTCTTGTTCAAGATTTTTCTTTAATAATTCTTCAACATATTCTCGTGCGTTTTCTACGCCAAGATTTTGCAATTGAATTATATACGTCCACTTATTTTCTGGCTTCAATTCATTATTAGCAAGTGCCCAATCAAGATAAGTCTTAACGAATTCTTCGGTGGCTTTTGTCATTTCCTCGACAGAAGATACACCAGAGAACACGGCGTTAGAATATTTAATCCATGCATTTGCTCCGTCTTCTGTTGCGTTGAAATTCTGAAAATGTTCATAAAGATCCGCAACCGTTTTAGACGTAACAGAGCCACGCTCGATAATTTCATCAAACGCTGTCTTTAATTTTTCAACGCCATCAGTGATTTTATTGATATCCTTTGCAACATCAAGAAGCCCAACATCTTTAAATTCAGTTTCTGCTCTTGTAACATTTTTAAAATAGTCTTCTGCCTCATAAAGATACAATCCCATTTCACGAAGGCGAGCAACTTCTTCATCAGATAAAATTCTATTAAGCGTAAAACCATCCAGAGATGCAAAGGCTTCAGCAATCTTAGTTTCGTCGCCAGTTTCTTTGGCTTTTTTGATCTCGTCTTTTATTGCTTCTATTTGAGACTTAGCCTTAGCAAACCCATCTGTCGCTTCATCGCCAAATATACGAGCAAAAGCATTCGATTTGGCGTTGGCTCCTCCAGATTGGATTGCCCATGTGTCCATCTTATCTGCCCATTCAATGTACTCCTTCTTTTGCTCTGTAGTCGCCGTGTCCCAATTTTGTTTAATTTGAGAATAATAAGAATCCATTTCTGACATATAACTTGCCATATTGGATTGATAACTATTTAGAGCTTTTTGTGCTTCCTCAAATTTTTTCTTATTTTTATCCGAAGCATCCTTCGTATATTTTTCACGTGCCGCATTAAACTCGTTTTGGAGCTTTGTATATTGCTCCTTCATATTGTCGAGGGATTCTCCTACTTTCTCCTCGGATGCAGACTGTATTCCACCAACCACAGCACCAACAATACCACCAACTATTGCTCCAATTGCTGCGCCAATCAACATACCAATCGGACCAGCGAACGAACCCGCTGTAGTCCCAGCGGCTAAAAATCCACCCGCAGCAGTAGCCCCAGTTGCAGCTAAAACAGAACTTCCGACACCGGTTGCAACGCCAACGCCTGCTCCAATTGCCGCACCAGAACCAGCCTTTTCTCCAACATTCTCACCCGTTGTCTTACCCGTTTTAACGCCAGTTTTCGCATACTTATTTGCAGTGTTAATTGCACTATCGTTAACTTCATACTGCTGTTGTTCTTTTATTGTATTTAAAAGATCGATTTGTCTTTGAAGCTCTGCACTTTGTGCTTGTAACCGAGTAAGCTCTTCTTGGTCTGTAAATGTCAGAGGAGTGTTTTTGTTAATATCATTAATTTGATTTTTAATATCATTGAGTTGCGACTCAAGTGTGCTCAATTCAGATTCTGTCTTAGACAACTCAGACTTTAGTTCATCAAATGACTCCTTTGCTTCTTCTACTGTTTCATATGCTTTATCAAAAAGATCACCAATAATTTGTAATACCTTAGATATTGCATACATAACAAGCATCGATGCAACAGCAGACTGAATTTTTTGAGATAATTGCTCCGCACCATTCGCCAATGACTTAAATGCACCAGACCCAGTTTTTTTAAGATCTGCCTGTTTTTTATTTAATGTATCAACATTTACCTGTGCACGCTTAAGTCCATCTTGATATTTATACAGTTTCTTCGGATCTGTTCCTTGGTAATTATCAAGATTTGCCTGAGCGCGAGCAAGATTTTGCTGTGCTTGCGTGGAAGCTTCTTCTACGGCTCGTAATTCTTTTTTATAATCTTTTATTTTTTGAATTTCTGTGCCAAAATAACCCTTGGATGAGTCTGTTTGTTTAAATCCTTCTTTTTGTAATTTCTTATATGTTTCAAGACTTTCTTCTGCCTCTTTTAATGCTTTCTTACTTGACTTACCACCGCCGTCGTCAATATATGCCTGTTTTGCATCACGAACGCTTTGTTCTAACTCTTCTAGTTTAGATGTTGTAGATTGAATATCTTTATTAATGCTTTTACCAAAAATACGGTTTGCGCCCTTTAATGTTAAACCAGAGAATATTTTAGAAAAATTAAGACCACCAAACTTTGTTGAAACATATGTAAACAAACCAGCAAGTGCTAATTGTAATAGTCCTACATTCTCAACAATCTTAATAATTTCAGTCCCAAGACTTACAACCCATTTAACAACGCCACTATTGAGTGCATTATTCCACATAGTTCGAACGGAATTGTTAAATAAGTCAATACGCCCCTGAATTGAATCGAGGTATTTCTCATTTTCCTTGAGTGCAGAACCTGAAGCGTTTGCTGATGCTTCAATTGCTTGTTCGGCAGTATCGAAATTAGAAATGATTGAAGCTAAAATATTAGCCTGACGTTTTCCACCCATGAGTTCCATAGCAGATGCCTTTTCGATATCTGTCATGTACTTAAATGCTTCTGACATTTCACGTAATATCTGTGTTGTATTTTTAAAGGTATTTGCATCTAACATGATGTCAACACGACCACCTGTTAGTGCTAATAATTTCGCTTGAAGTGCCGACGTGGTTGTAGCCATATCGGACACATCCTCTCCCATCTCGGAGAGTTCGGTTTTAGAACCCCTTAACCTAAGAGTCAGTGTTTTCAGCGCAGTTCCTACGCTTTCTGGGTCTTGTCAATCTATTACTTTCGGTTCCCACACCTACTGACCATATCTAATATGGCGATTAGTCATTTCTGGCTAATTCTCACGTTTCATGTTAATCGGTTTATAGCGTGAGTTCGGACTATATATTACATCCTCTTGTCTTTATATCAAAAAGAGTAGGATGGATAACTTCAGCACATATGTTACCATATGCGCCCCGTAGTCTCTGAGGATAAAAATAAAATTATTATGCACATACTTTAATAAATTGTTTTAATATTTGTTCTATATTGTTAAAATCATAATACCAAATTTCCAATAATGTCATACAATGTTGGTTTGCATATTCACGTTTTCTTTTATCATGTTCTTGCTGTGTTTGGAATTGTTTGATTCCTCCGAAAACCTCGATTGGACGTTCATGCTGTTCTCCCTGATATTCGATCAACAAATTTAATTCTGGTAAATAAAAATCATACGATAATTTACCACCACCCATACCAAACAAATCATCAAACGTTTTATGCGAAATAAAATTTTGGTTTAATTTCAATAAAAAATCCTTAATTGCAGATTCACCTTTTGGCACATCACAATAAGGACAACGCTGTGTGTACGCATTTGCTAACATTTTATATTGAATACCTATTTCTGGATGATGTTTACATATGTACTGCATTGGCGTATGAGAATTAATATATGGTTGATCTAACAAAATCATATCGTTATGATCAAAGATTGTCTTGGCTTCATCATATGATAATTTTCTAGAGTTTGTAGTTCTTTCGATTCCACAATACTTACAGCCATATCCATGCCGTAAATTTTCATACCTAATAAATTGAGATCCTTTATCTGCATGTTTTAAACACAAATATTCAAGCTTAGTCTTTGCATTAATATATTCTGAGCTTAACAACAAATAACCTCGACTTTCAAACAAATCGCAAATATCACCCCATTTTGGTTTTTGAACATCTTTTGCACATTGAGAACAACAATACAACCCCCTTTTTAACCCAGTTTCAACTTTGTCTACCTGAGATTTTGTTATCATAAATGGCTTTCCGCAATAATCACAATTGTACTCTATTTGTTTATTTTTATTTGCACGAAAGCATTTATCTGAACAAAATTTGCTTCTATTTTCTTGTGATTTTGCTACATAATATTTCTTTCCACAATATTGGCAAACCTTCTCTGTTTGCATATTTTTCACCTCCTTTTTTGTAATTGTATTTGCACAATAATTTTATTAGTCTTTCCTAAGTCTTAAGTGAACCGCACTTTTTAACTTATATAGTTATCTACTAGTAACTATATTACTATAGCTACGTGGCACAAATTTACCACCTCGTTTGCAGCAGTTATAATACCAATTGATTCATCTAATGAGTTTCCGCCTTCTGCTAAAGCACTCGCAGAACGTTTTAACGCCTCACCAATTCCTTTAGAAGTGATACTAAACCTGTTACCCACTTCGTTGAACGAATCAACAATTCTCATAGATTCAGACGCTTGAAGTCCAAATCCCTTCATGGTAGAAATTATACTTTCGGCAGCTTCGTCCGCGCTGGCAATACCATCTCCAACATTTTGATATACCAATGCGGCTTTTGCCATTTCAGATGCCTGAGTAATATTGTATCCCAGTTTTGCGAATGTTGCCGTTGCCAGTGTTACATCAGAAATCGTAGATCCAATTTCTGATCCTGTTTTTGCCGCAGTTTGTAAAAACTTATCATAAGTTTCTTCTGTTTCGTCTGTAACTTTCTTTAACTCCGTTAGAGCAAGGTCAATTTCTTTTACATACTGAATACCCTTTTTAAGTTCATTAAAGAACTTAAAAATTATACTTGAACCACTGAAGTACGTGAAAATTTCTTTTGTCTTACGTGTAATCGACTCAATTATCGTTTCTGTTTTCTTGATGCCAGTACGCAATATACTAAGTCTGCCTGTCAATGGATCTACAGTAGCACTCCATGTCGCAAAAGTATTCGCTGCTATTTTTGTCGTACCAGTTAATTCACCGGTATCCGCGTTCATCCCCTGAATAACTACGCGACCTTGCGCCTGCGCTTGAACTGCCGCAGTAATCTTATTCCAATACTCGTCGGTTCCGACTGCGCCAAAACCAGATCCATCACCAAGATCAGTTGCATTATCACCACTATACTTTTCGTGAATCTTTAGATATCCATCGACTTCTGATTTTAATTCTTTTACTTTTGATATCTGTTTGCTCAGATTATCTCTATCTTCTTCTGATGCTGCTGTTCCTTTTTTATTAATTTCGTCTCTTAAGTTACGTAAAACTTCAATTCGGTCAGACAAATCTCTTGCTTTCGCTTCGATATCTTTAGATATACCATCAGTACCAATCGCACGAAGTACAGTTTGATCTCCAGCATTAGCAGCAGAAGTTGCGGCATTAATACCAGTTGCTCTTTGAGCATCTTTAACACGTTGTTTCCAAACTGCTTCTTCGCTCTTATTATCAGCCTTATTTTGATCGTTGATTTTCCTTTGAGCTTTAGCCGCATCCAACAATCTTTTTTGTGCGTCAAACGATATACTATACTTTTCTCTTAATACAGCGTTTTCCTCGGTGGTAATTTTCAGCGAAGCTCGTTTTCTTCTAATCTCTTCTTTCAAGTTGTCGAGTCTCGCCTTAGTTTCAAGATTATTATCGCTGTCGAACTGTGCAGACAATCTACCAAGCGTCTCATAGTCATTCATGATAGACTTCATCATATTAGAACGAACCGCTTGTGTCTTAGATTGTGAACCTTGCGCATCTGCGTTTGCTTGTTTTACAGCACCACGAGTGGCAATTATGCCGCCCTTTGCAATCTTATCATTTATAGATTCGAGAACGCTTTTGATTTCAGTTAGTCTGCCGTCCAGAGCAGTTCCCGCTATCGTATCGACATTAGGCGCTTTAACTGTGCCAATACGCGAAGTACTTTTTTGAATATTATCCAAAACTCCTTTGACCGTTTGAAGTGTACTTTCAAGCGCCCAAGGAGATTGATTCTGTTCTCCATCATTTTGTTGTGTTTGACGATTAATAACGTTTGCAAAAACTTTATTAAGTGTTGACTCAAGAGATGTTTCGTCAATAGCGACTTTATTGTCTGTATTCTCTGTATCTTGAATAACTTTTACATTATACGTGATTGAATTTAGAACATTTTTGAGCTCCTCAGTGTTGACAGAAGACTTATCAGACGCATCGCCAATGCCAGTTTTGACATTTGCCAACTGTTCACGAAGTTCTTGAATCATACCACCTTTAATCGTTGATTCTTCGGTTGCTTTGCGAGCTCGTTCTTCGGCATCTGATATTTGATCATACAATTCTGCTCTTGCTTGTTGATTACGATACGCTTCATCCGCCGCTTCGTCCACTTGTTTTTGAAGACGGTCTTGTAGTGCAATGTTTTCAGCCTGTAAAGCTTCTACTTTTTTTCTCTCTGATGCAAGTTCCGAAGAAGATGCATCGCCAGCGCTAGAAGAAACGGTCTCTTGTTGTATGCCTGTGCCATTTTGTGCTTTTGCAGCGTTTAATTCTTCCTGCGCCTTAGTCTCCGCTTTAATTGTTTCCGTATTCTGTTGATGAGCGTCCGCCTCTTTCTTAACTCGCTCAAAAACAACGTCTTCAATCTCAATTCCGCCATATGTTTCACCATATTCATCGGCAAATTTATAAAGAGATCTTAGTCCTTTATCATCTGGTAACATCTCGACTTTCTTGCCATTTGCAAGTTTTAAGATAATCTTATCATATGTTTGACCAAATTCCTCAAGAGCCCCATCTGCCGCATCTATTTGTTCGCCAAGCTCATAATATCTCTCTTCTTCTTTTGTGCTTAAACCAGAATCCATATCTTTCTGATTTAATTCTTCATATCTATCTCTTTGTCTTTGAGTTATGTTAGAAGCATATTGATCTGCAATGTCACGCAATAATTCAAGCTTATCTTCCAGCTTACCGTTTTCCTGAGTGATTGTTTCTGCATCATCTTCTGCAGACGCCTCTGATCTGGCAGATGTATTTTCTTGGATTGCGCTATTTACATCTTGGACTACAGGCAACGTATTTTGAGCCATCTCTTTTAAGTGTGCCAAATATTCACTAGTAGATTTAAAAACAACCGCCGAATTTTCAATACTCTTGACGTCGGGGTCATAAATTACGCTACCCTGATAATTACCGTCATAACCTTGATCTCCCGTTGCATTTAAAACACCTTCGTATCCCAATGCTTTCATAAATCTGGTGCCAAAATTATGATGATCCTCAGGAACTTTACCTTGTGCAAACAAGTTTGCTATGTTCTCACACTCATTTTTTGCATTCACAACCCATGTATGGAATTGCTCTTTAGTCATCTCAAAATTTGTAAAGAGTTTCGTCGCGACATCAAATAACTCATCTTCCGTTAGATCTTCTATTTTGGTCAGTTTAGAGCCGTCCAAAATCGTTCCGTTTCCGACTAATTTTTGCAAACTCGATAAAAATTCTCGCAAGATTTCGGCTTGTTCAACTGTTTGGTTAACATATAATTTATATTTGCTAGCGTCAAATTCAAAAAACGATACTTTACCATCAGCCAGAAAGGGTACCAAATCCTGTGCTCCACTCAAAAGAGAAGCAAATATGCCATCTCCAAATCCCGCAAATTCATCCTCTAATGCATTTTGAATTATTGGTGTATGATTCACATCATAGAGTGCATCCGCACTTTGATTTCCAAGCAATGCAGGATTAAATTCGCCTTCGACACGTCGATATAACAATAATTTCTTTTCTGATTCTACCTGTCGTTCCACTGCCGCAGCAGTCTTTTCTTCTTCAGTGCGTTTCTGTTTTGCAAACTCAGTCGCTTCTCTTTCCGTCTTAGCTTTTAATTCAGAGTCTTCTCTAGCACGTCTTTCTGTTTCTGCGATTTTATTTGCGTTATTAACATCTTCTGGCGTTGGTCCAAACTGTCCGTCGTTTCCGCCATTGGCAGTACCAACATTCTCGCCAATAATTTGACGCAATGATGTTTCTGCAATACTTGCAACAGGAGAAAGTTGATCGTACAGTTCATCATATTTTTTAAGTTTTGCTCTCATATTACGGCGTTTTACACCGTCTGATTCATTTTGTACTTTTTCAGCATAATTTTCATATTCTTTTACAAATTTAACCAACCATTGATATTGAGCCTCCCAATCTTCATTGTTGGATAAAGACTTATCATATCTATTTTTTAGAACTGCCAATGATGCACTTTCTGGAGAATAATTAAGAGCAGAAGATATTTTTTCATTTACTTTTTCTGCACTCTTTTCTTTTTTTAACATCCTATTGTATGCTTCTTCTATTTCTTTAACTGTTTTTAAAGAAGATTGCAGATTTTCTTGATTTATAATCTCTGCTTGGTTCTGCTGTAGAGACTTTATTTGTTCATCAATCTGACTGACCTCTACGTCGATATTTTTTATTTGATTTTGATAATACTTATCAAAATTACGTACAATTTTATTAAAATCAGCATCCGCTTTGTCAAAAACGTCAGCCGTTGTATCTGAAAGATTAACGAATTCAAAATCAGATAGCAATGTCTTATCTTTAACCAAGCCCTTATTACCGTTTATAGTACGGGACATTCTATATAGATTTTCTGCCGCACTTAAAGCCTCAATGAGAGCCGCATTGTATTCTTTTGTTCCTTTTGTGACTTCACTTAATGCATCTTCTGCCTTAATGAACTCTCCCATTATACGCTGAGCTTGTTCGTCTATGCTTTCAGTGTCAGATATTTTCAACGGTTTAAACTCGTCATATTCCATCGTTGATAACTCAGACAATCTCTCATATTTGGCATAACGCAAATCGAGTTTTTTGGATTGTTGATTTAATTCATTTTTTCTTTTTTGCAAATCATTAAGTTGCGCTATAATATCACGGCTAGCATCCGCAATTCCTTCTTTTACACCAGAAACAATGCCTTGAGCAACGCCATTTCCAATACTCTGACCTAATTTTCCAGACCCAGCATTAACGCCAGCGGTAATACCGTCTGTAATCGCACTTGCAAACTGAGATACAATACCCTGCAATGTTTTCTCAGAGAACACAATTTCTTGTTTTCCCATTTGCTTCAATTGGTTGTTAAATTCTTTGGTCAACTCGGTCAGACTATCTGCGTCCGTATCAACCTTCATTTTCAAAATATCATTCAGCTCTTGTGCTAATTCTTTTGCATCATTTTTTACAGCGTCTCTATCCAATATAGGTTTAATCGACGCTAACCATTCTGCTTTTCTTGTTGCCATATTTCTCACCTCACTTTCTTATTGATCTTAAGATTTGTTTTCCAACCGAACGCCTAAAGTTTCGGTCAAATGTATAATCATAACTATTAATGAATTTCTGAATTTCTTCTGCTGGCACAAAAGAACCATAATATTTTTGATCCTCATAATTTCCACCGCCGACAATACTACTTCCGTCTGTGCGAGGATGAATACCAGCAAGAAAGTTTCCAATAATCCACTCTGCATCTGCTGGTGAGTATATTTTTGATCCATAATATGTATTTTCTATTTTTGACGGATCAAATTCCACACCAGCAGAACAAATTAACGTATCACCATTTTCGCGTACCGGATTTGAATATGGCACAAAACTTTCCATTAAACTGTAAGTACGATTATAACTAGTTGGATCATAATCATCATAGTATCGCACCAAACAAGATACAGTATTACTATACAAATCTTTTTCTGCTTGTTTAGTTGCATCCTCTGCCGCCGTTTTAAATACTTTTTTATAATCTTTTAGCATTTCTTCTGCCGCCTCGTCTATAGCTTGTTCCAAAGTTTTCGCCATACTAACTCCTCCAATTTATTATTTACTTTAATTTATCTAAAAGCCCAATTAACTGGGACAAGTCTTCCTTTTGAATATCTGTGCCAAGGACGTCTTTCAGATTAAAATCTTCAAACTTTTCTTTTAAAACTGAACCAACTCCATCAAGTTTTTTCAGTACGCCATCAAGAAAATGCCCAACAAGCACATTTACATTATTATCTTCAAGCTCAGATGCTAGTGCCATCTTTAACAAAACATCGCACTCCTCATAATCATTCTGAAATTCTGCAATAATCTGTGCTAATAATCCACTTTCAGCAAGCAAATCATAATCTACCACAGGATCTTCGCTCCACTCCAAATTAGTATGTAACGACAGCGTCGCAATAATGAAGCTCAAATATTGCCCAATCTGGTCATTCTTTTTAATGCCATCAATCTCACGAATATTCTGGGACACAACCATTTCCATTGCTTGTTTTTTATCTCTAAAAGGCACATACTTTTTTACCTCAAGCTTTTCTGTAATATATTCACCAATCGCATTAGGTTCACTCTTTGTATTTATCACATGTGCGTTTTGAAAATCTTTAACAAAATCTTGTATTTTAATCATAATAATTTCTCCTTTTAATCATTTTGATGAGTAATAAACTCATTTATTGCATACATATCTGCCACACTCATTTTTAGTTCTTCCAATTCCTCTAATGTGAATCTCACATTAGGCGGTTCAATCTCAACATTGTTGAGTTCCTGTAGTGTAGCGTTCGCCTCATCAGTCTTATCGGGTATGATTTTAATCATACCATTATCCGTAATAACAATGTTGCCATTGTCATCCTTAATTGAATACGTGTCAATAATTTCCTGTCTTTTAGTATTAAAAAAAATTTCTTCAGTTTCCGAATCCTTACAAAATCTCATAATTTTGTACGCAAGTTTAGCAGAGATTTTAGTTTGCGCAAACTGATTAAAAACTTGTATTGCGCCAATAAGTGTACAAATCTTCATAAAAATTTCTCCTTTTATTCCTTTATTATTGTAATTTTGCAACAATATCCTCAAGTTCCTGAACGCGCTTTTTAAGTTTTTGTATTTGCCAAGTGTTAAGAGCGATGAACTCCTCATATCGCAATGAACATGTTTCCTCATCGTTCTCATCTTTTGTTTCAACATATGCTGCAAAGTCCTGTGTAGTTAAACCAGCATTATTTATCGCTTGCAAAACATCTTGGGCTATAAACCCGCTGTGTATTCTGTTTGATGTCCCGTAATTAAATTTATATGTAACCGGAACAAGCGCGTCATAAAGCACATTATATTTATCAGAAAATGTACTAATAGAGTTCTTTTTGTTTTTATCTGATATAATTGAACCGCTTGTGTTTCCCGTAATAGTGCCGCTAATGTACAAATCATTTGATCTGACCGACATTTTTACAATCTGATAATTGTTAGCATTTATTGTACGTAAATTAGTTGTGCCACCATAGTAAAAAGTAATTCCATAATTTGTATACGCAACCGCTGTATTTTGTTCTTGATTACCATTATTATCGCCGGAACAAAAAACAATTGATGGTCTAATTGCAGTATTATAATCGAATGTAGATGGGTTTCCTCCCCAATATGAAAATCCATCTCCGCCTATATAAACATAATTATCAGCAATAATACCCAATCCTCCAGATCCAGCAAAAGATGAACCACGAGAATAAATACAAGGACTGTTAGCAGAATCACTACCACTACTAATATGAAATGGATAGGTAGTATTTCCAAATGTACCAGTTGCCGCAGATAACGATCCGGCAAATGTTCCGGTTGCTGCGGATAGTGATCCAGCAAATGTGCTTGAAGCACTAATTGTACCTGTAATATGCGCTGAACGACAATAAAGTTCACCTTTTGTGTTAACTCCAAAATTACTTCCGGCTTTTAGTACCCATCCAGTACTTGTATGTCCGGCAATAGTAAAACTAGTTTTACTGCCCGTACACAAAAAAGCGTTAGCACTACTAAAAGATGTGCCATAATAAATTGAATCATCGTTGATGGTCCAACCATTAGTTTGACTACCAATATAACCGGTTGTAGCAGTTAATTTACCTGAAATGTCAACCTCAGTAGCAGTTAAACCGGTTGCATCTATTTGATCCGCAGTTATACTACCAGTAGCAATATTGGCACCGTTAATTTTTGTGCTTCCGTTTTCTGTTGTTGTAAAAGCCACATTGCCATCCAGTATAATATTCTTAGCATCTATAGTAATATATGAACTCGAATCATTCTGCCCAAGTACAATACTTGCACCCTCAAGCTCAACACTCTGATCTTGCTCTGTTCCGTTCGTCGTATCTGTTCTTTTTGCAACTAAGGTTAAACTGGAACCGTCTCCTCCAGCTTGTTGCTGAAAAGTCGCAACATATTCGCTCCCATCATCATTTTTCCAAAAAGCGTTATTTGCAATAGTCGCATCAGTATTTGACAACCTATCAGAAAGAGTAATTCCACTTCCTCTTGCATTCACAATTTCCGTATATATACCATCCGCAAATTGTCTAACCATGCTTGTAATGCGATTGTTGACATTACCAGCTAAAGTTGCTACCTTAATCCATGTGTCCCCATCTAATATATACAATTCAGCCTCATCATACCAATATGCATATGCAGTTCCTGCTGGTTGTGTAGTACCAAACCATACCTTGCCAATCGACTCATCCCATGTTTCACCGTTCCATATATAATAAAACCCAGGAGTAAACTCATAGGTTACATCTGTATATGTTTCTGTATGGGTATTTCCCGTTGGTATGTAAATCATGCCTGTTTTTAAGATAGTTTTGGCTTGATCCAATGTAAGACCATACGCCTGAGAAAATTCTCCAACGCTATATTTGTCCACAGAAGATAACATTCGACTATATTCTTCTGCATTTTTTGCTATAAGTAGTTTATTTTCCTCATCTAATGTACTGACAGTTTCCATTTCCGCCTTAGTAGACAGTCCATTTTTAACATACTCCGCAAAATATTCTGCGCCAGTGTTAGTTTCTCCGGTAACAGGATCAGTATATGACCAGCGGCTGATTGGCTCTACTGTTTGTTCAATCTCATTAGCCCTTGCTAATGCTGCATTTGCTTGATTTACAGCCTCTGTTCGAGCACTTTCAGCAGACGTTACTGCACTTTCTGCAATGGCTTTTGCCTGAGCAGATATGGTAGCTATATTTTCTACCTGCGTATTCATATTTCCAACATCCGCAGTGATTTCGTCAACTCTACTTAATGCATCTTGTACCTGATCACTCATTGATGAATTAGAAGATATGCTTTCTTCTGCTTTGTTGTATGCTGCCTGAGCAACATTAATTGCAGCCGCGATATTTATTTCGGCACTATCAACACGATCTGCTATTTGCTGTAAATTTTTACCCATTACATCTGTCGTACACGCCTGTACCCCAAGCATAATCACAGCATATTCAATACCATTTTTATTCTCTCTTGCAAATACCCTATATCCGTAATTAGAGGAGGTCTTGGTGGCATATCCGCTTTTATTGGATGTGACATAATCTCCAACTTCAACATCTAATTCACAACGAACATCTACAAGTCCAGAAGTTACTATAAGTCCATGTGTATTTTTTCTTGAATCATTAGCATCTTGACCACCAACAAAACCAGCGGCGTCAACAGACACACCAAAAATATCAACACCATCGCAAATTTTAATAGTTGATGTATTCGGTACTATACTAACAAAATAACCATATGTATCATATAATGCGTCGTGCCATTCATAATAATTAGCAATATTAACACTATCAGATTGAACTGTTTTAAGTCGCTCAATTTCATCAAGTTCTGATCGTAATCCCGTAATTGCTTTGATTGGGTGCTGGTCATACTCATCTCTACCATTTAAACTATAATGGCGTGCAGTATCACCACCAACCCATCCAACAGCTTCGGTGGTTTCGACTTCTATTTCTTGAGTGCCTTCAACTTGAACGGACTGGATTTCTTCTTCTGTCTGAACACTTTGCTCTAAGATTTCTATATTTGAGATAGTTTCAGAAGAATCTTCTGGGACAATATCCAAATACTCCACTGTGCCCAATTCATCTAATTCTTCATCCATATATTTTTCACCGCCTTACGTCAAGATTGTTTCGCCGTCAAGAATAACCAGACCTTCTTCATTTGCTGTCGGGAGAACTTGTCGTTCAACTATAAAATCATCAAGCATGGGATATACTGTAATTAATTGAGGGCGACTTCCAAAAATTGTGCCACTTGTCGAGCAACATGCTCTAATCTGCACTTTTGCTTTATATTTATCTAAAAATCTAGATGTTTCTTCGGCGGTCAAAGAAACGCATAATTCTTTAGAATCGTTCGGCGCACTACAATTTTCCAGATTTTTTGTTATTGGCAAAAGTTCACTTGGATTATTTGGTTGCCAAAATTTTATTGTGGCCCATTCGAGTTCTGCTTTTGTATACGGTAATTTAAATGTGAATTGTGCAGTTGTTCCACGAATCATTCAAAAACCCCCTTTTATTTTATTAAAAAAAATAGGTGGCATTACGCCACCTATCTCATTGATATTTACGCTTTTTTAATTGCGTCTGCATAAACCTTACCGGTATAGACAGGTACCGTCTTGTATGTACTTAGTACATAAACATATTTTCCATTTTTCTTCTGAATCTCTCTTACGAACAGAGTCTTTTTCATAACCCATTTTGGAATTGATTTACCAGTCCACCAAGTGGCACCATCAGCAATTTTAACTTTGTCGCCTTTTTCAAAAACAACAACCTCATCTTCTTTTTCTTCAACCGGATGTAACAATTTGTCAACATCCGCTCTAAAATTATCCATCGTCAGCCCAAACTTTTTCAGCCAGTGGTCGCAGTCTGCATGATTCGACGCATAGCCTTTTTTGCATGCTTCCTTGTGTGAAACAATTACCGAGGCTTCCCATCCCCACCGCCGACAAATATCTGCGCAGAGCGAAACGGCGGCGTTATAGCATTCCCTGAAATAAGTTTCGTCTGTAAGCCCGTCCTCACATATCTCAAATTGAATATGTGCTACCGGAGGATAGTTATAGGAGCCCTTCTTTCCGCTCCCTACGCCCCACGCACATATCTCTTCAGGGAGCAGATGTGCAATACCTACCGTACCATCTACTAACTTTCCTATCATATAATGCACTGCTTTGCTAATATCTCTATTCCAGTGGTTTCCGTAACGATTTTTACCGATTATAGACAAAAGCTCATCTCTGTTCTTGTCGTCCTTGGAGGGTTGCACATAGCGTGCCAAAGCCGTCTGATTTGCACCGGTAGAGTGAACGACAATCCCAATGGGATTTGCCTTCTGTGCCGTCTTATAACACCTTGATTCGGTATGAATGCATTCTATAATCTTCATTCTCCATCCTCCTCATCATATCCGTTATTAATTTTTTCTTCATATTCGTTTTTCTCGCTTTCAGCAAGCTGTTTATATACTTGATTGACTCCTGTCGCCGCAAGCCCAGACACGATACCCACGGCTATTGCTGTAAGAATGTCTCTCGCAGGGAAATCAGGCATGATAAACATGCCAATTACACCAAGGATGCCACCAAGCACCCCATTTATTAGAGGTATCCATTTGTTATTAATTTTTGATGCCTTTATTGCCATCGATGAAAGATAGCAAATAACAGTTATTGCACTAACACCAGCAATATCTATTGTTTCCATAATTATCAATTATAACTCCTTTCCCATATTAGTTCATTCCTGTTACGCTTGACACATATCCAAGAGCTGACGAACCACCGTTAGATCTCGCCCACTTTAAATAAACGGTTGATCCTGTGTAATAAATACTAAATACCACATAATTTAACTCATCTGCAATCTGATACTCGGTAGCGGTACTGGTTATCATTGTTTTTGGGATAACCAGAGTTTCAGAGCTAGATCCGGACTTCGGGCAAGCCTTTATTATATAAGCATTGTAAGTTCCCAATGTACCAAGATTTACTGTAGTTGAGGTGTTATTCAGCGTTCCGGTCCATATGGTTGAAACAGAAGGATTCTTAGATTCTTGCCAACTTACCCATAACCCAGACATATACATTGACGTAAATTCCTTTGCTTGAGGCATAAAATTTATTAAAGCCCTAAGCCAGACGCGGACAGTGCCATCGTTGTTATACTTAAACGATTCAACAAGAAACGGGTACGAACCCAATAAACTATGCGTAGTCGAAGGAATATATATAAATTTCATATATCCATCTTCCGCGTTATATGCATAGTTTTGGATTTCAGTATTCATAGCGAGGTCAGTCGTTCCAGTTCCAGTTACTATAAGAGGAGATTCACGCGGAATTGTTGTCGGTACATTAAAACGGAAATCATTTTCTCCCCAATCAAATACCGGGATACTTTTATTAATCCGATATACTGAGCTTACTCCTACGGTGTTAACCGCGTCATATGCTGTCACTTCAACATCGTATGCACTAGTATATGATACACCAGTTAGAGAGCCGGTTGCGGAATATGAATTTCCAGAAATTGTTGTAGTAAGATTAGTATAATCTCCATAGCTTCCACCAACAGATTTTACACGTGCTTTAACAGTCAGAGAGTTTGTTGTCGTTCCAAAACTTCCAGAGAAATAATTACCGTTTGATGAAACACTTACAGTATCCGAGTCAGAAGTTCTCTGTGTTGTAACATTGACCGTAAGAGGAATGTATTCAATAAGAGTAAGTTCAGGAACAGAAATACTGCTTGAAATTCCTCTGCTGTCTGTTATGGTAACCGTTACAGTGCTGCTTTCGACGGAGTTCAGCGTTACATCGGCTCCGCTTCCGCTCACGCTACCACAAACGACGCGTACAGAAGCTATGGAAGCGCCGTTCTTCGCTGTCGCAGTAGTTTGTACCTGAAGATTAGAAAAACCTTTCACGAGTTTTGAGGAATCCCCCGTCAAGGCAAGTGTCAGAGAATTAACGTCGGCAGCCGTCACAGAAGCCTCTGGTAGATTTTCGCTTTCACGAACAGATGCCGTCATATAAGTCTCATTTGTGCCCATTGAGGTACTTCCGCTAAAGGTTTCACATAGTATGTATATCTTTATCTCTTTACTATTCGGGATTAGCTGATACACAGTTTCCGGTACAGTCCATCCATACTGCGTAACGGAAGTATTGGCAATAATCTCGGTATAGGTACTCTGTCCTTCTATTTTATATGAAAGAGTACTTGTATTCGCAGTATTGTTCTTATTAATAACAATAGTGCTCACCGCTCCAATATAGGCATCTGTTGCCGTCACGGTGTTTTTTCTTGCAATTGCCGGAAGTGTAGCGGTAACAGATACCGTTCCGGTTGCGTCTTTATTAGGAGTATATGTTGTGCCTGTTACAGTAAATTTCCATGTACCATCGAGCAAAACATTCTTGGCGGATCCATTAGAGCAGTCAACCGATACCGTTCCCTCGTCGATTACAGTACCTTTTTTATAGCTGTATCCTCCTTCAGAAAATGCGGAAAGTTCCCATTCGCCAGAAGGCTTCTTCGTGCCAGAAAATGCCGTTGTTCCATTGATTGTACTGCTGTACGTTGTGCCATACCCATAAAATGAGGAGTTTATTGTACAAGCAAGCACCATTTTCGTTGATACCGTGTGATATCCCGTCGTAGTATTAGGTACGGTCTTGCCATAAAGCAAAATATAGTATCCGTAACTTCCACTCTGCGGCGTAAGCTTTGACGATCTTCCAAGGTATTGATATTCACTTGTCAAAGTTGCCATTAGATATCACCTCCTATAACAAAGCATGCTGTTCGATTTCCTTCATAATTTTCAAACCGTGAGTTGCCTATTACAAGATAATTGTTAACCGTGGCATTTATCGCGGTTACTCCCACATTGTTTACTGTCATAATATTCTCTTTCCCTTCTCCTACAATTCTGTTAACATATGTTCCAGTGCCGTTAATTAAAGTTTCTACATCTCCATCACTTATACGCATTCCATCGCTATTAAAAGTATAATTATTCTCTGTTGTAACGGAATGAATCTCACTTATTGCATCAGATACTATAAGATTTACTTGCTCAGCGTTTACCATCGTATCAAGACGATGAGAAAGGTTGGCAATTTCAGAGCTAAGATTTTCATTAACTTGGGTAACCTGCGTACTAATCGCAACATCACCGTCAGCAATTTTACCTTCAAGCTCGGTTTTAACAAACTGAAGCGCGTTGGAGGATGTGTCCTCAGCAGAATCCTGAGCAGCAGAAACTTGATCCTGAACATATTCTTCGGTTGCAAGTCCAGCAACTTTGCCATCAACATATGTCTCGGTTGCGAGCCCAGCAACTTTATTGTCAACATAGGTTTCAGTTGCAAGCCCAGCAATAGATTGAATTGCGCTATCTGCTTTTTGAAGTGAATCTTGTACATCCGACGCAAGATCAGTTTTTGCAACTTCATCCTTTGTTGCAAGTTGACCAAGAGTTGGTTTATTTTTTATATAATCAGCCTTTGTTGAGTCTGTCTGTGTCCAGTTAGACTGCGGAACAGTTGTGGCAATTGTATTTCCTATAATTTTAGACATTTGTTATCACCTCCGTAATTGTTGCCTGTATTGTATAATCATTTTTTGGAACCTGTCCTATACAAAAAACAGAAACTTCACCATTCTCATTTTCTGTAACAAACGCCAAATCTTTTTCATGAAAAATCACTAATTGCTCTGAGCTCGGTTGCAAGTCAACTTTGCTATTTGGCGTAATATTTGCATTAGATACTGTAACTACTTGATACCATCTATTATCACTAGCCTGAGTCCACTTATCTGCGTATATCGTTACAGAAATAGGCTTTGGCAATATGAAGCTGTCTACGCTCATATACTCAAGTTGAGAAAATTCGTGAATTCCATCTCCTATTTTTAATCGAGGAACACCATTGTCATATTCAAGCACCAATTCTCCGGCGAGCGGTATCATATGATCTGGCTGATTTTCATAATCAGCCCAGTCATTTCGACCCGTGCTGTCCTTCCAGCCTCTACGCAATTGACATATATATTTAGCCATTATGAACCCGCCCCTTTAACTTCTGTAATAGTCGCCTGAATAGTATAATCGCTTGTGGGTTTATTATTAAGCGCATACACAGTAACTATTCCACCGTCATTTTCTGTCATAAGTGATATACCCAAATCTTGTAATGTTGCAAGCTGTACCGCCGTTGGTTGAAAATCAACCTGACTATTTGCCGTTACGCCACTAACCGATACGACCTGAGAATATGGACTTGTGGTTCCAGTCCAAGATGACGCAGAAAGTGAAATTGTAGTTATTAATTTTGGTTCTACTGCCCCTATGTTTGTACGAACTTGTGTCTTTTGATCTTCGGTAAGGGTCTGAGAGTCGAGAAGAAGAACTTCATCTTCGCGGGCAAGTTTAACGGAACCATCATCTTTATTCGTACCGGATGTAGAGCCTACGTAGACATCGCCAGCATACCAAGCGTTGCCAGAACGATCAAGTGTGTAAGCATTCGAGCGTTCAGACTCACCTCCACCGTTTCCAGCTATTTCAAGTAGCCCCGATTCATCTTTTATATTGCATGAACCAAAAACGTGTTGATATTGTGATGCTGCAATTGTTCGTCTTCCTTCTGCGTGAGACCAGTTTGCAGTTGACGTAGTAATACATTCAATCCCATTCGCTGTTGAATTTGGTCCGGAGGCTTGACAATTTACTCCTTGTGCAAAAGAATTAGCTCCCGGTTGATATTCTGTTTTACATCCGATAGTTTTAATAGCTCCCCCCGTAAAAGGATTTTCTTCACTTTTGGGAATAGCATTAATGATATTAAAATTTTCATCAGGTAAATACTTTTTAGAAAGTGCTGTATATTCTTCTTGAACAATTTTAAATTCTGCTTCAGGAGTAATAGTAAAAGCGTAAGTGCGCATATTTGCAGAAATAGTATAATCTCCTGCATTATATTCATAAGTAAAATTTCCAACGTTTTCAGTTGGAACATCATAATACATGGTTCCATTAATCATAAAAGTAATTGAATCTAAATTGTATCCATGTATGCTTTCATAATTTTGCATCGTAGCATCAAGAATAGTTCGTTTAACATAATGAGTCCTATTCTTCACATAAGCCGGCGAAGTCTCATCATTTTCATTCCAATCAGGCTGTTTACTGGCAAGTGCAGTTTCTACATCTGCAAAGCTATCGATAGTTGTGCCATCTTTAATAGCGGTAATAGCAGACTCATTAGCAGCGGCTTTCGTAGCTACTGTACCAATACCCGACTTAATCGTATCTAGAGATGTTCCCATTAGAGTCTCTGCGTCTTTGGCGTTAATTTGTTTTCTCTGCAGAACGCCATCTGCATCTATATAGTCAAAAAAGAGGCTTCCATCGTCAACACAAAAATAGACGTAACCGTCATGCTTCTCAACGGCGTCTAATGCAGCACGACTGCCCCTAAATGGTTTCCAAAGCGCCATTTATTTAATCTCCTCTCTGAGTAAGAAATTATTTTCAAAATTAATTTTATATTATTGAATTGATTGTTTAGAGTATAATTTTTGTTTTCGAGTTTATAAAGTATATTTTTCATCATCATCTGCGAATAATTTAGTTATTTCATCGGTAGACAATTCATTGTTCCAAATACGTATAATGCTAACCGCACCCACAAAACGTCCAGTACCTTCGCCATTAAAAATATATGCCTTAGTCGATGTAATTGCAGAATTTGTGCTTGATGTTAACCAAGAATTATTTATGCCATTAATATACATTGTCATAATACCTGATGAATTAACAGTAAGTACAATATGGCAATAAGTTGGAGTTTTACTAGTTGTAATTGTCATTGCGGTTGTAGTATCTAGAATAATTCCGTAATCTGTTGTAGGATAACAAGTAATTCCATCTCCCCAACCGTTTTGTGTTGGACCTATACCAAATAACATACCAGGATGATTTTCCTGAGTTTTATAACATGAATCATCAATTCGAGCTTTAAATTCAAATGTGAATGGATATGTTATAGGATCTATTGTCGTAGAAATATAAGTTTCCTCGTTTTGCATCTCTAATCCATCTTCAGAAAGTGTACATCCAGACGATAATGAAATATCTCCCCATTTTGTGCTTCCTTCATCATATGTGTCTGCGGTTGCTATATTAGAAACAGTTTCTTCTGATATAGATGGTGGAATAGTTACCCATGAATATACTAAAGTTGTACCATGATATATTTTTTTAATTTGGGTCGAACCAAATAAAACACGTTTAGCTACAGTAAGTTTTATCACTTATCATCCTTTTATAATATACAAAGTAGATTCATCTGGAGACGATATGGCATTGTATTCACTTTCTGTAAGCAATACAATAGACATTTTTTGTTCACTAAATACATTTGAGTTAAGTTGTAAACGCTCACCTTCAAGATCTACATATACATCCTTAGTGTCTTTACATATGTATATAGTACCATCAGAAATTTCTGTAGAAGGTAGATTACTTGATTGCCCATATTTGTGTTTTAAACTAACCACTAATACATCCCCTTTAATGTTTAATGTAGGGAAGTTGTTAGCTCCCCTACATTAAGTTAATTTATATTAGATTAAAATTCGCCCCAAACTAGTAAACTGTCGGCATATGCCTTAGCATTGGTTTCAGCAGTAGTAGCAGAGCCCTTAGCATCATAGTTCTTAGCAAGACCATCAGCATAAGTCTTAGCATTGCTCTCTGCGGTGCTAGCATAACCCTGAGCAGTCTGTAGATTTGTAGCATCAGCGGCGGCTAACTCGGATTCCTTACCCTCAGCACGAGTCCTTTCAGCAGCAATAGCGGCAGCATTGTCAGCAACGCCCTTAACTAGACCAGTAGCGGGATTCTCACCTTCAGCGGCTTTACCAACAGTGGTTTCCAAAGCTCCAACCTTATTAGTTAGAGTGGTGGCAGCTTCGCCGTGAGTGTCAATATAATCCTGAAGCTCCTTTAAAGTGTCAATAGCAGCATCGCCAGTTTCAGCGGCGGCAAAGAAGGCATCAATGTCAGCTTGTGCAGCATCAGCAGCATCTTTAGCAGCCTTAATAGCGGCATCCTTAGCATCTGCCATAGCCTGAGCTTCAGTCTTGGTAGCGTAATCGCCAGCAGCCTGCTTGCCATCAAGTGCGGCTTGTAGCCCATCAACATCAGCAATAGCATGCTTCTCAGGGTGAGTATAAACAACAGTCTCAACACCGTCAATCTTGATACTACCATTGGTATCGGAAGCCTCAACCTTATTAGCACCGTCAGACATAGCGGCTAGACGTGCAATCTCAGTATCAGCAATTAGAGACTTACCAGTTACCTTATCAACTTTCTTACCAAGCTCAGTGGTCATAGTGTCGGAGTCTGCCTTCTTAGCAATGTCAGCCTTAATGTCGGCATCGTCATAATTGGTAACACTAGCAAGTCTTTCAATTTCAGTATCAGAGATTAGAGATTTGCCCTCGACCTTATCAACCTTACCAGCAAGAGCAGTATTTACCTCAGTCTTTACAGCAGCAGCATCAGCAGTAGCTTTTACAGCAGCAAGAGCAGAGTCGTTAGAAGTCTTGTATTCATCAATAGCAGACTGAGCATTCTCACCAGCAGTCTTGGCAGCAGCAATTGCGGTGTCCTTGCCATCGGCATAAGTCTTAGCCTGAGCTAGAATGCCACTGGTCTCATTATTGATATCAGCGATATCATCCTCAACAGCCTTAACACGAGCATCGTTGGAAACCTTATAAGTTTCAAGTGCAGTATTCGCATCAGTGCCAGCCTTCTTAGCTTCTTTAATAGAAGTCTCAAGAGTAGTCTTATCAGCGCTGGTTAAATGGTCAGCAACAACTGCATCCCACTTAGTCTTATCACCGTCTTCAATCTTAGCTAATTCAGTAGCATTAGCATGAGAGTGCTTCTTAGCAACGGCATCAGCTAGATCTGCTTCAGTCTGAGTATAGGTATCAAGAAGAGCCTTATTTAAGTGGCTATGATTACCCTCTGAAGCAGCATTAACCTTTTCTTTTAACGCAGTAGAAAGATTAGCCTCTGCAACCTCAGACACATAAGCCATAGAACCTAAACCAAGTAACTCCTTCATCTCCTCGGCGGTAGGTTGCTTATTGATCTGAGTCCAAGTGGTTCCGTTCCACTTAGCAAGAATGTTTTCTGCAACACAGTAATACATGCAATTCTGGTGAGCACCAGCAGTGGGTAGAGCGGCAACATTTGCAACCTGGATAAAGTCACCAAGTCTCTTCATGCCTGTGCCTGTACCAAGATAAATCGCACCTTCATCAGTGGTAATGTATAGACCACCAGAAACACCAGACTCAGGTAGATTTGCAACTAAACCTTTGTAAAATTTTAACATATCAGCCATAATTATTTTCCTCCAAAAAAATAAATAATAATTTTATATTGTTAATTACCATTGATAAATAGTAACATTGGCAATCTTGCCATTAATAATAATTTTAGGCATTGTTTCATCATTTAAAACAGTGTCCTTCGCAGTATAACCGCCATATATAATTTGTTCGCAAGGTAACTCATTGTCACTCATAACAACAGTTATCTTAGCAAAACTAGTCGTTTCCTTATTATAAGGTTGAATAGTAACAAGCCCCTGATCCTCATCAGTATATGCGGGATTAGTAGCTAATACCTTATTGTTTCTAATATTAATAGTGCAAACCTTGTTGCCCTTAACCCCAAGTCTAATACCACCAGCGGTCATTTCAATAACATTGCCATTGATATTAATTAAACCATTATCAATTGTTCCATAAACATTTATAATGTTGTGTATGCAGCAACCAGAAGTAAAGTAATTATTACTAATAGAACTACCATTCATAAGCTGAGCGTTAGGCTCAATTAAATTGTACATCTTGCCATTTATACCAGCATTATCGCCAAAAAAGTTATTTTCAACAACTAACTTGACAGGGATGTCATTATAGATTCTTAACCAATAATTCTTTACTGCGCCTTCGCAATTCATGCCATACACACGACAATTCTTAATAACAACGCTAGAAGCATTCTTAACGTCAACATAACCGTTACCAGTAAAGTCAAAGCCGTCCAATACGACTTCAGCTCCGGTACCATTAATAGTTAGTTTCTCAGAAATTACAGTTGCCATAAATTACACCTCCTGTTGATAATTTTGGGCAACGCCAGCATTTTCGCCTTCAACAGTTACGCTCTTTTCAACAGCAACCGCTTCGGACACAGTACCGGTGCTCATCTTTACAACAGCTCCGCTATTTGCAGAGGCGATTGCAGATGCAACAGTAGTAACATCGGCGTTCACAATTTCGGGTAGTTCCGCCCAAGTATAAGAAGCGCTCATATCTCCAATAATATCACTTAATTTTTCGCCGTTATAAACAACTTTATCAGCATCAATATCTTTCAGCGTCAACACACCATTTTCATCAATATCAAACTGTTCAGCATTTGGTATACCAACAGTTTCGGAAATGATAGATGTAACATCTTCCTTAGTAGCGATATTTGCATTTAATAGACCATTCACAGCGGCGAACATTTCCTTGGACATAGCACCATCGGAATTCTCTGTAGCAAGCTCAAGAGCAAGTGCTCCATTTACTGCAACGAGACCATGAGTTACATCAGCCAATTTGACACTGATTACATTATTCTCGATAGCAATACCAGAACCAGCCTCAAACTTATCTACGAGTTCTTTAACGGGAACGTAGAGATTAGATGCACCCGTATCATTGAAGACCATCTTAATATAAGGATCTCCTATAACTGCACCATCATAAGGAACATTCGCTTCAGCTACAATTTCAAGAGTAGCAGATTGAAGAACCATGTCTTTTGCTATGTTGATAACATCTCCAACATAGGTAACATCGTTTCCGATTGTCTTTTTGAGCTTGTAACTTGCAGCATAACCATCTTCTGGAGTTGTCTGTTTTTCAATAGCGTACTCAGGCATTTGGGTCGCTTCGGCATAAAGACCGTCTTCTTTAACGGTTAAAATATTACCATCGACAGTTGACAAGCCAACACCGATAGACTTACCGCCACCTTCGGCATCAGTAATTACGATAGTACCATCTACAGGTGTAAGATTTACAATACCGCCGCCTGACGCTGCAAGGGCATCAAGTTTTGCTTTATCTTCTGCTGACAATAATCCTGCTGCCTGCGCAGTAGCTAATGCCCCAGTGCCAAACAAAGTAGAACCTTTGTATAACTCTTGAGTTTCCTCAATCCAATATAAGGCATTACTTTCTTTGTTTTCCAAAGCATCAAATGTCGAACGAAGCTTCACAGATAAAAATTTTACATTTGCCATATTCATTATTCCTTTCTAAAAAATTATATATGGAATCCATTAAAGGATAACCAACAGATTTACATACGGAAGGGTCAAATTTCTTCCCAAATCGGGCAACTACCAGCCGTAAATTTTTCGTCTATGTAATCATATATCTTCTTTTCTATGTCTCTAACCGCGCCAACAGTAGTTACAACATTATACTCTTCACCCTCCGGGATAGAGTCTACATCAATCGCCGGTGCGTAGATTGTTTGCAACCATTCGCTCCTATCCGGAGACATCATATAACCATTGCGCGTTTCTCTGACATAATATATAACACCATCTGCAGCGCAGGGGCATTTTGGTAAATCTGCGAAAGTTGGAATAATACGAATACCATCAGTTAAAATCTGATTGCCTTTAAACATTTCCCCCGTATCTTCGCAGAAATAAAGAGCATATATGTCATACGTGTCACGATTGAGATAACGCTCTTTTGTCGTTCTTACAAATTTTACATTTGCCGCCATATATAATCACCTCATTCCTCCGTCCAAATATACTGACTCTCAGTTTCATCAGTGGTCCATTCATCAAACGGATTAAGATCAACCGGCGCGGGATTTTCCAATCCCTTATCATTTGTCCATGTTAAAATCTTATCTTCGCTAATATGTGGAATGAATGTTGCTCCAGATGCACCCTCAATTTGACCAAGTTCAAGAACTCTTCCATCTATAAGTGTGATTGTAATATTTTCATTCTCATCTACATCAAAACTCTTAATGCCACAACTTGTATAATCAATGGCGTCTCCAATTGGACTTCCATTTGCGGTCAGTTGCACTTTATTGTTTTCAGTATCGAGAACAATATTATCTGCTTTTGTTTCTTTAAGATCATCAATGGTAGCAGATAATTTATTAACAATTTCGTTATAATATTTTAATGAAATACTATCGTCGTCTTCGTAAGATATGTTACTGTTTTCAACTGGAATTTTTACTGTATTAGTGGTTATTCCACCACCAAATACGCTTACAGAAAAAGATGGAGTTTTGATTACTTCTTTCGGAACTGTACAAATATTATCTTCATCAATTAAAACAGGGAAATTGCGCCCGTGATAGCTAAAATTTGCCATTTTAACAGATACACCAGACCAGTCATTTGTTTTAAAGTTAAATTTAAATTTAAGATATCCGTAACTATTAGAAGCTATTACGCCAGAAGTATATCTGCTAAGACGTTGGTTTTTTACGGAAAATTCAATTATTAACACGTTTTAATCAACCCCCTTCTTTAAAAATTTTTACCTATTATAAAAGCCTCTGGTTCCACAACCACTTTGATTATTTTGTTACATCGCACTTTTTCCGCGTGAACCGCCAATTATAACATATGTCGATCCCAAAGTTCTTTAGCTTTACGAGTCTCTGGGCATTTTGCAAACACAAATACTATACATTTATCTCTTACCTCGCTATTCCAAATAATATCTAATAAATAATCAGAACCAAGGTATTCCAGATATCGTTGTGCTTGTAAGACATTAGAGATAAAAATCGCATTTCCGGGTTCATACAATTTGTGCGTAATCTCACTTTTAATCATTTAATCTCTCCTATTGTTGCATAAAAAATGAGGATATGATTATTCGTTTTCAGAAATAGCCATATCCTCATCTGCATTAACTACTTCTACGTCATTAGGTATGACAACTTCTTCTATTTTTGCGAATTTACGCTTTGGTTTTGCCGCATTTACTATACCATAATAATATTTTTCTATATTGGGTCGCAAAGATATCTTGTCGATATTATACGGTCGAAGCTCTTTGATTGTTTCTGACGCGGTTGTCACCTTAGATCCGTATCGTTGCAAAATCATTGATATATGATAACAATCTTCACTACAATAACCAGCGTTTTTAAATATGTCTTTGGTAATTGCGCATGAGTCACAATAGTTAAATTCACAAGTACAAATTTTACACGTTTGTTTCATGTTTTTGCTCCTTCATGTCATAATTACATACAACACGGGCAGATTTCCACCCGTGTTGTATCGGTTATTTACTTATTAGCAAACAATGATAGAGTAGAGACCTTCTTCTCCACAATATTCTTTCTTGCAATTAATGGTAAAGTCATGAGTACCATCAGTAGCAAAATTCAAATCCCCGTCGATAGCGAGCTGAGCATAAGGAGCTGTAATATAGAAGTATACAAGCTCGTGAGTGCAGACGTCTTTACCAAGACCTTCGACTACGCAACGACCAGGAATGGTGTTTGCATCAGCAAAGTTAGTAAACTTCTGAGCATTTGTCTCCTCATATACATAAGGGATGAAGAGCTGTACATCAGCATCAGCGGCAGGAGATGTGGTAAATGTAATCTTTCCTTCGCTATAAGTTGCAGTACCGCCTGCACCAACAGCGACCTTTTCTCCAAGCGAACCATCGCCATTCATAACATAAACAACAGTAGGCTCTCCGCCAGTCTTGGGTGTCTTGGTAAGAGTTACCTCAGTTCCAGCTTTTGCAAGTTTGACAACATCATGGAACTGGATTTCGGCAGTACCAGTGGTAAGTTTAGTACCAGCCTGTGCAGCAGCAAGAGGCAGATCGAACAGAGCATTAGAGCCGCTCATTTCCGCCGTCTTAGAACGAAGATACGACTCAATTACAACGCCGTCTCCATCAACCGCATCAGCCATCTCAGAACCGTTAGAAATAGAAAAGTCTGTAATGTCCTTAATAGTCCAAAGGATGTCATCCTTTTCCACTGCAACGCCGTGGTTCTCATTTGCAGGAACCGCAGCATTAGCATACTGAGTAATTCTTCTAATCTTATTAATAGTAAAATTAGCCATATTATTATCCTCCATAAAAATTAATTTTGTTTAATATTAACAAACACATTAATATGTGCCAGTTTGTAATTTTTGTCCGGATGTATTATCATGTTTAATTTCTCTCATCCAGTTATAATTGTCTTTCTTGATTTTCTTTGTATCTACCATTCCAGAATATGATCCATGTAGTAGGGCATCTGATTGTACAATAATTTGTAAACGATTGATTTCGTCCATCATTTCAAATATTTGCATATCTAATATATATTGTTTTGTGTATCCCTGTCGTCCTTTTAAAGATGATATTATAGGATACAAAAACGATTTATATTCTTTATTTTTGTTCTTTTCAATTTCTTCTTTATCCATTTCAATTGCCATTTCATGCGCAAAGGGTGTACTTGCTTTGTCACAAGCTCTCGTAAATCCATGAACTTTTCGTAAATATTCTACAATACGCCAATAGATCCCTTCGTCTATCATTGTCTCAGTTTCCTGATGATATAGAACCGGACGTCCATTTTGTCTATTTTCACGAACTTTAAATTTGGTCAAATCTATATCGCCCAAAATAATTTTTGTTTTTTCTTGTGGTAAGGTTGGCCACAGCATAAGAGCAATTTGCCAATCTTCAATTTTTTCCCAATCTAATTTCATTGTAAACAGCTGATATTTAAGATTAGAACTTGTTGAGCACAATGTGCTTACTGTAGACATATATGTCGCTTCATCATTAAGAATGATCTCGCGTATAGTAGGCTGGTGCACAATAATTTTGTCATTGATAACTAAAGGCTCACCAGACCAACAGAACAAATCATTTGTCTCTAACATCTTCTCTAACAATGCTCCCATCGTGTCTATTAAGCGACAACCTCTCATATCTATTATCGAACAAACCATCTTGCGTTTGTTCTGGTATAATAAGCTGAAATTTCAGCGTTCGAGTATAGTAATCAGTATCTGTAATGCTGCTCTTAGACTGGATTAACTTGAGTTCATGCCCAAAAAGATTACTACGGTTAAAAAGGTCGCGAATGATATATGATATCAAATCAGATCTTACAACACCATATTTAGTCTTCATTAGATCCTTATGTACAAAAATAACAAATTGAATTATTTGCTGTTTCATTCTATCGTTACGAGCAATATCAGACATATCATCTACTTCATAACAAATGAAAACCTTTGATGTATCTATAGTATTCGGAACTCTAAGAAATGGAAATAAATTGACGTATACATATTCCTCTGGTGTATCCGGATTGAGATGGGGATTATCTAATAATTCAATAATATCTGGGTCATTATATAAAACCATTTCGATAATACGTTTAGTTAAACTAATATCATCTTCAATATTTTGAATATCACGTTTCATCTTATCCCACCACCTCAATTTGTATTTCTGCCGCGCTACCATCAGATCCAATTGCTTGAACAATAAGCACAGTGCCAATTAAATTGTAATTTTGTGCTATCTTAAGTTTCATCTGATTGCCGGAATAATCAATTGTATAATTTGTATCACCACTAATGTCCCCATTTGCGTCACTAATTGTCCATTTAGACACGGTAACAGTTTCATCATAAAAAACCGCCGTAAATGTCTTCCAACTTCCACCAACTTTGATTGTTGGTTTGGTACCAGAGCAGGCAATAGTGACAGTTTGTTTAAGGTCTTCCTCAACATCGGGTTCAGTTGGTAAAATTGGTGTATCGTAATAATTGCAGATACCAAGTTCCGCGTTGTCGTGTGTGGGATCGAAGGTCTCTTGTGTAAACTTAAATGTTGTTATGCCATGTGGTTGTGTATCCTCAATTTTAGATACTTGATACACAATTGGAGGGTATCTTCTTTCATCAGAGATTATAAATCTCTTATTATACCCAATTTTGATTGTATCTGAATTTGTTGGGACGATAGTGGCGGTTACATTATCAACCGCAGTCGTTCTATCTCCATCCCACGACCCGCTGTTGTAACTTTGCTGAATTCTCTGCACTCCAAGTACAGAGTAAATCTTACCATCAGATATCCATTTTAAAATGTGATTAGTTTTCAACACCTGATATTGTCTAAACATCGGTCTATCATCAAGATGTACCAATAACCACCAAATCCATTCACCATCTTCATTCTCCATATACACATAACTTCCAATTCCAACTTCAGGATGTCTTTTTTCTTCACCATGACGAAATTGCATCCAGTACGATGGCTCATCAGAAGTAATATTTGCATATGTTTTTACATTAAACTTTACATCAATCAATTCATTCTCTGCCGTAACTTCTGGTAGACCACTGTCAACCTTAACTACATACACTTTTCGTGCGTTTGGGTCTCTGTCCCACGTCTGCTCAATCACCATATTGCTCTGCATCCTTAGCATTTCACTCATGTTTGCGCCACGATGACACATACGGCTTCTATAAAAATCAAACATTTTCTTTACCACCCCTCAGTTTATCTACCAAGTTGGCAGCATCAAGAATACATTTACGAAATTGAGCCGGATTAATCCGAGCAGTCTCCAAATTACTTACTATTGTAAGTATTTCGGGTTGGAAATAAAACATTTTATTAGCACCAAGAATTTCATTAATTAAAGTTTGAATTGTCGCATCTACCAAAGGACTCTCCGCTTCCTTAAGATATAGGACATTCAAGATCGCGCCATACCAATGGCGCTTTTGTTGTTCTATCTGATTCGACGGGATGTTTTCATAATTATTTTTCATAGCAACACCCCTCAATCAAAATATTCATTATCTATATAAGTATAATCGCGAGAAAGCTGTTGTGCCTCCAGGCGCAACCGATCGTCCATTTCACGAAGTTCTTTAATGTGCGCAGCTTGTGAATAGAAATTCGTCTCTTTGCCGCTAAATGTCTGTAAGACCGTCGTCACACTGTGTAAACGCTGAGATATCCACTCTCTCACCATCATAATTGCAAGTATCTCTATTTCTAAATCAGACAAATCAGAATTGAATTGTTTCAACTCCTCATCTCTATCTGACAAATCATGTTCGCATTTTCGATGCTTTGCAATTGCAGACAATAGCCAATCATGAAGCATATTTTCAAGATCTTCATCCGGGAGTGCCGCAAGTTGGGGGTCTTCCAGCTTTTGGAGTGCACGATTATACACTGTATCATAACCTGTCATCGCAGGGTTCACCTCCTACGATTATTTCATAAACATCTCAACAAAATCAGTTCCCCAAGCCGTATCGATCTCACGAACCTTACGAATATCATAAAGCTCTTCATTCTGAATCATCTGAACCGCCTTAGTTTTAATTGCATCCTTAAGTCCATCAGGCATAAGTTTAAGTTGCGCCTTAAACTTATTAAGTGGAAGCGCAAAGAAATCCTCAATGGTTTGAGTATTGATTTTATCGTAAATAGGCTTAAGCATCGAACCCCATTGTTCTACAAGATCTTCATCTTCAATAATGAATCTTGGCTTTACAAGAAAACCTGATCTACGAGATTGTAGAGCCTGAAGGTCTTGATATTCGACGTATGCGCAATCCCCATAATCAGCCCAAGTATATTGAAGCTTAGATTTGTCACCGACGAGAATTAATTCTCCACCCGTAACCGAACGACACTCAATAAGATCATCTGGATTATATTTCTTAACCGTCTTTCTCGTAGAAGTTGCTTTTACAGGCTTTTCCTTTGATTCCTCGATAATTTCTGTATCCTGAATAACAATAGGTTCTTCTGATTCTATTTTTTTAGTAGTAGTTCTACCTGCCATAATATTATTTCTCCTTTTATTCCTTTATTTAATCATTTTGTTTGGTAATAATTACGCATCAATATCGTAGCAACCGAAAGCACTATTAAGCATAACAGCGCAACCGAGTTTTGTCTGCATTTCGGCGGTGTACGTCATATCCATATTTACGTCCTTGTCGGTAACCTGAGAAAGCTGAGTATCTCCCTCATTGACAACTTTAATGAACTTAATGTCTGTTACAGGCATAATCCAAAGAAGAGTGTTATCAATCTTATATGTACCGATCTTATTCTTCTCAAAGACCTGAGGTATCTCAACTAATTCCTTGCCTTCCCACATACCAAGAATGCCATTGTGATAGTGTTCATCCTTCATAGCGTCAGAAATATAGGAAGCGTTCTGAAGAGCAGTAACCTTAGAAAGTGCCGTTCTAGTGCCCATAATCATAACTGGATAACCAGTTGCGGTAGAAACAAGGTCGCAAAGAGTATTAAGGTTCTCCGCAGTAACACTACCGGTCTTCTTAAACTGACCAGTAAGAGCGACTGCATAACCAACCATAGCGTCATAGATTGTGTTCTTAACATATCTGTCATATGCCTCATACATCTTATTGACGAATGTAGCAAAATCATCAGCACCCATTACAACTCGCTCGAACTCAGCGTACACCTTCGCACCACACCAGTAAGTAGCAATGCTCTGAACTTTACCAGCACCAAGTCTTTGACGTACTATATCGTGGTGTCCACCCGCAAGCCTCATTATAGAAAGAATGGACTCATCAGGGCTATAAAACTCATTCTTGTCACCAAGAGCAAGGTTTCTCTGATCTACATACTTCTGGAAGAAGGGATCGTTACCCCAACCAGAAACAAGAAGATTCTGAACGGTCTCTTCAATGATATCAAACACAAGGGCTTGATTACGTCTGATGGCTTTACGAACATCACCTGGTCTGGAGTTCTTATCAACACCGAGAATATTCTGGAATACTTCAACAATCTTTGCATTAGCTTCTTCCTTAGAAACCTCCTGCTTACCAAGGGCTGTGTCAGTTAGAAGCTGAGAGAATGCCATAAAATCATTGGCATCATTATTAAATACATTCTGCACATTTGCAGTAAAATTCATAAATTTATTCATAATTATTTCCTCCTTTCAACCTAAATTAGTCTCCGACCTTATTAATTTCTCTAACAATAACTCTGTAGCTAGTGCTATTAGTATAAGGTACTTCCTCAATGATTTCACCGATAAAGCCACTTGTTGGAGCGGTATCCTTAATGGTGTAAGTAGCATCTACGAACTTACCAACAGCAGGAGTACCAATGAAAGCGTCAGAAGAGAGTGTGTAAATGTCGTCTACATAAAGTTCATATGCTCTGGCAATTTCATCCTGAGCATTATAGAAAAACTTCTCCTCAGACTTATACTTTTCACCATTGTAAGCAAAGGGAGATGTGAGAACGAGGTAAGGCTTATCTCCATTTGCGAAGGTCTTTGCCTTAAATACCTGTCCTTCGACGTGATCACCAATCGAAACTATAGTTCCATTATCGGTATCTGCAATCATTTTAAGGTCATAAATGTGACCAGCAGTGGTTGCCTTGAGTCTACTTGACTCAGCGACTACGTGGGCAGTGCCCTGAATGTTATCAAAAACGTTCATAATTTTTCCTCCATTAAATAAAATTTTTTAAATTAAATATAAAAAAAGAATACTCTTAGAAATATTCTTAGTTTAATTAATGATTAATAATTTTGTATTGTTTTATTTGTCAAAAAGTCTGCCATATGGGGACTTTTTATCTTCCTTCTTATTGAAGTTAAATCCAAGAACCTTTGGCTTCTTAGTGCCATCATCTTTAGCACTAAATTCACCGGTCTTAATTACATAATCAGCAAAAATTGCTTTTGCTTTATTTTCCACTTCTTCAACACTAAATTTTTCAGCGTCAGCAACAAGTGTCTTAAATGCATCATCATCGGCAAGAACAGAGTATTCAGCTCTTGCAAAGATAGTATCCTTCTTTGCCTTAAGCTCAGCAGTATCATAATTATCTTTGAATGCCTTAAGCTCGCTATACTTAGCTTCGAGAGCGGAATAATCCTCTCTCATCTTATCGATGGCAAGTTTCTCAGATTCAGTAAGAATCATCTTAAATACTTCCTGTCTATCACCACTGAGAGATACATTATCTCCTTCAACAGCATATGACTGTTTGTAAAGTTTATTGCCATCCCAATTTTCGAAGATAAAATAGTCATCGTATACATTTGAAATCCAGTACCATTCATTATCTTCTTCTTCATAAACACTAATTAAATTAAATAATGCACCACGAATATCTTCATGGCTAATTTCAAAAGTGATAGTCGCATTACCATTATCATCAGTAGAATATGATTTTTTTGAATTGAAAGTGTCTACAGTACCATCAGAATTATCATCCGAAATTCCATCGTCATCATTATTCTCGGCTTCGTTAGTGTCATCACCATTATCACTGTCACTGGTTCCTTCACTATCATCGGCGTTATCACTATCGAATATTTCAGCAAATTTTGCCTCAAGTTCTTCATCAGAGAGCCCTTCGACTTCGAATGTTACATCTTCCTTGCTTTTACCATATTTAGATAAAAGTTCTTCAAACTTATTCATATTTTCTTTTCCTCCTTCCTCTGTGGATTGTTTTATAGTAAAGTTGGATAATGTAATATTTAACTTATCCAAAACTTCAACTAACTTGTCTTGATATGTAAATACAGGCTCCTTGTGACAGAAATCAGAAATATCTGCTCTTGCGCCAAGCATTCCCTCACCAACCTCACGACCTTCTTCGTCACAACCCAAAAGAGTGCAACCACCAAAATAAAAATCAGTCAAATCAAGATATTTTTCTTTGGCATTATATGCGAGTTCATTGATTACAAGTTCGCAACTTACTTTTGTTCCGTTCTTTCTACGAATAATGTCAGCGGCATCTGTATAGCCTTCCGGAATAACCGCATATGCATGCACATATGTCTTACCTTTCTCTTCGTCATACTTCAACCACGGATCGTCAGCAGTAAAACATCCGACCTGTTTCTCGATGTAAGAAATTTCAGTCTCTCCATCTTCATTTTCAACAATTTCCACATTATGAGCATAAAAATCTTTTGTGCCGTCTTTAAGCTCGTGAATATATGCCAAAATAGGTCGATATTTCAGTGTAGGCATCGCCTTTTCCATATTCTCATCAGAAATATGCGAACCGTTTCGGTTAGTCTGCGTATGGCAAACTTTAAGTTCAAGTTTTAGCATACCTGGCATATCAGTTTCATTTGCCTCAAAGAAACCGTTTGTTGTTACTACGATAGGCTTTCCTGAATCCTTTGAACTAAAATTGACAGATTTATTCTGTTCTACAAAAAACTTATATAAACTATCAAGTGTTAAAATTTGTTTTCCCATTTATTTTGTCCTCCTTTCTTTAGATTTATATATGCAACTCCGAAAGGAGATTACAAGCTTAGCATGTTATCATACACAATTTGTTTCTTGTCTACAACATCAAAATTTAGCTTCTTACTTTCATTTAAAAAAGTATATACTTGTCCAATATGGGAAATAAGGCGAAATCCCTCAGCAAGCAATTTTGTTGCCGTAGACTCATCTGTTGTTTTTATAAATTTCTTTTCCATTGGAGAATGCCTCCTTTAATCATTTTGTTAGATTAAAATTTTAATCATATTAACCCACGGCGTCTCTCTTATCCCGCGACGCTTCTCCATCGTCTGTAAGTTTTTTTCCTGTTTCTTCAGCAGTTGGCGCTCCGCCAGCATCAGACGAATTACTTTGAGTATGCGAACTAACAAGAGGATGTATAAACTTCGTAGTTGACAGACCAAGTTTTGTTTCAATAAAATCTGCGGCAATAGATTCAAGAGGGTTATAACCAAGTAATGTCATATATTCCAATTTTACTGGCATTCCTGCGTTTGCAGCCTTTTCTACCTGTGAAATTCTATCTTCTTTTGTGTACGTAGTTACGTCGATAAAACTAATATATGCTTTAGAATTAGGGTATTCCATTAAAATGCGCTCGTTAACAAACGCAGTTATCTGTGGTAGAATACCTTTCGACGCCATCATAGAGTCGGCTAGCATACTCATCTTGACAGATGTACTTCCAGTAAGTCTACTGCTATCAAACACCTGAGAGATTCCAGTTTCTTCCATTACATTCTGATAAGCATCAGATATAGCATTTGTATCAGATGTTGCGTTCTTATCAAACGATACGCTATCAACTTTCATTCCTGGGGATAAAATTAGCCCAACCTCTTCTGGTAGAGTTTCAAGTGCTTTCTGATAAAATTTCATCGCAGTTGTCAACGACAATGCAAAATCATCGGGGCTCTTTGAATCTAGCGTTGGTATCGTCATAACTAACAACTTATAAATATCAAGTGAATCCTTAACATTCATAAGAGCCTGTAAATCCACAAGATCTATCAATGCCTCAAATAAAGACGAAAATGGGCTTAATATTAAATCCATATCACTCATATCTATCTTAAACGCTCTCGCCGTATCAAGTTCCTGCCAACGTAGTGAGCTATCGCTACTATATGAGTTGAATTTTTTCTTGTACTCAGGATCCCATACGTCAAGATAAAATGAATTAACCCCGTTAAAATACGTAAAATCAAAAGCAACATGCAATAAATTATTATAACCAACGGAGCTAATCTTACAATACTGCGAATCCAACGGCATCAATAACATTGTCCCGTCATCGTCTTGATAAGGTTGGAAATAAACAATCCCTTCTCGCCACGCAATAACCAACAATTTAAACATATTCATTTCAAGGTTCATCTTGCGCACAAATCTGCACGCATCCTCATAGTCTTGTAAAAGCGCCTCCTCATCATTGTCTTCGACAAGACTAAAATCTAAATTCACCTTATATGCACTAAAGTCAGGAAGGCTTGCAAAATAGTTTATAATTCTACGCAGCGGGAATGACAATGTATATAGAAATTTAGCAAGGTTTCTAAGTGAATTTTGAGAGTTTGTAGAATACGGGTTCTGTAAATAGGAACGTAGATTATCCTTACTGAATACGGTCCAAGTTTTTGTAGTACTAGACGTTAGGTCTACAAGCCGAAGTATGTCGTCAACCGCTTTTGCGTATTGTTTCATGTTCTCAAGTTTTTCTGTAAACTGAAGATTTTCTTTTTGTTCTTTTGTAAGGTTTGTTTCTGCCATTTATGTCACCTTCCTTTCTTTAGTTAAAATATGAATGTACCGATTTTGGACGGCGGATTTCGAAAAATTTATCTAAATCTTCTATTGGCTTTCTTGTTATTAATGGTTCCCTTCTTAAATACTGCAAGAAATGACATGCCATAACGAATACATAACTTCGGTCGTCATTTAATTTATTTGCAACAGATGGAGCCAAATCAAATCTGTCCCCACCATTAGATTGTTTGAATCTATAAATATTAACTAACTCGGTCTTAAGCGCATCAATTTGCTTAAGTGCAATTTCTTCATCATAGTCTAAATTATGCTTCTCTCGTATAATATCAATGCCCCGTTTAGCCAATTCTTTGTATTCTTTTTCTGTTGGGTCTTGATATCTAATAGTTTTTTCCCCAGTTTTAGTATCAACTTCATACATTAAAGTAATATAACCACGATTATCATACTCAGCTGGAAATTCAACCAAATTTAAACTTATCATTTCAATAGCAGCACGATACATTTCAACTTTATATTTTGTTGGCTGAACCAACATTAATTTATCCTTAATAGCATTCGGATATAACCGTGGAGCTTCGGGACTATATTCTGCATCTACTAAACCACGATGAATATTACCGTTATTGTCTGCCCAATCTTCCCATAAAAAATCACTTGTTTGGACACCAGCACCACCACTACCTGCGTCAATTCCAATACGCAAAATATTTTCATAATCAGCATACCCGTCGCCGTTATAAGTTAATATTAAACTCTTCAACTCTTTAATTTGATTTGGCGTAGTCATTGGCGTCTTATTGCGTTTTTCGACATCAATAAGATTAACAACATTTTGAATTTTCATTTTCCATCCTTGAACGGGATCTTGGTAATATTCTGCACATAAGATAACAGAATTATCCTTGCTTCTTGCTGGATCGTAAAACAATCCCCATTTACTTCCATTGTCGTTTCTTAACTTAGGCAACCTTGGAACAGAATTTCTAATAATGTCAGCTCTCTTTATAATCTGACCGTCACCGCCTTCAGAAGTGAAAATGTTCTTGTATTCACGAAGAGCCGCCTCTTTATCTTCACGCATAGCTTGGTCAACCTTTTCTTGCGTCAACAATGGAACTGGCCATAATTTATTGTGCACTGTAGCATTGATAATCACATCACAAGAAATATCTGCACAAAAATACCGCTTATCACCTGCAAACATTCTAAGCGAAAATTCTTTATACTTCTTAAAAAAATATTGGTCTGTACGACCAGCAGAAGAACAATATAATAATTGATTGGGAAATGGGGTGGGTTCTGCCAACACGTCTTCTGCATTATAATCTTTACCCATCTTAAACTCTGAATTTTGAGTAGTAAAAGGCTCAGATGTATGGAATAATTCATCTGGAGAATTCATTGCTTCATCATAAACGTTTAAATTAGAACGTTTAGATCTATTATTATCAAACGCACCATTAAGTGTAAAACACTGGCTTCCACCATAAGTTCTTACAGTATATGACGCGGGATTGTGAATCCATCCAGTTGAATTGGCTTGTGATTTTACAACATTACTTTGAAAAATATCGTTTAAGTTTGTAAATGACGCAATATTTTTCATTGCAAACTGTTCCATCTTAGTAAATAACTCAATTGATTGAGATCCAACCGCAGCTAAAATGTATGCCTTAAATCCAGGAATTAAAAGCATTTTCGCCATAATAAATAAAGCCGCAAGTAAAGATTTTCCTCCATTACGGCTCATGGCCCATGCGACAAATGGCTTATTCCATGAACTATCAATAAGATATCTCTGATAGTCCATCAATTGAACATTGAAAACTTCCTCTATAAATCTAGAAGGATTCCGTCTACCCCATTGCAAGAACTCTGCCAAATCCGTCTTTTCTCTATATTTCTTTGTTGTCATATCATAAAGGTTTGGTTTAACAAAAATTCCACCTTCACAAAAAACATCTCCAAGTTCTTCACATAATTCTTTAAAGCCATCAAAACAATCTTCTATGCAAGTCTCTAATATCTGGCGTTCGGTTAAGATAGTATCATTCACCATCAATCACCTGCCCAAACTCATCAATAAATCCTTTTTCTCTTAAGAATTCCTTCAAATCTTTATTTTCAACAAGCAAAACTCTTGCTCTCTCAACAGCTTTATCTCTTTGCTTTTGCAAATCATCAACAAGTTCTCTTCTAATGTTATTAATTTCAGACATTACATTTTCATCGAATCCAATCTGATCCACTTGTGCTTTTGCACTAATTTCCGCAACTTGTTGCATTCCTTTGCAATAATCAATATCATACATATTAATCTTAGCATTTCTAAAACCGATAAGATCTAATTCTTTCATTTTACCTGTAAGAGTATTTTGACCCTTGCTTTTGTTGTTATTAAAATTAACACTAATCCCATTATCTTTAGCAAGAGCATTAGCTCCGCTAAGTAATTTTGATATTGTATCTGCGTGTTGCTTAATAGTACCATTATTACTATTTAACTTTTGAGTATCTGCAGATAACTCATTAATCGCATCATTAAGTTTCTGTATTTGATTAAATGCTTGCACTATCTGAATAACAGCATTCATTTTCATGCCATCATTCTTCGTCTCTTCATCGATAAAACTAATCAACTGAGCATACAACACAGGCAAATCTTGTTCAACTGGATAATTTGCAAATGGATCATATCCAATAAGACGAATAATATCTTTTTTATTAGTTTTGTATTCATCTAAAACCTCTGGAGTTAATGTTCTTTCAACGTCTTCTTCACTAATTTTAGTAGACCCTTCTTTAAACAAGTCCCCATCTCTCCACCGCATTCCATTGTACTGCGGTAACCTAACGTTTTTAATATACGCCGACCAAACATTAGTCTTTGGCTGCTTTAAACTCGGATCGTGTACCTCATTATACGAGCTTTCCCAAAGTTGTTCCAAGTACGGAGAATCAATTCTTTCCAATGCCTCACACAGCGAAGCCTTGGTAACTTCACCATACTGCCCCCTTTGCTCACTATAATTTCGAGCAATTTTCTCGATACACAACTTGCAAAAAGGAGTAACTCCGACACTATTAAATGGGTCTGTTGATGTATAAAACAATGTTTTCTTTTTCTTTTCGCCGCAACAGTAGCAAAGATATTCTTCTTTATTTTCTACCGTTTTTTGAGCGGTAGTCGCCATTGATTTCTTAGACGCAGATTTTCCCATCGCACGAGGCATCACGATCACTCCTTCCTGTAGATTTATAAAAGCAATTAATCAAGATCCGCTTCGGGCTTTTCGACTTCTGCCTCTCTTTTGGCTTTAGCTTCTTCAACAAGCTGAGCGTAATCTGCCTGAAAGGTAGAAGTATTTAAAAATACGGGCACACTTCTATCGGGTTCAATGGCACCATCAGAATTTCTATATGGCTTATAATCAATTATCATATTCATATGACAACCACAATTTTCTTCTATAGGTTTACCACACACAGGGCAAAACTTAATTTCCTCATTCATTTTTAGGAGTTTTCTTGTGATCTTAGGTTCAAAAACCAATTGACTCTTTTTTGTTTTAGTTTCTTTCATAAAATTCTATTCTCTCTTTCTAAATCATTTTGTATTGTTAATTCCATACTGTCCATATAAGTATTTCTGCGGAGCAAATTCTCCGAAGTACTTAACTTCGGCTTCAAGTCTAGCACGAATAGCATCATCTTTATCTGCAAACCTTCCTATTGTAATACCTTTTTTGTTTACCTTGATCTGCACCATCCACTTATTCGTTTGTTTGTCCCAATATACTCCAGTAACACCAGATTTATTACTGGAATATGTAGACCTATTTCGGCTATTTTCCATTGAAGTCGCTTTTCTTAAATTATTTTTACGATTATTTAACTCATTGCGGTCTATGTGATCATAATATTTAAATCCTAAATATCCATGCATAGTAACAGTTTTTCTATTTTCTGGATTATAGCCAAATAATATTTTCATATTATGTTTAATACGCACTCTCCAATAAATATGTTTAATTTTTTCATAATCATCCAAATCAACATAAAATAAATCATCAGTATTTCCACTAATGCCTATAACATAATCTTCCATAAAAATATATTGATTGTATTTCTTAAATCTTTTATGTGTATCTTCTTGTTTTACGCATCCACAAGAAGGACACCTATCTGACTTAAGAGCAGAGTCTCTTCTAATTACCTTATTGTGCTTTTCACAGCTACATTCGCATAGCCACCGAGCATAATGCACTCCATCTCTATCTACATAATCTTCTGCCTGCTCGATGACTTTTAATCTGCCAAAGACTCTTCCAGTCAAATCTTCTCTAACTTTCACCATAATAATTACCTCCAAAAATTTACTCAAATAAATATTTTTTATTTTTTATGTTGAGACCACTGAGTTAATAGTTCGTCTAACTTATCAGTTCTAAAATAAACCCAAAACATATTTTTACTGTTTGGGTTCAATGCACATAGTTCATATTTTACTCCGTGCTTGTATAAAAAATCACGAAGATCTACGCTATAACAGCAATATAAACATCTCATATTCTTTTCTCCAATTCTTTTAATTGCTTTATATTTTTTACAGTTTAATTTTATATTCAAGGGTCACGCCCTTATTTTCCTCAATGCAGAACAATACAGCACCTGGGTTAGAAGTCTTGTTCAGACTCATAGAATAATCATCAACGCCAATAATACTCGGCACATTAATAACATCCTTGTTTACGCCAACGGTCTCTGCCTTATAATGATGCATGTGTCCTCCAAGTAGCACCTGAATATTGGTATTATATGTATTCGAGAAATCCTTAATAGCGTTCTCCATATTACGAACCTCGCCATGTATGCCAAGCACATTAAGACCTTCGATGTTATCAAAAATTAACCCCGTAGGATTAACAATCATCTCAAAGTTGGGGTTATTTTCAAGATATGCCCTAATCATTTCTCTTACAAACATACCCGTATTTTCTTCCTTAAAAGTGCCTTTAGGCTGACCCAACATACGGAGCTCCGAATGGTTGCCGTACACCATCTGATACTCAACCTTGATATACTTTGATAGTTCATTGAGCCAATTAGCAATAAAATTCGCATACTTGACAGTACTTTCAACAACACCATATCTCAATTTCATTAACTGGCCACATCTGAGTATTCCATCTGTAAAGTCACCGAGTGCGAACACATAAAGTGTAGTTAGACTTTCCTTCTGCACAATATCAATTACTTTATAAAACAAATCCCACATTCTCTGCTCAAAAATCTCAGGACTATATGAATTAATAATCTCACCATAAAGACCGTAGATGGTAAACTCGGCAGAGTAGTGCTCATCGCCAAAAGCCAATACTGCGCTGCGACTTGGTTTATTTACAACAATTGGTTCTGGGATGTCTAATGCGCGAGCAGACTTAATCTCATTACAAATCTTTTCACAAATAAGTTCATCTCTTGCTTCCTCGCGAAGCCACTTATTATACTCAAGCTTTTCTGTCTGAATCTGAGTCTTAAGTTTTTGCAGCTCTCTCTTCTGATCCACATAGTCACTCGCTTGTTGTGTTGTGAACTGTTCTTTACTGAACAACTGCTCATAAGCATCAAGGTAATTCCTATATTTTTTGCGGTACGCCGAAGCATCAAAAAAACATGTTTCATCTTCGCGGTATGCATTATTAAATTCTGTGGCTATCTCTGGCCAAGTCAAATCACCCAGTATTCCAGAATCTTTTGCCTGACCAACAGCCCACAGCGCTTCATATTCTGTCTTACCATCAATCATTTGTCTAACTTTTAAAATATCATTCATAATCTTCTATCCTTTCTTCTAAAATACAAAAAGAACGGTATTAACCGTCCTTCTGATCATTATATGCAGCTTCTAATTTTAATCTAAAGTCCTGGCTAAATTTAGCAAATGGCTTCGGACTTTCTGCCACTACAATCGGCTCCTGTGTGCGAGGATCTACTCTATCTCTTTGCGGGTTCTTTTTGCAACCTAATTTAATTCCAGTGGTAATCTGAATTTTAACATCATCTTCAAGCGTTGCTTTACACATTTCCTCAAATACAACATCGTCAAGACACTGCAAAAGACTCCTCACGTCTTTCATATAATATCCGCTACGCTCTGACAATTTTTTTACAAGCTCTTCTCTCGTTATCGTCATTGTTTTATTTCTCCTTTTTCTTTTTATGTAAATTTGTATAATTAATAATGGTGATTCGCGAGGGATTCCAACCCCCATCTTTCGGTTTCGAAGACCGACATCATATGCCTTAGACCAGCGAACCATATTAAGGGCTCTGCTCCCATAGGAAATTATGTGCACCTAACTGTGTTTTCTACAAAATAGCAGTAAAAGTAATGAACTGAACCGCACAAACGTAGACATAACCAACAGAGCCTATGTTGGAGCTGGCGGAGAATTACGATATCTCAACCTGCACATTACAAGTGTGCCGCTCTACCGTTGAGCTACGCCAGCATATAAGCGGTGTTTATCGCGCACACCGCAAAGCGTATATATTTATTCTCTAATTGTTGCTAAACCATCTATATCACAACTGATAGTCAAAGTAACTTCGCGCCCATCAAAATCAGGCACAAGTTTATCAAACGGAACATCGCCTATATCTTCGATAGACACGATGATTCTGCCGTCTGGTTCAATATTTAACACACCTTTAATTGTAATGTTACTATTAATTTTAATACTCATACGAACGCCTCAACTCATTTCAACTCATCTGCATGACTTGAAATCCAACCACGATAATTAGTATTCAGTTCGCATACCGCTGTTCTCGGATCATCCTTAAAATGCTCAAGATAACGCACAAAACCACTGTTCTCTGGATTGTGATACAAATCAATCTGCCCACTATGTCCAATGACAATCACCTTACAACTATCAGCCATGCGCGTCAAAGTCTTTTTTAACTCATCAAGATAATAGTTCTGAGCTTCATCTATAATAACAACCTTGTTCTCAAAGTTACATCCCCTTAAATAAACGTGTGTAATCGCGTCTATATAAGATGTTCCATTTTTTTGATTCATAATATTGTATTGATGAACCGCCGTATTCGGGTTAATATTAAGTTTAATTAACGCTTCTATAAATGGTTCGCTATAAACAGCCGTCTTATTTTCTATTTCGCCCGGAAGAAAACCAAGTTTGCTTTCCTGAGTAGGAGAGGAAATATAAACAATGCCGTCATACAGTCCATACTGAACTAACAAATTTGCAGTTGCCGTAGCAATAAACGTTTTACCCGTGCCTGCTCGTGCATTACAGAAAACTATAAGTTTTTCTGGATCCCATATCATATCTCTAAACACCTTTTGTTCGTCATCAAGATTAAATCCATAAAACGGATGATCTTTGAGGGTTTTAGGAGCGTCCGATCCAGCAGAATATTTTACATTATAAGATTTCGCCATAAGTTATCTCCAATCATTGTGTTATATCTAATGGTGCGTTCTGTTTATACAAAGATTCATTTGGTGCAAATTCACCAAAATATTCAATTTCAGCTTGTCTACGAACATCAATTGCTTGTTGCTTGTTTGCAAAACTTCCTAAATAATAGTCTTTGCCATTACAAAACAGCCTAGCACACCACCTGTTTATTCGTTTATCAAAATATACACCTAAATTGCCACTATTATTATTTGGAAATGAAACTCTATGACGCACATTTTCAGCTATTGTACAAACTCTTAAATTACTCTTTCTATTGTCTAATTTATTGCCATTTATATGGTCAACCACCATATCACCTGAGCAATTCATTATAATCCTATGCATACTCACATTCGTATCATCCTTATGAGCATATGCATATCCATAATTATTCAACATCCAGCAATAATTCTTAATCAAATCATAATCTTCTATATCAAAATAGAATTCTTGGTCGTTATTAGAAAGAAAACCAATTCCATATTCTTTTGATAAATCATATTGGTTATATTTTTTACACCTATTACTCGTCTGTTCTCGATTGAAACATCCACAAGATTTAGTATGTCCACTTTTCAAATCTTGTGATGTCACGAAAACAATATTTTTATCCACGCACGAGCAAATACACTTCCACATTGGATAATGACGGCCACACGGTGCAATATAATCCTCTGATTGTTCAATTACAATAAGCCTTCCAAATTTCATTCCAGTTAAATCTTTTCTAACTTTAACCATTTGTATATCCTCATTCAAACAATATGGAATAATCTTCAACTACTTCATCAACGATACCACTCTCAAATGCCTCGTACTCCGTGAAATAAATGTCAGATGAAGCCCTTTTTTTATAAACCTTTGGATCAATTTTTGTATGACTAAGCAAAAAATCCTGATATTTCTGTTCCATTGCCTTCATATATTTCTGCGTTGACTCAACAACGCTCTGTTCACCGCCAATAAAACAACTTCCTCTATGAATCATTGTTGTGCTGCCCTTAAGAGCAAATCTCTTATGTCCGGCAACAAGAAGTTCTGCGGCGGCACTATAAGCATAACTAAAGTTGATGGTCCAACAAGGAGTCTTTGATGTCTGAATAGCCTGCATAGCAGACCACATAGCCTGAGTTTCTCCTCCTGGAGATGAAATAAAGATTTTAATTGGCTTTCTGTCCTCAATGGAAATATCTTTATCTTCCTTATTGCAGCGAATAATCATCTTAACAAGTTCAAGAAGACTATCGTTAATCTCATCATCAACCCAATAAATTCTATCTTGCATATCAAGATAATGTTGACGAAGTTCTGGATCTGGCAGTTGAAGATTTGCCGTTGATTCCGAGATTCCTACGAGTAGATTATTAAGTTCGTCCATAGTTTGTTCTCCTTTGTGTTTCGTTTTAGTTTTGTGATAGGGAAATACTAACGTAGATACCTCTACTTATGTATATCAGTTAAGAAAAATTCGACCACTTTCTTAGCTGATTAATATTCCAATAGCATTTTCCTATGGTTTATCAATCATTTTGTTGTGTTAGATTTTTTCTATTTTTTTCTGCCCAAAGTCTTTTTTGTTCAGTTTGAACTATTTTAGCACACTCTTCACAATATTTCTTTGGTTTTGTTTTACTCTGTTTCATTAGTCTGTGACACCTATGACACTTTGTGTAACCTTTTCCATTGTTTTTCCAACTAAGATATACGTATGCAAGCTCTTGACAATCAAGTTCATCGATTGACAGCACTTCTTCCCCATCACAAATAATTTTCACAAATAGACATTTCGTATCATTCTTTTTCGGAGATTCAATCATGCCACATTTAAGAAGCTTGTGCAAAATATATTCTCTATCTTCCGCAGGAACAGAAATGCGAGCCATCTTACACAAATCCGTAATAGAATACTTCACAAGCCCATTGGTGAACCCATTAGATTTGCTCTGTTGCTTCGCCATACATAACAAAACAAATAATATTTTTTCTGCCCGCAAATCATTGAGAGATGCTATTGCAGTAAGCTCTGGTTGCGTAATATTGATACTATCTATTTTATAAAATGGATACTTATGGGCACCTTTAATTGCGTCAGAAATAACATTAGAGTAGCAACTCTCATCAAAATTGTCATGATGTTTTTTTAACCATTGCACAGTATTAACATAAACATCTTCGTCGCACTGGCATTTTGAATGTATGAGATACCTCGTAACATACCTAATTTTAGTCATAAGCGACTTAACGTCATAATTTAGCCCATTATAAATAGATTTAGCATAATTTTCTTCATTCAAAATCAACATTTACATCACCGCCAATCTTCTGTGTATATAAAGAAAATCTATTTCCGTTAAACTCTATATTTCCATTTTCATCTTTAACAGGATATTGTATTATATTACCGCTATTTTTTAAAACATTATAAAATATCTGTTCTCCCGCTACATCCCAAGCAAAGGTTTTGTTTTTATTGGAAGTATAACACAAATCAACTACTATATTCGATAGAACTTCGTCGTTCGGACATGCTTTTGCACATTCTGCAACAAAAATTTCCTTTAAATGAATCACATCGAACCCAATATCGTCATCTCCTAATTCATTTTGATGTTTGTTTTTCAAAAACAACTGCATTCCACTGTTATATTCATCGTATAAAGATTTAACCTCATCATATTCTTCTTGCGTGTACGGTTGTGAATTCTTTAATATAGAATAATCAAACTCCACATTTGGTAATACATTCATAGTTTTAAAAGCATCTTCGATTTTCCAACAAATCTTATTCATCGTACCAGGAGCCCTACTAACAGGAAGATACTTTTCGTAATAATATATAAAATCATCTTCGTCTTTAGTCCTATCGCTTGAAGCATATAAATCATCAAGACTTTTGCCAAATCGAATCTTGCAATTTGATCTAACGGCTTCAACATACTTATCAAGTTCAGATTTAAGTTGAGAATAACGATAAATAAAGAACCACGGTTTAATTTCCGCTGCTATATTAGAATTGATTTCTTTATCTTTTAATGTTTCTTCGTCATCATCATCATTTATCTTAAACATTTTAGAATTTAGCCACTCTTTTGGAACTGGACGTGCAACGACACCTTTTATTCTATCGATAGCATTTTGCTGATAATTCATCATTGTACTAATTCTATAAGTTAATCTCTTATACTCTTCACTTTCTGGCGCAAACTGTTCCCTTAAGGATATCATATTTGTAGCTTTATTAGTCACGCTACCTATAGAATCTCCAAATCCGTTGATATCAGAATCAACATAATCATCTTCTATTGGAACCTTTTTTACACTGCTTTCTTGTTCACACATCAAGGTTGTTTTATATTCAAAAGCATCAAGTAAAACTTCATTATCTGTACAAAAATTTGCATCAGAATCATAATCCTGTCCATTGCACCTCATAGCAGTATCATCCCAACTATTCAATATAATGCAAGTCTTAATATATTTGTACCATTTTTCCATGTCTGGGTTTGTTACGACCTTCAATTTACAAACATTTTCAATACTTGTCATTGGAGCACGAAAAACACAAATCTCTTTAGATCCTTTGTCTATCCAATACTTATGATAACACTCTCCACTCTTTAATAATCCAGTTACTTTAATTCCAAACATATTCTGCATAAATGAATAAGGATCGTTGCCAGCTATACTATAATCTCCTGAAATATCTAACACACCAATTTTAGAATCATTAATGCGTTTTTGTATCATTCTACCAACTTTAGATCTCACATATGGATCTTTAATCAAATCGTAATTTGCCATAATAGCTTTACACATAGGCTCCATATGAAGCACATTCTTTTCATCTAAACCAGAACCACACATATAAATAATTAATTTTCTCCAATCCAATCCAAGACAATCTTTGATCTTTGAAACGGTCGGATTAATTAATTTGTTAATCTGATCATCTGTGAATTTAAAATCCTGAAGATATTGGTAATTTGTGGTATGAACATTTCGTAACTCATGCGGTGTACTTTTTGCAATACAAAATTCATACCCATTTTTCATACAATTTGCATAATAATCTTCATATCCGGCATATGAATTCCATAATTTTAACATAGATGTAGATAAAATCACATCTGCATCTCTAACATCACGTTTATCCCCCCATGCGTCTTGAATAATATAAGTTCCCGCGACTTCTTCAGCAAATCTTTTAAAATCTGTTGTTAGAACCATGCCTTTCAAAAAAGAACAACGTGTATTATATCCAGATAACGGCTCATCACCTTCGTTTAACGCTTCTGCCCACTTCGCACTCATCTCTGGAGATATCAACCCCATACCATCACAAGTGTTTATCTCAATCTCTTTTTCTATTGGTTCACTAACACTTGGCCAATCTGGATTGTCTCCTCCAACATCGTGAACAATTCTTACAACGTCTTTAAATTTAGTAAATACATCTTTAACAACTATAACTCTCGGCCAAGGAACAGGAATACTCGCAGAGCACTGCAATGCAAAATAAGCATTTAATTTCGCAGGAATAAACTTATAATTAAGCTCCATTCCATTATACGTTCTAGCAGGCTCATCATCTTTTGGACCTTCATATCTACCATTATTTATTTTATCAATTAGCTTATCGTGAACTTTTTCGTCTACAAACATAATCGTACTTTTCTTAATAGAACCAGCCGTTCCGAGAAATCTTCTATATTTTACCGTTTCGACTTTATGCCCATAATCAATAGTAATTTTAAATCCATGCTTGTAAGCATATTTGTAATCCTTTGGAGAATCCATCACCAACATCATATAATATGGTTGAAATTGTAATTCATAAAGCTCATCATATTTTTGACTAATTCTTTTCTTATTCTCAAATGAATTACCTTGTGCCTTAAGATATTTTATTTCTTGCTTAATTTGAGACGCTTTGACATCGCTATCTGGCTTTCCAGTCAATTCTGGCATCCACCTTAATACTTGTGAAGATCCTAAGCTTACAATAAGCTGTGACTGTTTTCTGATCTCGTTTAATTTAAAAGTTAAGTGCCAGTTATTCTTTTTTAAATATCCAGTATTAACTTTTAGCACAAAAGTTTGATTTTTTTGTGATTTTGCCATTATATCACCAGCCTTAATTGTTTTTTGCTTTATTCAATAAATTCCGCCCTAAATCTTTGATAAAACACCATATTATTTTCAATCGCCATAGTTATTCTATTAGAAACAGAATCTACCTTCTTAGCTCTTGCAAACCCATTATCTATTAAATATTGTGCTGTTTGACGGATATAATCGAAACTTTTTTCTACTCCGTTTGTAATATCAATTAATTTAACCATTCTGCATCTACCATTTTTAATGCCAGGACGACTATTTTTTAATTTAGATAACTCTGGATTTTCTGCATATTTCTTTTTTAATGTATCACAGCCAAAATTAGGATTATCTTCCCCATAATGACTATAATGACCAGTACCCGCCGAATGCATAATATTATCGGCATGTGTACACCACTCCAAATTATCCACATTATTATTCGTCCTGTCGTAATCTTTATGATTTACTTCTGGAAAATTATTTGGATTTGGAATAAATGCCTCAGCAACCATTCTATGAACTCTATACTGAGATCTGTTGCCATCAGTCCCTACTGTAATTTGCCAATATCCATCTGAATTTAAACGCTGAGAAATTTCTTTGTGATAATAAGATGGTCCACCATTTCTAGTGCTATACACCTTACCGTCACTAGACACAATATATTCGACACCTTTTACTGTAATGATTTTTTCTTCTATCAATCTTTTCACTTCCAATCATTTCGCATTGTAATCCTATTCTTCTTCATTCCTATCTCTCCAATACCGTAAATATATCAACAAAAACACACCATGCATATCAACACCTCCTAATCATTTTGTATTGTTATTATAATATTATCAATTAGTTTTGTCAATAAGCATGGCGTGTAATTTGCAATTTATTTACAATTATTCTACAAGAATAAAATACTCACTCCAGGAGCCCACATCATAATACTTCTCAACCGCAGGTGTGGTCCAACTTCTCACATAATATATCTTAAAATTTCTCTCATCACAAAACGCATAAATAATCTTCATGGCATCTTCCTCGGTGCTTGGCTCTCCAATTAATCTACGATCTTCACACGAGTTTTGAAAATATAATCTCACTTCTTTTCTCCCTTCAGTACTCTCGGAACATAAGTCCGATCAGTATGATACCCTTCAACACGCCTGCAAGCACCAAGAATCTGTTTCAGCTTATCCAATACCTTTTTATTCTGCTGATCATCGAAAAACTGCACAATTGGCTCAAGTTCCTCAACAATATCCTTATAATATCTTCTATCTTTGCGGTTAATCATCAACTTTGTAGCCAATTTGCTGCGTTCGTCGCGCTTTAATCCGTCCAATTCAAGACTGTGTAACAGATCCTGTGTTATCTTATCCTGATTATTAACTTCATCAAAATAAAATTTATACTTAGATTGTGCATCCGCAACAAAATTTAAAAACTCACTAATATATTCAGATGGCATTTTATCCATTTAATTCCTCCATAAACTTCTTGCCACGAGTCGAAGCATCACCTTCAAACCATACAGAATCATACGGAGTAAGCTCAGAATACTTCTTTTTGCCACTTTTAACAAGATACTCTCTATACCAGTACCTAACAACAGACGGAATACCAACAACAAACGGCATTAATGGACCAAAAATACAGTTTTGAATCGAATGACCATGCTCATGCATCTTAGTGTTTTTACTCGGCGCATTATCAGTGATGAACACCAATCCCAAACTCACTCCACCCCAATTCTCGCCAACCTTAAAATGCCAACACCAACCATATTTTTCTGGTTTATGACCCGCAATTAACAGTCCAAGTGTCGCAAAACCGCCGATAACTGTCATAATACAGCCCCATGTGACAGATAAAAAGTAAAATATAAACTTCTTCATAAATTGTCCTCCATTTTCTTGATTCTCTGATATTTATGTCTATACTCCCAACAGTACGTGACAAAATCATCCCATTTTGCGCAAAGTTGCGAAAAAACATCAATTTTAGCTTCATTTTTGAAGATTTGGCGCTTAATATGGTACTCTGCGAACGATTTCCAGTCAAAAGTCGCATCTTCAGTCACATCAATAGCAATACTTTCAGGATCACGAGCACCACACCAAGGTAGTAGAATTACTCGTCCATCATCTTCGAGACGAATAATTAGCTCCCATTCTGCTTTTGACCAATACAAACATTGCATTTTGCTCCGCAATTTTTCTGCAAACTCTGCTTTTGTAGCACATTTCTTTTTCATTTTCTTTATTTCATCTTCACGATACTTTAAAATATCATAATCCTCAATGGCTTGCGCATTGCAATCGAAGCATTTTACTCTCCAACTAAATGGTTTCCGCTCATTCTTCATCATCCTCAGCCTCCTCATCATCATTGTCATGCTTATGTAGATTATTCATTTGATTCTCATTCATAACACGCTTCTTATTCGGATTCCTAATTGTGATAGCTTTAGCAGACGCCTCTAATACCATGCCAACAGTCGTGCCGTCTTTATAAACATACTTTGTGATTGGTATCCATTCTTGTCGAAGCGCCTTATTATAATGCTTGGCGACAGTAGAATCCATACGCCAAACCTTCTTAATATTGTCATAAACTAAAATGGTTTCCCGCTCTTCATTTGTAATTTTTGCATTTACTTTAATTGTTTCCATGTTATTCTCCTTAATAATTTTGTAGTGTAACCTATTTTAACCTATAATATATCATCTGTCAATAGATTACTGAAATCATTTACATATAGTTTACAATTTTATCGCTAATTACTTAGCGATTTTTAATATTTAAATACTTAGAGGTGTAATTGGTATGGCATAAACGTGTAAAGTTAAGTTTTGTCTAAGCAGTTGCGAGTTTTTGAGGCAAAATTAGGTGATTCTCGATAGCATTCCTTAAATATCCAACTTGCACTGCTTATATTAATTCTCCTTATTGCTAATAAAATCAGGTGTTCCTATAAAGTCCACTTCAAAGTCGTTACAACGGTTCAAAGTGCAATCTTTTATTCTAACATTTTCAAATTTTGTTACATAGCCATATCTTTTTGCCCATTTTTTATTTATACGTTTCTTTTTGTGTCTACGTTTTTGAACTTGGTACGGATTTCTGAATTCCATAGAACATGACATATCCGTTCCTTGCGCAAAATCAATGCCAATAACGGATTTTAATAGATTCATATCAACATCACATTCAAAAGATAATTCCGTTGATGATAGATCTACTATTTGCACACTAGATATATGTTCAGGTATCTCTGTACTGTCAAAAGATATATTGGTCAGGTTGCCAGTGAAAATGGAATATCGATCACCGAGATAAATATTTCCGTTACATTTCATTTTTTATTCCCCCTTCGGCGTCACTTTAATCACAATTTCCATGCCACCAACAATCTTTTTCTTCAACACGTTCAATCCTAAGATTACTATGCGTTCGCATAAGCATTTTATCATTATCCGTAGGGTTATTTAACATACGAAGCAACACTTGATTCGCGCACTCTAAAGACGTGCCGCAGACATACACCAAACATCCACTATATTGCGCAGTGTCCCCAACAATTACATAATCACCCATAATTATTCTCCTTTAGCTGCTTTAAAATATTCCTTAAACGAAAACCACTTATCTTTCATAAGATGTCCAATTCTTAAAATCTTTCCTCCCCATCCCTCGAACTCGACTCGCACATATTGACCTTTAAGGTCTTCCCAAGATTCCACTTCGAGCGTCTTCATAAGTTCAATAATTGCCCCATAACCATCTGTTGATGGGTATTCTCCGATATCGGCACACCAATGGTCAAGACAATATCCACCAAAGCCGCAACCCCAACCCGCGCCTTCAAGCGTCAGATCGGCTGTCAAACAACCATGCTCTTGACCTAAATATGTCGATGTGATTTTTGCGTTCTCAATTTTCTTTTCCATAATTATTCTCCTTTCAAAATAGGGCAAGCGGTCATGCCACGTTCTTTCATGTATTGAATACACTGATCGGCAGAAAGATGCCTCATAATCCAGTCGAGAGTGACATATTTATTCTCTCTAAACTCAATCTTTAACGAGAGAGTGCTAAACTTTTTGTAATGTGCCCAGTCACACGTACCACAATATCTGATAGAAATCTGAGGCTTATGACTGAATAAGGTTATTTCTGCACGAAGTGGGAAGCTATTATGAGCAAGTAGATATTCGTAGGCTTCGCTGAAAGAAGCGTTATTGAGAGGCGTTTCATCAATAAGTTCTTTGTCCGAAACCCGGTGTGCGTCTGTAAATAAATCAGAGACTTCGCACCACTCAGCTCCGTCAATAGAGACATAGGTGTATACATCATAGATTTTTAGCATTTTGCTTCCTCCATTTTTAACTCATCGATAATTTTAACAAGTTCAATAATAAGTTTCTCGCGACAAGCTGCAGGATTATAATCATGTTCAACAAAGTAATTACACATATCACAACATCTACAATCCCATTGATCTCCCTCCGTGCAGTATGCTCGTTTTGCGACATCATAATAATCAATCATTTTAGTTCCTCCAAATATTGAATCATTTCTTGCAATGTCTGAATTATAGAATCTTTATTAAATACTTCTAGATAAGCATTGTCCGGAATGGCAATACATTTATTATTCGGAAAAGCATCTTTAATTATTTCGAATACCTTTTGACATGTTTCAACATCACAATTTGTAATATTAAACGTCCAAACAATTACTTCTTCTGGTTTTGGGTTATACGTTTCAAATTGAATTCCTTTAAATTCACTTATAATTCCATCATTAGCGATAATCATTTTGTTTCCTCCTTATAAGATTTTTAAGTTGCCCATCGTTAAGTGTGATTCGAATGTTCAATGTGTTTCTCCGTTGTAAAATATTTTTCATATTCTTCTTCTGGGCAATTAATATTGTTTAATGGATGATCTTCAGTCCAATCAGGTATGTCAGCAGATTCGAGATGAACATGATCGGCGCTGAATTCTTCTGATAAGCGCCAAATAAAGTAGTCTTCGAGATCTTGTTCGTCGAAGGCGTCGTTTTCGTCTATCAGATAGGCAGATAATTTAAATAGTTTTGCCATTGGTTTGCTCCCTTCTAATCATTTTGTAGTGTTAGATTCTTTCGGTAATAGATTTTATATTAACATAATATCTTTGCACAATGCTTTCTATTTGTGCTTTAGATATTGCACCGCTATCAAATTTGCTCCTGTAATAATTTACATCTTTATGGGTACCATCATTAAAATTAATTCGTGCTTTATATGTATGCAACACGTCATCTAATTTTTTCATACCATTAGAAATAGTTTGTCGGCTCATATGAGATAACGCTATTAAGTTTTCAATAGACGGAAATGATACTCCAGAGTCTCCATACTGGAACATCTTAATGAAATAGAGTAGCAAGATCAACTTGTCTCTTGAAGTGTCATTAATTAAATTGTCAAACTCATCTCTATAGATTACAACAAACTCGTTCTCCGGCATAAACATATTGTAATCTAACTTTATTTCAAAAAATTTACTTCCAGGTTTTTGATGTATATATATGAATCCATCTTCTTGCATTTTAAAAATATTTGCCATAACAGCTGTTCTATTTTCTCCGCGAAGAGACAAGCCCATCATTTCACACAGCATATTCTCATTAGTGTAAAATCTAAATGCGCAATCCGCTCTGAAACGAATAAGCAGAAAAAGAGTTAACGCTTTATCATCATAATGCGGCTCACTGATATCCGCCATATTCATTCTTAAGTTTTCAGAAAAACCTGCCGCGCCTTTTAAAAAATCTTCAGCTATGCTTTTTGAAACTGCGGCAAACGGTTTTTCAATTTTTTTCTTTTCTTTTTCCCCCATAGACATCACCTCCAATCATTCTGTATTGTCAAGAATATTATAATATGTCGCTCGTCAATTGTCAACAGGTTTTCGGAAGCGTTTACAAACCAGTTACATTTACTGTTGAAATTTATACAGTAAATTTCGTAACAGGATAATTTACTGTTGATTTTTATACAGTAAATTTCACAACTGTGTAAATCACTGTTGATTTTTGCACAGTAAATAGACTCTAATAACAGAGATCAATATATAATAACAGAAACCAATAAATAATAACAGTATTTTTCGCTAAACATTCGTCGTCGGCTCACGCATGTAGGTTTTGGTTTGACTCACTGTTCTATGCACTGTCCTCCAATTACAGTGTAGGTGCTCTGCGATCTGGTCTTTGGTCCAACCTTGGGTGTAGAGTGCAACGATCTGCTCTCGGTTATATTTACGGGGTCGTCCTCCTTTGAGTCCATTAATTGCGGATGCGGGATTGTGCATGATTGATTCTCCTTTTGTGTTTGGTTGTGGGTATTATATAGCGGGACTTTGGTTTTGTCAATAGAATCTGGTGTGAATTTACGGGGAGTTCATAATTGGGTGTTGAGTTATATAGGCAGTCGCCGTTTGAGACAAGGTGTCGGGTCTGAATATTTAATATGAACGTATGGGGAACTTTTAGGTATGGGTTTTGGATGTTTTGTTCCCCATATGTGTTAGCGTTGTAGTTTTAATATATCCCCCATTGGGATTGGTATTGACTCTTGGGGGCGGAATAGAACATGGTCAATCCTTTAGGCAATACTATTGTTCTTCGCTTTGCTCATCACAATAGTACCGTCCTTGATCTTCAAGGACTTTGCCTTTCGCTGCTAAACGCAGCTCATATATAGGTCTTTGGTGTTTCGTATTGGGGTGTAATTTCCCGTATAGTTTAAAACTACCCCCCCATATGGCTAAGTATTAGTGTATTTTTAGGTATTGGTTTCTATATGGATAAGTTGGAGGTAGATTTAGTTTATGATTCATTTTTGCCTAAGCAGTGTGCATTTTTTAGACTCAGAATAGACAATAGCAGTGTTTTACTGTGGCAGTTAAGAAAACAGATTGTTGAAATATGAGTTTAGTGTTGAGTTTGATAGTGGTAAATTTGCATAGGAAATAGCTTAGGTTATTGGATAATATTGTTTATTGTGCGAGTTTATGTAGGTTATTTTTTGCAAACGATAACAAAGTTGGGTTTGGTTTGCTGGCTGACGATTTGAAAATGTGTTGTGGAAAACGTTGTGGAAAAGTAAAAGAATGGTGGGAATTTACTGTGGAATTTTGTTGTGGAAAAGTTTTTGATATGTCGAGGTTGGATTTGAGGGAGTAGTATTGTTTTGAGTGCTGGAGATTAGTGTAGAGAGATGATTTTAGGGTGTTTATTTTGCGGTTAGTGTGTGAATTGATCACCCATAGGAAAAACTGTAAACCCTCGGCTTTTTCATGGTTTTTTCTATCCCCTAACGCCGAAAAATTCATATTTTTCGGTATGTGATATAATAATAGTGTCCTCAAGAGGGACGGCAAAAAATCCCTCTTGAGAGATACATAAATACAAGTCAAAAAATCAATCGGCTTGTAAATGTGCTATAATAAGAGTGTCAAGAGGGAACAGTCCTAACAGACAACGACACCCGACCGACACAACGTTCA